AGAGCGGCAGGAAATGAAAAATTTAATTCATACATTAAATGAAGCTAGTAATGAATATTATAATTCAGGGCATTCTACAATGGATGATTATGAATATGATAATGTACTTAAAAAATTACAAATAATGGAAAAGCGAACTGGCGTTGTATTATCTAATAGCCCAACAAGAAAAGTTGGCGCTTCTATTTTGTCTGAAATTCATAAAGTAAATATTACAGATAAACCTATGCTTTCTTTAAATAAGATTCATTCTGTATCTGAGATTCCTTTCTCTGGAGAAATGGTAGCATCAGTTAAATGTGATGGACTTTCAGTACGTATTATTTATGAAAATGGTAAAATAATTGCTGCGAACACAAGAGGAAATGGATATGAAGGTGGAGATATAACAGAACATATTAAACAATTTATTAATATACCTTTAGAAATTCCAATAAAAGATAAAGTAATTGTAGATGGTGAAGCTATTATTAAATGGAGCGATTTTGATAAAGATACTTTTAAAAATCCAAGAAATGCGGCAGCTGGTGCGTTAAATTTATTAGATACATCTATTGTTAAAAATAGAAAACTAAGTTTTATTGCATGGGATCTTATTAGTGATGTTAAAGATTATAAAGATTCTTTGTCTGAAATGCAGAATTTGGGATTTGAGGTTGTTCCTCATATTTTCCCGCAAGGTTTATATTCTTTAAAAGAAGAAGATATGTTAGAAATTATGCAAATGGCGAAAAGATATGATATTCCTTGTGATGGTGTTGTTATAAGATTAAATTCTTATAAAAAAGGTGAATCTTTAGGAAAAACTGAACATCATTTTAATAATGCAGTTGCATGGAAACCAGAAAAGCAGCTTTATGAAACACGGTTAAAGAGTATTAAATATACCATGGGAAGAACTGGAGTTTTAACGCCGGTAGCTGTATTTGATCCTATTGAAATTGATGGAACAACTGTATTCCAAGCTAGCTTACATAATTATAGTGTTATGAAAAATATTATGGGAGATTGTTGCTTCGCAGGACAAAAAATTAAAGTTTATAAGGCTAATGAAATTATTCCTCAAGTAGCGGAAGCTGATAAAAGAGATTATGGTTATGTAGTAAGTCATGGAGGAGTAAATGTTGATGGTTTAAATGGAACACTCTTATGTCCTTGCTGTAATAGTATAGTTGATATTGTAAAAAGTGATACTGGTGTAGAAAATTTTATATGTTCTAATCCCGCCTGTACAGGTAAACTAATTAATAGATTAGATCATTTTTGTGGAACTAAAGGATTAAATATTTTAGGTATTTCACGAAAAACTTTAGAGAAACTTATAGATTGGGAATATATACATTCTTTTGTTGATATTTTTAAGCTATATAATTATAAAAAAGATTTGTGTCAGAAAGAAGGATTTGGTGAAAAATCTGTTGACAAAATATTGAATAGCATTGAAATAGTAGCTAAAAAAGTAGAGCTATGGCAATTTATTTCTGCTATTGGTATTCCTCATATTGGAGTAGGTAATGCTAAATTATTAGCTGCTCACTTTAAAACGTGGAATGATTTTTGTAAAGCGGCAAACAATAATTATGATTTTACTATTTTAGACGGCTTTAGTGTGGTAAAAGCAGAAGCCTTACTAGATTTTGATTATATGGAGAGTATATTAACAGTTCCATATATATGGATTACTAATAGTTTATATGGTCAAAAGAAAAAAGAAACAGGCTTATTTGGTAAGACTTTTGTTATTACTGGCAAATTAAGCAAACCAAGAGCAGAAATAAAAGCAATGATTGAAGCGGCAGGTGGTAAAGTTACTGGTTCGGTGTCAGGAAAAACTAATTATTTAGTTAATAATGATAGTACCAGTCAAACAGCTAAAAATATTAAAGCTAAGGAACTTGGTGTTAGCATCATAACAGAAGATGAATTGATGCAATTATTTTGACTTTGCAAAAATTTTTTGATATAATATATATATGAAAAGTAAGAAAGAAATAATAAATATCGCCCAACAAATTATGAAGTTGGAAAGTAGTTTGGACAAAAATGGACAAACTAATGAAGCTATCAATGAAATGTTTAAGATAGCATTCTCTTTAGACTTAGAGGATATGATTGCAGTTGATAATTATATTCAAGAACATTTTCAAAAATGAAAAACTTTTGACATTATGAAAATTTTTTGATATAATATATATAGTAAATAAATCGTTTAAGTAAAGCGGTTTAATAATACAAAAACTAAAATTTTAATTTAAAGGAGAAAAAACAATGAAGGATTCAAGTAAAGTAATTTTAAATTATCTTAAGGAGCATGATGGAGAAGATTTTACAATGTATGATATTGCCGCAGCACTTGGCAAGAATTGGAAGAGCATTAATGGTACTCTAGTATCTTTCCAGAGACATACTGATGCAGATAAGAAACCTGCTCCAATTATCACTCGTGAGGAGAGAGAGGTTAAGAATGAGGACGGAACACATTCTAAAGTTAAGTTCATTCGTCTGACTGATTTTGGTAAGAGCTTTGATCCAGAGGTTGAGGAAGCTGAGAAGAAGGCTAAGGCTGACGCAGAGTAAGAAATATATAATAGCAGCTTAAGGGAGAATATGATTTAAAATATTCTCCCTTTATTTTTAGGAGAATAGTATGATTTTATATATATTATTTAGTATTGGAATAGTAATAGAAACAGGATTAGGATATACCTTATGGAATAAAATCAAGAATCAAGAACAATTAAATACTGTTATTTCTGAAAAAAATAAAATAATTGAAGAACAATTTAATTCTAATCAGCAATCATTATCTAAACTAAATCAAAAATTAACCAATAAACGAGAAGAGCTTCAAACAGTAGAAACAAAGCTTATGAATATTACTACAGAGATGGAAAAAAGTTTAAAAAGTCAAAATGATATTATACAAAATGCATTTAATTCTTACTCTACAATATTAGATAAGGCTTATGAAGATCGTGATAAAGAATTTGATGATAGGGTTGCCGCATTAGAAGATTCATATAAACAAAAAAAAGAAAATTTGTTATCGCAGCTTGATAATGAACGTAAAGAGCTTGATAAAATTAAACAAATGCGGGCTGCCGCACAGGAAGCTATATTAAGAGAAAAGCAAATAAAAGAACAATCTTCTTTCTATTGTTTGCAATTAACAGATTCACAAAAAGCAGATATTAAATTTCTACAAGAAATAGAAGTTCGTTTGTCCCAACCAAGAGTATTAAGAATGTTAGTATGGCAATATTATTTTCAAAAACCATTAAAATCATTATGGGCTAATATACTTGGAGGTAAAGATGTAACCGGTATTTATAAAATTACTAATCAAGTAACCAGTGAAGTATATATAGGTCAAGCGGTTAATATACAAAAACGCTGGTCAGAACATGCAAAATGCGGACTTGGGATAGATACTCCCGCTGGTAATAAATTATATGCCGCAATGAAAGAGTACGGACTTGATGTTTTCTCTTGGGAATTATTAGAAGAATGTAAATCAGAATTATTAAATGAAAAAGAAAGAAAATATATTGAATTATATGATAGTGTAAATTATGGATATAATAGTCAGAAAGGAAATAAATAATATGAATATTCAGAATGAAAAGGTTTTTAATTTTGAAGGTGCTTTGCATGGAATGAGAAATCCTATGAATAGTTGGGAACGTTCAGATAGTATTTTTGGTATAATTCCTAAATATAAATATGAAGCTTTAGCTATTGGTTTTATTAATACAACATATGCAAAGCAAGAAATAGAAGTTCCAAGATTATTTGCAGAAAAAGCTATTGTTAATGGTGGTTTCGGCGGAGATTTTTATGAATACGCTTTAATTGGTCCAAATGATATGGATCTTGCTAAAAAGTTAATTAAAGCAGGAACTGAACATCGCAAGTTTTTACGTCAAATTATGGTTTCTGTTGATATTACTGCACCTTTATACTGGTAAAACTTTCTGCCAGAAAGCACTTTTCCGTTTATCAGCGGGGTCATTCTTATAAAATTTTTTAGAATGGCTAACGAGGGTAAAATCTCGTGGGAAAAATGAACACAAAAAGTATTTATAAAATTACAAATAGAGTAAATGGTAAGGTTTATATTGGTCAAAGCAATAATTGTAATAGACGTTTTCATGAACATATTAAAGGAAGTAATTCAATATCTTTGATTCATTTAGCTATTAAAAAATATGGTATTCAAAATTTTGATTTAGATATTATTGAAAAAGATATAGGAAATTATGATGAACAAGAAAAATTTTGGATAAAATATTACCGAGCTAATCAAAGAGAATTTGGGTATAATATATTAGATGGAGGACAAAATCCACCTATTTTATTAGGAGAAAATAATGCTTTAGCTAAAATAAGTAATAAAGATTTTTATGATATAGAACAATTAATTCAAGAAAATATATTTACTTTTGCAGATATAGCTAAAAAATATAATTTAACCGAAGGTTATATTAGTAAAATTAATAGAGGATTGGTAAGACGGAATAAAAACTTAAAATATCCTTTACGAAAATCTAATAATTATTCTTTGGATGAAGATAAAATTAATTTAATTATTCATGATTTAATGTATACTCATTTACCAACTGAGCACATAGCGAAAAAATATAAGATTGATAGTTTAACAATCTTTAGAATTAATAAGGGTGATAAATACAAATATAATAATATTTCTTATCCAATAAGAGAAGATTATTCAAAAATTTCAAATTGGATGTTAGATTATATTATTAAAGATATAAAAGAAAACAAATTAAAGTTTTCAGAAATAGAAAATAAATATAAATTATCAAAATCTACTGTAAGTAGAATTAATCAAGGAAAAATATGGAGAAAGGAAAAAGAGAGTTACCCATTACGCAATTCTAAACAAAGAGTTCATTAACCTGTATCGACTATCTCTGGTTAGACAGAGAGTAGCCTCACTATTGATACGTGGGTTGGTTGTAAGTGATGAAGCCAATGAAAAGCGAAAAGGTGTTCCCTCTTTGAGGGCAAAAAATAGTCAGCGCGTTTTTATTCATTACGTGGGAAAGAAATGGATACATATAAACTTGGTACAACTTCTAATAGTACATCAACGATGCATAAATTGGCAACAACTCCAATTACATTAAAATGTTTTGAAATTGGTGATTTTTGTGAAGATTTGCATGTAACTAATGAAGCACCTTTAGCAGATAAAACATTATGTGCTTTTACTACTGAAGTAATTAATTATCTTGAAAAACTTCGTCAGAAATATCTTGAAACAAAAGATCAAAGATATTGGAAAGAATTAATTCGTTGGCTGCCTGAGAGTTGGTTACAAACTCGTACCATTACAATGAATTATGAAAATTTAAGAAATATTTATCATCAGCGAAAAGGACATAAATTATCAGAATGGCATCTAATTTGTCGTTGGATAGAAGTATTGCCATACGCTAAAGAATTTATCATAAATTAATCAAGGGTTGACTAAATTAAAAATTTATGATATAATATATACATAATAAAAAATAAATTAAGGAGATTAAAAATAATGAGAAAAACTAAAAATGAAGAAATTATTGCAGGATATGTGTATCAGCACGATCTTACTATTAAAGAAGTAAAAAATGAAAAATCAGCAAATTTTGGTAAGCCATTTATTTCTGGAACTCTTGATGTAGCAGTTAATGAAGATGGTACTAATGTTATTAAGACACATTATACTTATGTTGCTCCTACAACAAAGAATGGTTCAGAGAATAAAACATATAAGGTGCTTGAGAAGATTATTGATACTAATCAGACTTGGGTATCAGTAGGAAAAGATGAAGCTCTTAAAATTAAATTAACTCCATCTTTGGATGTTAATGATTTTTATACTTCAAACGGTAATGGAGAAGATGAACTAATTTCTGCAAAACGTAATGAAGGTGGATTTGCGGAAATTATTACCGAAATTCCTAAGGATGTAAATTCATTTAAGTTTGATATGCTTATTACTGGTATGAAAGACGTTGAAGCTAATGAAGAGCGTCATGTTGAGGAACACAGTATTCTTCATGGTGCAATCTTTAATTTTAGAGGGGAAATTCTTCCAGTAGAATTAGCAATTTATACAGAAGCTGGTCGTGATTATTTTGCTTCCCAGGATATTTCAAGTAAAAATCCTTGCTTTACACAAGTATGGGGCAAAATTGATTGGACTACTCATATGGAGCAGATTGAAACAGAAAGTGCATTTGGTGAAGCTTTAGTTCGTGAAGTTCCAAGAGGACATAAACAGTGGATTGTAACAGGTGCTTTAGCTGTTCCTTATGATTTTGGTGATGAAGCAGCAATTACTGAAGATGAGGTAGTAGAGAAAATGCAGCAGCGTAACGTGAAGTTGGCTGAAGCAAAAGCACAAAGAGAAGAGTATTTAAAGAATCGTAGTTCTCAGGCAGCTCCAGCAGCTACTCCTATTCAGAACACAGGTTTTAACTTCTAATTAAGGGCGGCATTGCCGCTCTTAAAATCTTAAAAGTAAAAGAAAAATGAAGTAAAAATAAGTTAGGAGAATTAAAATGATAGATTTAACAGCAATTACACCACACGTTGTTTCTAGAGACCTTTCTGGTTATATTACTTATGTATATGGCGCTCCAAAGGTAGGTAAAACTACATTGGCTTCACAGATGCCCAAACCTTTACTTTTGGCTTTTGAGCGTGGATACAATGCAATTCCAGGATTAATGGTGCAAGATGTAACAACTTGGGCAGAAGTAAAACAGGTAGAAAGACAGTTAAAGAAACCAGAAGTTAAAGAAATGTTTAGTACAATATGTATAGATACTGTTGATATCGCAGCTACGCTTTGTGAAAAATATGTTTGTAATCAGCATGATGTTGATACAATTAGTAAGATCCCTTATGGTCAAGGCTGGGGTTTACTTAAAAAAGAATTTGAGTCAGTATTTCGTTCAATTACTCAGATGGGTTATGCAGTATTTTTTATCTCACATGAAAAAGAAAGTCAGTTCACTCGACAGGACGGTTCACAGTATTCACAAATTCACCCTTCTGTAGCAAATACTTATAATGCAATTGTAGAGAATATGGTTGATTTATATGGACGTATGCATACAGTATATGAGAATGGCGAATCAAAAGTAAAGATTACATTAAGGTCTTTGGATGGCACTATTAAGGCGGGTGGTCGCTTTAAATATATTGCACCAGAAATTGATTCTAATTATGATGCTTTGTGTACAGCCTTAAATGAAGCTATAGATAAAGAAGCGGCAGAACATGGCGGTAAATATGTTACTGATGAACGAAATGTAGTAGTAAAAGAAACTGAATATGATTTTGATGATTTAATGAATAAGTTTAATACTATTATTAATACTTTACAGGAAAAATATTCAGATGAAGAATTTGCTACAAAAGTTGCTCCAAGAGTAACTCAGATTACAGATAGATATTTAGGACGCGGTAAAAAGGTATCTAATTGTAATAGAGATCAATCAGAGATGTTAAGTTTGATTGTAACAGATCTTGAAGATATGACTCAAGTTATATAATTAATATATAATATAAATTAAAAGAGGTATAATGTTATACCTCTTTTTTCTTTACTTTTAACAAAATTTATGATATAATATATATGTAGAAAGAAATGAGGTCTGCTTATGAATTATAAAGTAAAATGTTTTTGGTGCGGAGAGGAGTTCGATCGAAGCAAAGAAAAAACAGTACTCGCCGCAAAACGTAGATATGGACATTATAAATGTATTCCATTTTATGAAAACAAAGAAAATTTTCAAGTAGTAACTGTAGAGCAAAAATTTGAAAAACCAACAAAAGAAAAAAGAACTTATAAAAAAATTATGACCCCGGAAGAAGCAGATCTTTATGAACTTAATGCATATATTTGTCAATTATTAGGGTATGAAGAAGTTACCGCAAAAATTGCAAAACAAATAGAAAAGTATCATAAAGAATTGGGGTTTACATATTCTGGTATGTTAAAGAGTTTAAAATACCATTATGAAATTAATAAAAACTCTACAGTACAGGCGAACGGTGGTGTTGGTATTATTCCATATGTATATGATGAAGCAAAGAATTATTATTATTCTATTGCTTTAGCACATTATTATAATCAAGAAATTAATGATGTTAAATCATATGAAGTAAAAACATATAATATTGCAAGCCCGCAGAATAAAAAGAAAACTCCAAAATTATTTAAGTTTGAGGAGGAAAATTAATGAAAAGCAAATATACAGATATTGCCGCTTGCTTACAAGTAATTGGCAATGTATATAATAATCCTTCTCTATTGGAAGATGACAACTTATTTTTTAATGAGGAAGATTTTACAGAAGATTTTCATAAAACGATATTTGGTACTATATATAATTTAAAACAATTAGGAGCAAATGAAATTTCAATAAATACAATAGAGGATTATTTAAAAGACAAGCCTAAAAGTTTGGCTATATATAAAACCAATAAAGGCGAAGAATGGATTATGCGAGCTTCCGCATCTGTTCAACAAGCTACTTTTAATTATTACTATCAGCGTATGAAGAAAATGACTTTATTACGTGAATATGATAAAGTAGGAATGGATTTAACGTGGTTATATGATCCAGATAATATTTTAGAGCCTAAAAAAAGACAAAGTCAAGAAGAATGGCTAGATAATACACCACTTAACAAAATTGCAGATACTATTGATCAACGGATTTCTGAAATACGTTTAAGATATGTTAATGATGATTATAATCAATCAGTACAAGCTGGTTCTGGTGTTATGTCATTATTACAAAGATATAAAGAATCTCCAGATTTTGGTATACCAATGTATGGCTCATTCATTAATACGGTAACAAGAGGTGCTAGATTAGGTAAGTTTTATTTGCGATCTGGTGCTACAGGTACAGGTAAAACTCGTAGTATGATTGCTGACTGTTGTTTTTTTGGTTGTGATGAATTTTATGATATTTATTCACAACAGTGGATAAAGAATGGTATTTGCGAACCTACTTTATATATTACGACAGAACAAGAAGAAGACGAAATTCAAACAATGATGCTAGCCTTTCTATCTGGTATTAATGAAACTACAATTCTTGAAGCGACATATAATTCTGAACAATGGGAAAGAATATGCTATGCAGCAAAGGTACTTGAAAGGTCTCAAATCTTTATTAAGAAAATGCCTGAATTTTCTATGCGGGATGTTGAAACAACAATCAAAACGGAAATGCGGAAGCATGATATTAAATATATTTGTTTTGACTATATTCATTCTAATATGAAAATTTTAGGAGAAGTTACTTCTCAAACAGGCGTTAAGGGATTAAGAGAAGACAATATTCTTTTCATGATTGGTGTTAAACTTAAAGAAATTTGTGTAGAATATAATGTATTTATTATTTCTGGTACACAGTTAAATGGTGACTATACCAGCGCAACGGAATTTGATCAAAATTTATTACGTGGTGCAAAATCTTTAGGAGATAAAGTAGATGTTGGTATGATTTTACTTCAAACAACAGAAAAAGATAAAGAAGCTTTGCAACCATTAATAACAAAAAATAATTTAAGTATGCCAAATATTAAGTTGTCTGTTTATAAAAATAGACGAGGACAACATAAAGGTGTACTTTTATGGTGTAATGGTGATTTAGGAACTTGTAGAATAAATCCTATATTTATGACAGATTATGGTTATAAATATTTGCCAATAAATGAAACTAAGATTAATGTAACTCCACCAGTACAAGTATTAGCATTTTAAAGGATGATTAAATGAAATATGATAAAGATAAATTAAAACATACAATAACAAAAGAACAAATATACGAATTATTGGTAGATCTAGGCGGTGAGCCTATGTGGCAAGGTGAGGATATTGTATCTAAAACCATTTGCCACGGAGGTAGCTCCTGGAAACTTTATTATTATTCAAATACACAATTATTTCATTGTTATACTGATTGCGCAGATAGTTTTGATGTATTTGATTTAATACTTAGAGTAATGAGAACTCAAGGAGTTACAAAATTATCTAAAAAAACTGGAAAGGAAGTACAGTGGGAACTTTATGATGCTATACGATTTATTGTTAAATATTTCAAATTGGATTACTTGGCTAAAGATAAATCCGAAGAATTTCATCAATCTCTTGAAGATTGGAAAATCTTAGACAGTTATGAAAAAAACAGAGAAACTGATAAGAAAGCAAGAGAAATTACAATTTATAATGATAATATATTAAAATACTTACCCAAACCAAAAATTATACCTTGGTTAGAAGAGAATATCACGCAGCAAGTAATAGATTATAATAATATTTCATTTGATCCAGTTAATTGTGGAATAGTAATTCCGCATTATAATTGGAAAAATGAATTAATTGGAATTAGAGAAAGAACTCTAATTTTCGAAGAAGAAAAATATGGAAAATATAAACCAGCATACTTAAATGGGCAATTATATAATCATCCATTAAGTTTTAATTTATATAATTTAAATAATAGTAAACAATACATATCTATGTATAAAATGGCAATAGTATTTGAATCAGAAAAATCGTGTTTAAAATATCAATCTTATTTTGGTATTGATAATGATATTTCTGTGGCGGTATGCGGTTTTAATTTATTAAATTATCAAGTAGAATTATTAATTAATGCGGGCGCCCGCGAAATAGTTATTGCTCTTGATAAACAGTTTGAAGAAATAGGTGATGATAATTGGAAACGATTAACTAAAAATTTATATTCTATTCATTCAAAGTATGGAGCATATGTACAAATTTCTTATATATTTGATACAGAAAATTTATTGCAGTTTAAATCTGCTCCTATTGATGAAGGTAAAGATAAATTTTTATATTTATTTAAAGAAAGGAAAATGATATGATAGTACAGAGAGATTTACAAACAACAATATTAGATAAAGACAAGTTAGATGATGTACTTAAATTGTATATAGATGAAACACCACATTATATTATTATGAATATGGATACTTATAATAATCTGGACTGTATTACAAAAGGTGACATTCCACATTATAAAGGAATATACATCTTAATTGGAAATCATTTGCCTTATGGAGCAATTGAGGTGATATAATGCGATATATTGGAACAGCAAGAGAAGAAATACATGTTCCTATTTATGAATGGTTATTAACTAATCGAGGAATAGCAAAAGAAGATATATTTAATTATTTAAATACTACAGATGAGCATGATATTGTTGATTATAAACTTTTAGGTGAACAACAATTACGCGCTGCAGCAGGTGCAATACTTAAAGCAATTTATGATGGAGAAAAAGCATTATTAGTAGTTGATTGTGACTGTGATGGTTATACATCTGCCGCCATTCTTTATAATTATTTATATACTCAATATCCAGATTGGACATATGCGAATTTAGATTTTTATATTCATGAAGGAAAAGAACATGGACTTCATGATTGTATTGATAAAGCAGAAAATTATAAATTAGTTTTATGTCCTGATTCTGCAAGTAATGATTATAATGAACATAAACGCATTGTAAATAATGGCGGTACTGTAATAGTATTAGATCATCATTTAGCAGATAAAATAAGTTCAGATGCTATTATTATTAATAATCAATTAAGTAATTATACAAATAAAGAAGGAAGCGGTGCTACAGTTACTTGGCAGTTTTGTAGATATTTAGATGAAAATTTATTCTATTCTAATAAAATAAATGATTTTTTAGATCTTGTAGCTCTTGGTTCAGATGCCGATATGATGGATTTACGTTCATTTGAAACTAAGCATTTAATGAATAAAGGATTTGGTCATATTAAAAATCCATTTATTTTCGGGATGGCAAAGAAAAATGCTTTTTCTCTTGGACCTAAGGTGACTCCTATTGGTGCGGCATTTTATATTGCTCCTATGGTTAATGCCATCACTAGAAGTGGTACTTTAGATGAAAAAACATTAGTCTTTAAATCAATGTTAATTCCTTTTGCTAATCAATTAATATTATCTAACAAACGTGGTCATAAGCTAGGTGAAGAAGAAAAACTTATAGATCAAGCATTAAGATGTGCTACTAATGTTAAAAATAGACAAACAAAAGCACAAGATGCTGGAATGGAATATTTAGAAGGTATGATTGAAAAAAATAATATGTTAGAGCACAAAGCTTTGATTTTTTTGCTTGAGCATGATGAAGTATCACCAAGTATTCGTGGCTTAATTGCTAATAAATTTATGGCAAAATATCAAAGACCTTGTGCAATATTAACTAAGCATACTGAAGATGATGGAACATTAAGTTATGCGGGGAGTGCACGTGGATATACTAAAACCGGTATTAAAGATTTTCGTTTAATTTGTAAAGGATTTAAGGATTACATTTATGCGGAAGGACATGAAAATGCATTTGGGTTAAGTATTGTTCAAGATGCGGCTGCCGCATTTATTGATTATTTAGATAACGCATTAGCAGACGCCGCATCAGAACCTATTTATTATTGTGATATTGTTTACTATAATAAAGATATTAATGAACAAGATATTTATGATATTGCCGATTTAGAGGATCTTTGGGGACAAGAAATGCCAGAACCGCTTGTTGCAATTAATAAATTAATTATTGAAGATAATATGATTACTTTTTATGAAAAAAAGGGAATTACAATTAAAATTACTTTACCAAATGGAATAACTTTAATGAAATTTAGAGCTACAGAAGAAGAAAAGGAAATTTTTAATTTTACGGGAAGTAAAACTATGAATATAGTGGGTAAATGTAATAAAAATGAATATATGGGTAGAATAACGCCACAAATTTTTATTGAAGATTATGATATTCTACAAAGTCAAAAATTTGTATTTTAGAGGGACTTATTGTCCCTCTTTTTTGATTTTTATTAAAAAATATGATATAATATATATAGAAATAGAAATGGAGGTTTTATAATGGATGAATTTAATAAATTACAAAATATAAAAGATACATTAGATGAAGTTCCTTATATAAAAAAAGATAAAGAAGATTTCGGTTTTGATAGTTTGGCTTTACGTTATTCTAAAGTCCGCCTTGAACTTGCTTATGAAAAAGCCCAACGCAATGGAAAGCTTGAACATGAATTAGAATGTTATGAACGAGATTTTATGGCTTTTATTGATGTATTAGAACGATTAACATTAAATCATTCTCAATCTCTTAAAGATTATCATAAACTTAGAGAAAGGACAAGAAGAAAAAATGGAGCTTACTAAAAAACAACAAGAAGGATTAAAAATTGCAATTAAACGTTTTCAAGAGCATCAGAAATGTACTGTGATTTCGGGTTTTGCAGGAACAGGTAAGTCAACTCTTGTTCGTTTTATCGTAGCGGCATTAGAAGAATATGGAATTGATCCAGATGCAGATGTTGTTTTTACTTCTTTTACTGGTAAAGCATGTAATGTCTTACAAAAGAAAGGAAATAAAAATGTTTTAACTTTATGCAAGTTACTTTATGATTATCGTTTAATTGGTGAAAAACAATTTATGAAAACACCAAAAGATACAATAGAATATAAAGTAGTTATTGTTGATGAGGTTAGTATGGCACCCATGGAGTTAATGCAGCAATTGTTTACACATGATGCTTATGTTATTTGTTTAGGAGATCCATTTCAGTTGCCCCCAGTAGACCCTACCGCTGATAATCATTTGTTGGATACACCTCATGTATTTTTAGATGAAGTAATGCGGCAAGCAGAAGAAAGTGAAATTATTCAAATAACAATGTCATTAAGAAAAGGGAAAAGCCTTGAATATTTTAGGGGAAATGAAGCACAAATATTACCAAAGAATCAGATTAGTACCGGTATGCTTGTTTGGGCAGATCAAGTATTATGTGCAACAAATAAAACAAGAGAAAGTATTAATATGACAATGCGGCATTTAAAAAGATTTGAAGGAGCACCGCAAATTGGAGATAAAATGATATGCTTGAGAAATTATTGGGATATTCTTTCTGATGATAATCATATACCTTTAGTTAATGGTACTATTGGATATATTCAAAGTATTGAAGAGGATATTCTTCCAGTTTATTATTATCGTAAATTTGTTAGAAATGTTGAGCTTTTTAAAGTAACTATTTTAACAGATAATGGAGAAACTTATAGCGATATTTATTTAGACAAAAATTATTTATTAACTGGGAAAAAATCTTTAACTTATAAAGAAGAAGCAAGAATTAAGCGGCAAGCAGAGCATAATCCTAGATTTAATAAGATTCCTCAAGATTGGACTTATGGATATGCAATTACTTGTTGGAAGGCTCAAGGTAGTGAATGGGATAATGTCTTGACTATAGAAGAAAATTTTCCTTTTGGTAGAGAAGAGCATGATAAATTTTTATATACTGCTTGCACTAGGGCGGCTAAAAAACTAGTGCTTTTACGGAAGTAGAGGTGAAAAATAATAAGTAAATTAATAGATTTAAGTAATCAAACGTTTGGCTATTGGAAAGTTTTAAGACGAGGGATCAATCGAAATGGGCAAGCTTATTGGCTATGTAAATGTACTGCATGTGGACAAGAAAAAGAAGTTGCTGGAAAACATTTACGAGCAGGAAGATCAACTAATTGTGGATGTATTAGAATGAAAAAAATGCATCAAACTAATATAAAAGATGAAACTGGTAAAGATTTTGGATTTTTGCATGTAGAACGAATGGCTTCAAAAGAAGAACGACCTAGACAAGATAGAACTGGAGTTTATTGGATTTGTACTTGTAAAAAATGTGGTAAACAAAATGTTGTAGTTTTTGGAGATTATTTAAGAAAAGGTGAAACACAAAGTTGCGGTTGCCTTAATAGTAAAAATGAAAGTTTAATTTGTCAAATGCTAGATAGAGAACATATTGAATATGTACAACAAAAAACTTTTGATAATTTAACATCAGATAAAAATAATTCTAAATTATTTTTTGATATTGCTATTTATAATCAAGAAGTTGATCTATATTTAATAGAATATGATGGTATTCAACATTTTGAAAAAGGACATTTTAAAAATACTTTTGATCAAACTCATAAAAATGATTTAAAGAAAAATAAATTTTGTTTTAAGAATAATATTCCTTTAATACGTATTCCTTACGATGCTAAATATACAATAGATGATTTAAAACTTAAAACTACGCGATTTTTATTAACACCAGAAAATGAAATGCAATATTATAATAAGATTTGACTTTTATAAAAATTTATGATATAATAAAATGTAAAGAAAAAGAAAGGGGTATAAGATATGAATATAACTTACCCAGGTAGTCTACATAATCATACAGAAAAATCAAATTTCCGATTAAGAGATTGTATTGTTAAATCTGAAAATTTGGTTCAAAGAGCAATAGAATTAGGACAGTCTGTTGTTGCAATTACTGATCATGAGACTATTTCTGAAGCAGTAAAAGTTGAAGAATTAAGAAAAAAATATCCTGATATTAAAATTATTATGGGTAATGAAATTTATCTTTGTAGAGATGGATTAAATGCAGAAAATTTTATGGCAGGGGTAGATAAATATTTTCATTTTATTTTATTAGCAAAAGATAGAGTTGGTTTTCAGCAGATTTGTGAATTGTCTACTAGGGCTTGGAATAGAAGTTATATGTATAAACAGCGTAGAGTGCCAACTTATTATCAAGATATTATTGATATTATCGCTAGTAATAAAGGGCATGTTATTGGTAGTACAGCCTGCCTTGGTGGTTTCTTGGCAACTAAGTTAATGGAATATCATACAGCACCATTAGATGATTTATGGCAAAAAATTAAAAACTGGTGTTTGTTAATGCAAGATTTATTTGGAGAAGGTAATTTCTTTTTAGAATTGCAACCAAATACTGCAATGGAACAAACAGTTGTTAATGAATATTTAATTAAACTAAGTGAAGAATTAAATATTCCTTTTATTATTACTTGCGATACTCATTATCTTAAAAAAGAAGATAGAGAAATTCATAAGGCATATCTTAACTCACAAAATGGAGAACGTGAGGTAGATGCTTTTTATGCTACTACTTATTTAATGAATACAAATGAAATAGTAGAAAATATGTCAATAGGTGAAGTTAATATTGAGCAAGCTTTTAGAAATATTGAAGTAATAAGAGATATGTGTGAAGATTATTCTATCTTAAAGTCTTTAAAAATTCCTACTTTAAAATGGAATAAATTTACGGAATATACGCAAGATCAATTAGAAGAATGGTGTAATACAATTCCTATGTTTAGAACTTTTTTAAAATCTAAATATGTAGGAGATAGAGAATTAGTAAAAGCAACAATAGATGGAATACTTCGTCATAAAGATTTACAGAATAAAGAAGCCTTTGCAGAAATTAATGATAATTTAAGAATTACTTGGGAATCTTCCGAAGTTAATAAAGCACATTGGTCAGCTTATTATCTTAATCTTCAAAAAATTATTGATTTGTGCTGGGAGGCGGGATCAATAGTAGGACCAGGACGCGGAAGTGGCGTTGGTTTCGTATTATTGTATTGTTTAGATATCACACAAATCAATCCTTTAGCTGAGACAACTAAGACATATAGTTGGAGATTTTTGAATCCAGAGCGTGTATCTGTATTGGATATTGATTTTGATATTGAAGGCGGGCGTCGTCCGCAAGTGCTTTCTAAATTTAGAGAGTTTTATGGAGAAGATAGAGTAGCCAATGTAACAACTTATCATACAGAAGGAACAAAATCTGCAATTTTAACTGCCGCTAGAGGATTAGGTATTGATAATGATGAAGCACAATATATTGCAAGTTTAATTCCTTCAGATCGTGGTAAATTAAGAAGTTTAAAAGAAGCTTTTTATGGGGATAAAGATAAAGGATTTAAACCTGTTACTCCTTTTGTCCAAGCTATGACTTATGATTATCCAGAATTATGGGAAGTGGCGGTTCAAATTGAAGGATTAATAAGCGGAACTGGTATCCATGCAGGCGGTGTTATTTTTGTAGATGAACCGTTTACAGAATCTACTGCATTAATGAGAGCGCCCGATGGAACTATTTGTACACAATTTGACTTACATGAAGCAGAAGCAGTAAGTCTTATCAAATATGATGCATTGTCTGTTGAAGCAGAAGATAAGATTCATAATTGTTTAGATTTATTATTAGAAGATGGATTAATTAAGCCACAAGATACGCTTAAAGAATTATATGATAGTGTATTAAATATCTATGAGTTAGATAGAACATCTAAGGGTATGTGGGAAATGGTGTGGAATCATAAAATTCAATCTTTATTCCAAATGGAAAAACAAAGTGGTGTACAGGGTATTGCATTGATTCATCCTGAATCTGTAGATGAACTTTGTGTCTTAAATTCAGTTATACGTCTTATGGCACCAGATAAAGATAGTGATACTCCTCTTGAAACGTGGGCTAGTTATCGTAAAGATATTGATTTATGGTATCAAGAAATGCAAAGATACGGTTTGACAGAAGAAGAAATAAATTGGTTGGCACATCATGATGCAATTACCGATGGTATTTGTGAAAGCCAGGAGGGCTTGATGTCTTTAGTTCAAGAGCCAAGATTAGGCGGTAATTCACTTACTTTTGCAGATAAATGTCGTAAAGGAATTGCAAAGAAACAAGGTAAATTATTTGAAGAGTGTGAACGTACTTTTTATGAAAATATTGCCGAAAATCATTGTTCTCCTAAACTAGCACATTATGTATGGGATGTACTTTTGAAAATGCAGAGAGGGTAAAAGAAAAACTTGCCCTATCAAATATCTTTTTCGCTTTACCAGCGAGGTCATTTTTAATTAATGGCTAACGGTTGAATCTTATATATAATAGAGCTAATATATAAGACAATCCCGTGTGAATCTCTTTATATTAGCAATAAATAAAAAAGGAGTTAAATTATGAATTATATTTATTGCTATATTAATAAAATAAATGGTCATCGTTATGTGGGACAAACAAATAATTTAAAAAGACGGCAAAATGAGCATTGGAGTAAAGCAAACAATGAAAACTCAATAGAGTCTAAATTTTTGTTCCATAAAAAATTAAAAGAATATGGTAAAGATAATTTTAGTTTTGTAATTTTAGAAGAAGTTGAAAATAAAAATTTAGTTAATGAAAGAGAAATTTTTTGGATAGACAAATTAAAAACTTATGTGGGTGATAATCAAGGTGGTTATAACTTAACTCGTGGTGGAGATGCTTTCCCAATAGAATCTAAATTTTCTAAAGAAGATATAAAACAAATTAAGGTTTTATTAAAAGAAGGCACTTCTTACTCAGAAATTAGTAAAAAATTTAATATGAGTTTAGGTTATATTTCTGGTATCAATAATGGAAATTATTTTTCAGAAAAAGAAGAAAATTATCCATTATATAAATATTATCAATCACAAGAAGAAATTAATTATATATATTCTTTATTAATAGATACTTCAATTCCTATGACAAAAATTGCAGAAATAGTTAATAAATCATATTCAACGATTAAAAAAATCAATAGTGGAGCTTTGCAGCATGACAAGAATTTATCTTACCCTCTGCGAAAGATTAATTCGGTAAAACAAAAAGCGCAAAATATTCAACAAGCTCTTATATCAGGTATGACGGATACTGATATTATTGATAAATTTAAAGTTTCTAAATCTACTATTCGTAGAATAAATAAAGGTGAAACTCATTACGATGATTCATTGCATTATCCGTTAAGAGAAGCATGTATCGACTATTCTAGGTCAAACTAGAAGTAGGATTACTATTGGTACGTAATCCGAAACAGATATTGGAGTATGATGTCACATACTTGTTAAAATATAGTCAGTGCCTATGGCGACATAGGGATTCATGATAGTTTTAATCGCTCACATTGTCTTGCTTATTCACTTGTAGGCTTACAGGAAATGAATTTAGCATATAGATTTCCAATTATTTATTGGGATTGTGCGTGTCTTATTACTAATAGTGGAGTTAATATTGCGGATGGTAATGGAACAACTGATTATGCAAAAATGGCGCGTGCACTTGGAGATATTATTTCTCGTGGCATTTCTGTATCTCTTGTAGATATTAATAAATCAGATGCAAGTTTTAGACCAGATATTGAAAATAACACAATTTTATTTGGCATGAAAGCTTTATCTGGTATTAATCAAAATATTATGGAAGAAATTATGATTAATCGTCCTTATAAGTCTTTTAAAGATTTTATGAATAAATGTACTTTAACTAAAGTGCCAATGATTACTTTAATTAAAAGTGGTGCATTTGATAATCTGGAGCGCGAATGGGGAGAAGAATTGAATCTTGAACCAAGATTGATAGTAATGGCTTATTATTTATCTATTGCTAGTGAACCAAAGAAAAGATTAACGATGCAGAATTTTGCAGGGTTAATTAAAAAGAATTTAGTTCCTTCTAGTTTGGATTTAGAGAAAAAGATTTTTGAGTTTAACAGATATCTTAAAAAGAATAAGTATGGCGATTATTATTTATTAGGACAAGATAGTAATATATTATTTGCTACAAATAATGTTATAAATGGAGAAGATATTGAAGTAGTTTTAGATAAAGTAGTTGTATCACAAAAAGTTTGGGATAAAGCGTATAAAAAACGTATTGAAATAGCTAGACAATATTTAATAAATAATCAAGAGGAATTATTGAAACAATTAAATATTTTGTTATTTCAAGAGTTATGGTATAAATATGCAAAAGGTTCAATCTCTAAATGGGAAATGGAAAGTTTATGTTTTTATTATCACGATCATGAATTGGCAAATGTAGATTTGGGTTATTATGGGTTATCTAATTTTTCAGATTTACCAGAAAAGCCAATTATTGAAAGATATTGGAAACGCGGCGACCGCAAGATCCCTATTTATAAGCTTGATTGTATTATTGGTACTGTTATAGCAAAAGATGATAACCATAGTATGGTATCATTGATGACTGTTGATAAAAAAGTAGTAGAAGTAAAATTTAATCGTGAACAATATGCTAAATATAAAAAACAAATTAGTGAAAAGCAAGAAGATGGTACAAAGAAAAAACTTGAAGAAGGATGGTTTAAAAGAGGTACTAAATTAATGCTTACTGGTTATCGTAGAGGTAAACAGTTTATGGTTAAAACATATTCACGTACAGCAACTCATCAGATATATCAAATAACTGATGTAGATGATCAAGGTCATATGACTTTAATTCATGAAAGAAAGGATACAGGCTTAGAAGATGAAATCTAAAAATCTTATATGTCTTGTAGGAGAAACTAGCCGCGGCAAAGATACCGTGGCTAAGATTTTACAAGAAGATTATAATTTAAAACCAGTGTGTAGTTATACTACTAGACCAATGCGTCCTGGTGAAGTAGAAGGTAAAGAACATTATTTTATTACACGCGAACTTGCTGAAAATTATTATCCGGAATATGAAAATATAGTTGCACGTACAGAAATAAATGGTAATATTTATTTTGCAACTTCAAAGAATATTCAAGATGCAGATTTTTATATAATAGATCCAAATGGAATTAAATTCTTTGATAAAAGACATCCAGAGATTTCTAAATTTATTGTATATATAACTTGCTCTTTAGATATTGCAAGAGAAAGAGCGATGAAACGTGGTGATAAAATGACTGTATTTGAAGATCGTGTAATTGATGAATTTAAACAATTTGAAGAATTTAAACAATCACATGGTTATCATACAGTTATCACAAATAATGGAACAATTATAGATTTGAAAAAACAAGTTGATTTAATGATACAAGAATATCACAAATTCTATTAAATATGTTAAAATAAAAATCATATAAAATAATGTTCATAATGAACATCCTAAAATATTTATATACTAGGAGGAAATAAAATGACATTAACAATTAAAAAACGTGATGGTAGATTAGCAAACTTTAATAGAAATAAAATATATGCAGCAGTTCTTGCTGCATTTAAAGAAGTTGATGGAACCATTGATGATTATGCACATCACAAAGCAGAAAATATTGCTTCTTATGTTGAAGAAATAGCAAAAGCTCAAGAAGCAGATAACCCTTTAACAATAGAAGAAATACAGGATTTTGTTGAAAAAGGATTAATGAGCACTCGCCGCAAAGATGTAGCTAAAGCATATATTCTTTATCGTAAAAAAAGAGATGATGCTCGAACCAATACAATAGATAAAACAGTAGATGAAATTGTAGGTTTGACAAATGATTATTGGCTTCATGAAAATTCTAATAAAGATGCTCAATTAGCAACTACACAAAGAGACTATATAGCAGGGGAAGTATCTACAGATGCAACAAAGCGTAGATTATTACCAAAAGATGTAGTAGAGGCTCATGAGCAAGGTATTATTCATTTCCATGATATGGATTATTATTTACAGAATATCTATAATTGTTGTCTTATTAATTTAGAAGATATGCTTCAAAATGGTACAGTAATAAGTAAAACTTTTATTGATAAACCACATAAATTTAGTACGGCATGTAACATTGCAACACAGATTATCGCGCAGGTTGCAAGTTCTCAGTATGGAGGTCAAAGTATTTCCTTAGCTCATCTATCTCCTTTTGTAGCAGAAAGTAGAAATAAATTTACTAAGCAGTATCCTACTTTTACAAAAGATCAAATCGAATTTATGGTTAAAGAAGATGTTGCAGCAGGCGTTCAAACATTGCAATATCAAATTATTACTTTAATGACTACTAATGGTCAAGCACCATTTATTACAGTATATATGAATTTAGCAGAAGTGCCAGAAGGTTCTGCACGTGAAGATTTAGCAATGGTTATTGAAGAAGTATTAAAACAGCGTATAAAAGGTGTAAAAAATGAAAAAGGCGTTTATATAACTCCTGCATTTCCTAAGCTTATTTATGCTCTTGATGATATGAATATTATTGAATCTAGTAAATATTATTATTTAACTCAGTTGTCAGCTAAATGTACTGCGAAACGAATGGTTCCAGATTATATTTCTAATAAAATTGAACGTGAACTTAAACAAGGAGATATTTATCCATGTATGGGATGTAGATCATTTTTAACTGTTGATCGAACAGAAAAGAATTATGCAAAAGCATTAAATTGGGTGCAAGGTAAGAAATATTATGGTAGGTTTAATCAAGGAGTTGTAACAATTAATTTACCAGATGTCGCTTTATCTTCTAATGGTGACGAACAAAAATTTTGGAAAATCTTTGAAGAAAGACTTGAATTATGCCATAAGGCTTTACAGTATCGTCACAAAAGATTATTAAATACCAAATCAAATATTGCTCCTATTTTATGGCAGAATGGTGCAATTGCTCGTTTGGGTAAAGATGAAAATATTAATGAATTATTGTTTCATGGATATTCAACAATTTCATTAGGATATTGTGGTCTATATGAGTGCACAAAATACATGAAAGGCGTTTCACATACAGATCCAAGTGGAAAACCTTTTGCTCTTAAAGTCATGCAAAAGATGGTAGATAAATGTAACGAGTGGAAGGCGGAAGAGGATATTGACTATTCCGTATATGGTACACCGCTTGAATCTACAACATATAAATTCGCAAAATGCTTACAAAAAAGATTTGGCAATATTGAAGGGATTACAGATAGAAACTATGTAACTAATAGTTATCATGTACCTGTTTTTCAAGAAATTGATGCATTTACTAAATTGGCTTTTGAATCTGAATTTCAAAAGTTATCACCTGGTGGCGCAATTAGTTACATTGAGGTTCCAAATATGCAAAAAAATATTGATGCTGTATTAGATGTTATTAAATTTATTTATAATAATATTATGTATGCAGAAATCAATACAAAATCTGATTATTGTCAAGTATGTGGATTTGATGGAGAAATTGAAATTGTTGATGATGAAAAAGGTAATAAATTAATCTGGAAATGTCCAAATTGTGGTAACACTGATCAAAACAAAATGAATGTAACAAGACGTACGTGCGGATATATAGGAACGAATTATTGGAATCAAGGGCGTACACAAGAAATTAAAGAAAGAGTATTACATTTGTAATTTATAGTTCATTGGGGCGTTTTAGGTCGCTTTTTAAAATTTAAAATGCCTTTTGGACTTTTTAAATTCAAATTGACATTTTCCAAAAATTATGATAAAATAAAATAAGAAAGGAGAAAATTAATGGAGGGAGATCAAGAGAAAAAAGTTACTCTAGTAGATAAAGAAGGTAAAGCAGCAGATATTTCTTTGTGTACTATTTATGATGTAAATAAACAAATGGTTAAAGATAATGTTGAAATCTTATCTACTAATAAAATTAGAAAACTTATTAAAAAAGTAGATATTGATTGCGCTAATAAAGATGCGCATTATTTTATGCTTTTAAACAAAGAATTATCGGATTATACTATTTTTATTTATACGGGTGATCATAAAGAGTTTAATGAAGCTTTATTTGACTGTATAGTTAATCGCGGTGATTGCAAAGGAATTGACTTGACAGATAATAAAGATGCTTGGGAAATTTGGATTCAAACAGAAAATGATGTTTATTTATATCATTTATTCCCTTGTGACACATGTATTATACCTTGCTAAAAGGAGAGAGAATAATGAAAGTATTACATGTTAGACCAAAAATTGGTATGATGTTTCAAAATATAATGGTTACTGAAGATCAACAATATATTGGTAATTTTGATTGCACATTAGATAATATGTCATATAAAATTACTGAATATGTTCAAGGAGTTCCAACAGTTGGGAATATAAAAATATATGGTAAAAAAGATTATGCTATTAAATTTAAACAGCAGCTTGAATCAAATCATTTAACTAATTATGCCAATAAACCTATTGCAGTAGATATAGTGGAGGAATAAACAAATATGAAACGATTTTTAACAAAAGTAACAGAAACATATAGACTAGAAAATGAAGCAGTAGTTGAAGAATTTCTTAAGGAGCTAAAAACAAATCCGCAATTTGAGGTAGCTAAATATACAAGCACTAAAAAATATAAAAAGTCTAAAGGCGAGATTATAGATGAATGGATCCGTTTTGAAGTTACAAAAGTTTTTAATGAAGAAGCAGAACCAGATTCTATTATTGATATAAATTATACAGTAGATTCTTTAGTAAAGCCTAATGTAGAAGCTATTGCTGAATCTGAGGAGGATATTGATGACGAATATGTTGATTAAAAAAATAAATGAAGAAGCAATTATTCCTACGAAAGGTAGTAAATATGCAGCAGGATATGATTTGTATGCTTGTATTAATAAAAAAGTAGAAATTCTACCTGGAGAGACAAAACTTATTGGAACTGGAATTGCAATACAATTACCAGAATGTACTTTTGGAGCTATTTTTGCAAGAAGCGGGCTTGCCACAAAAAAGGGATTAAGACCAGCTAATTGTGTAGGGGTAATTGATGAAGATTATAGAGGTGAAGTTATGATTGCTTTGCATAATGATTCCGCTTATACTCATATTATTGAGCCAAAAGAACGTATTGCTCAATTAATTGTAATGCCGTATATGTCAGTTAATTGTTATTTAGTATCTGAATTAAATGAAACAGAGCGTGATGATGGAGGATTTGGTTCAACTGGATCTAAGTAAATCTTGACATCTTGCAAAAATTTTGATATAATTAAGCCATAAGGAGGAAAATCTTATGGCTTTTATTTTATCATTAGATTGTTCCACAAAAAGTACAGGTTGGGCGATTTACAATAGTAAAAAACAATTGATAGATTATGGTTGTATTACAGCGTCATCTACTGATTTAATCAAACGAATTAATAAAATGGTTCACGGCTTAGATGAAGTATGTAAAAAATATAAAGATATAAATACAATAGTCATGGAAGAAGTAAGACCCGATATAGGACATACTTCCAACCCAAAAACTTGGAAAGCTTTAATGTGGTTACAAGCAGCAAATAATTTTTATATACATTCTCAATTAAAAAATACTAAAATTGTTTATTTATATCCAAGCGAATGGCGAAGGATATGCGGCATTAAAAATGGTAGAGGAATCAAGCGCACCGCCGCAAAAGAAATGGATATAAAATTTGTTAAAGAAAAATTTAATATTACTGTAAATGATGACATAGCTGATGCTATTGGAATAGGATATGCTTATTTATATCCAACAGAAGTTAAAGAATTAAATTGGGAATAAAAAAGAAAAATGGGAAGACTTAATTAATAAGTCTTCCCATTATTTTATTTGTAGTGGAAATAATTTCTTCACCATATGTTGCTAATAAATCGGCAAGTAATTCTTCTTGTTCATAAGTTAAAGTGATATGATAAGAAAACATGGCTGCATGTGTTATTTCATGGCAAAGAACTTTCCACATTTTATTCGATTGTAAGGAATCACATATATAAATAGTTTTAGTTAAATTATTACAAGAACCAAGAGTAAAAGAATTAGTACCATCATCCCGTATTAATTCAGGATGATTATAGGGTACTAATAGAATTTGCCACTCTACTCCATTAAGCTCCAATTTTCTGAGCCAATGTAGTTAATTTTTGTTGTAATATAGTTTTTTCATCTGGAGTGGCATCTTTTATCATTTCAGTAATATCATGTGATAATGCTGTCATATACTCTTGAAGTTCTTTGATATCAGCTTCTTTTCCATGGTGCATTTCTTTAGATTCCATATACATGCGGCGATGGCTTGGCGAACGTCCTTCCCGCGCATCATATATTTTCATTGCTTTTTCACCATGACGATAATGATCATTTTTATAATCAATATCTCTATAATAATCATTAGGCATTTTAGTATCTGGTCTAATGTATCTTTCATCAAAATACATACGATATGGTTCTTCTTCATGTTTTTCTTTCATTGCTTCTACTATTGTACAATAGTACATTGCTTCTTCCATATCTTTAATCATATCAACCACTTCGCCTAATTCTTTGGCATCGACAGATTCAAGATTACCAAGTTGTCCTTGAACAACTCCTAATAATGTATCTTTGATAGTTTTCATTCTTTCCATAGGGTTAAACTCCTTTCTCTACTTATTCAACAGCAGTTATAATAAAATTAGCATTTTGAACATTAATTGCCTGAGAGGAAGTATTAACCACACTTACTGTAGAGCAGCAACATTTAGGAACATCTATAAATACAGATGAAAATACATTGCTATATGCATCTACAGCAGTAGGAGTAGAAATCATTGTAGAAGATACAACTGGTTCTCCATCAATAGCTATTGCTAAGGAGATAGCTCCTGCTGTACCACCTGTAGGAACGGCAATATTACCACCAAAAGATACCTTAAAAGTAGAGTGGCAGCTTGTATTACTGCCACCTTTTAAGGTTACATTTCCGCTTCCGGCACGGTGAATAATATGGCAGTTACCTTTTGCAGCAGTTGTGTTATAATATATAGTACCATTAGCTGGTACTTCTTGAACTGCATTAGTAATATATTCTGCCATTTTAATACCTCCTTAATTAAGCATTTACGCCACAAGAGCAGCATCCATTAAAACCATAGCTTGCATAAGGACTAGGTACTACATAGGCAGGAATAGCTGCTTTCTGTCCAAGTTGTTCTACAAGATAGTTATTCTGAGCTTGCTGTGAAGCAGCAAGATTTAGAGCTGTTACTTGCTGAGTTAATGCACTGATTTGAGCATCTTTTGCATTTAACTCTTGCTGATTCATTTTCTCAAGAATAGCACGAACACCTTCATTATTACTATCTACAATGTCCCTTGTAGAAGAAGCTAACTGAGTACTAAGTGCGGTACTTGAAGATTGAATATTGTTGTTAATAGCGCAAGTATCCGTTGCCATATTATAGTTGGTCTGGCAAAATCCAGTATCAATTGCACGCTGTGTTGCATTAGCATTTTGCAATGCATCATAGCGATTCTGGCAGCAACAATCAGCCAATTGAGAAGATAATCCTTGAATACTAGAATTAATTGCATTCATATTAGACATTCTGCTAATTGTAGCATCTGCAAATCCTCTACTAATGTCATTCTGAATTGCATTTTGTCCTTGCGCATTTTGTGTAGCAGTAGAAGCAAATCCTTCATACATACCATTGCGGATACCATCTACTGAGCCCTTAAGATCAGAGAAATTCATATCCATACATAAATCTTGACGTGTTAAAGCACCTTCTGATGCGGTAAATGCAACTGGTGTACTACCACTGCCCGTATGTCTTCCGCGGCCGTTGTCCCAATCATTTCCCCAACCGCCCATAAAGACGAATAAGAATAGAATGATGATCCACCAAGCGCCATTGCCGCCTCCAAAACCATCACAGTTATTACCTTTAGTAATAGCCGCAATATCAGAAAGGCTATAACCAGAGTTTGCTGAATTGAACATTGTTTTGTCCTCCTTAAAAAATAAATATATTATTTAAAGTCCCAAAGTATTTCGGAAACTATTAAATTCTTCTTCATAATTTTTTCCACTTTCGTTTACAACATTTTTAACGATACTTTCTATTTGTTGCGTATCTTGAGCTTGTGCTAGCTGTAATAAATTTGCAAATAATTTATTATTACCTGCACGTTGTTGTAACATATTCATTACCATAATTTCTGGATTACCACCAGAATTAATTAAATCCATTAAAGCTTTTTGATTAAAGTTCATCTAAATTCACCTTTTGATCCTTTCCTGGAACATTAAGCATTTCTGTTAATCTGTTTTCTAATTGATCTAAGCGTTCCATAATTTTACCTACACTAGCATTTAAGTCTGCTATCTGTTCTGTTTTATTCTTTTCTAATACAGGTTGATATTTTATAAGATTTGTTGTACCATTATTATTCCAAATCTTCATATATATTTCTGAAAAATCAGCTTTAGGAAAAACTCCATATCCACCGATTGGAACTTCAGTTACTCTTACCATTTCTTCACTATCCACAATTTTACCATTTAGTCCCATTTGATTCATTATACCCTGTTGATTATTATAATTCATATACGGACTATTCGCATTATTAAAATTGTTAGGATAAAAATTATAATTATTGTTTGGATAATTCATATAAAAACTCCTTTCATATCACTTGTCAATTTTATATGAAAATTATCTATAGAGAATTTTTATAAAAATTCCAAAATTTTTGAAATTTTTTGAGGTCAAATTTTATTAAGGAAATTTAGATAATATTTATTTTTATTTTTAGACAAAAAAATAACTCCTAACTAAAAATAGTTAGGAGTTATAAATTATAATGTTTTTAAATTACCATTGGAATCTATTACTTGTACACGAGGTATTGAATCCACTATAGAAATTTGAAATACTGTTCTACTCACACCAGTAGCTACAATATGAATTGTAGCAGTTGTTGTAAAATTATCAAAAGTTTTGGTACTTGGTAATTGAATTATAATTGAGCTTGATATACCACCAGTAGTTTCAGTACGAGTTAATGATCCATTAAAATTACCGCTTGTATCTCCACCATTAAGATTTAAATTATATACCGTTCCCCAAAATCTTACTTTACCTTCTTCGCCTGATCCAACTGCCGAACTAATATTATCTGAATTAGATAAATCAACAGTAATATTAATTGTTTCTGCTTGTGCCATTGAAGTAAGTAAAATATTATTGATAGATGTATCTATCTTATACGTTAGGGTGTTATTACTATGTGACATAATACACGAAAAATTTTGTTGATAATCTTCTGACACTTTACCAGTTTTTAATATAAAAGGTAAAGATATTGTACCTCCCGCAATATCTAATTTATTATCATTTAATACTTTACCTTGTTTAGCAGATAATGATTTATCAGTAGCTTCTGATATTAAGGTGTCTACTACTTCTCGCCATGTATCAGTAAATTTAGCATCAGAAGGAACACTTTTATCTATTGTATAATTAATAGCTTGAAAAGAACTTCCATTCCAATAAACAGGTTTATTATTATTACCTATACTTGAACCTATTAAATCTGATAACGAAATAGTAGAAGAAGGCTTCTCCCATGTACCATGATTACTTAAAAATAATGTATTTGCATTGGCACTTGGAGCAGGAACCATACCATAAGTTCCATTATTTGAAGATGTTGCCCCTTTCATCATTTGTAAATAAATTAAACCAGTACCAGTATATTCAAGGTTTGTTTTTCCGCTAACTTTTCCTTCACTAGAAATATCACCTGTAGCATATACATTTATAGCATCTATATCGCCAATTATATGTGTATTACCATTAATTACCGCTTGGTATGTTTCATCTATATTTTTTAAATTATTAAAAGTACCGCCAATATACATTCTAGGAGCAGAAATACCTAAAGTGCTTAACGTTGTATATTCAGTATATAAACGATCTGATGTAATGTTATTACCTATAATTAAAGTAGCTCTTTCATCCTCTCCATTTAATATTAACTGATTTATATAATTATATATTAATCCAGCTTTTCTATTATCACTATTAGAACCAATTCCTATTTGTAGATAATTATCTGCATTAAGTATACCATAATGACCTAATTGTAGTTGCGGACGCGTGCAACTTCCCAAACACTCTCCCATTCCTGCGCCAATAGCAAGAAAAGGTTGTGTAGATTCCATGACATCTTGATCAATTTTATAATCTGTTAAATTAATACCAAAATTACCATAAATATAACCATTTGCGCCTAAAATAATTTGTTCCATTTCCGTATCAGAAATTTTATGCTTAATACCTTTAATTTGTTTAATATTAGTCGCCAACTAAATTCACACTCCTTTCTTTGCTTGTTCTTTTTCTACAAGAATTTCTATTTGTTCCCAACGAGTAAGACCCTTATACTCTTCTTGAATTATTTCTTTATTTTCCAAAATAGTATCATTAACTTGAGTAACTTCATATGTTAAATCAAATTTACAACTATTATCCTCATCTTGATTAGGAACAATAGAAATAATATTTACATTGTCTATTTCTAAAGATCCATTTCCTGCAATAGTTAAAGTAATTATTTTATTATTAGAATAAGTAATTAAATATGAATTACCTATTTTACTTTGAATACCTAAACGACTTACTATACCAGTTATATTAGGTTGTAAAACTGAAGTTAAAATATTCATACCGCCAGTAAATGGACCTGTTAATTGAATAAATCCTAATTGCATATTAATTACTCCTTAAAAATTATCTGGAGTTTGAGAATTAGCCATAGGAGAACTACCATTACTAATAAAATATAAAATACTATTATTAATCATATCTCCCATACTATCTGTACTACCAGACTCTACAAATCTCCAGGCGGCAGTTACTGAACCCAAATGTCCCACATATTTCCATCCTCTTGTGCTATAATCAAATATAAAAAATCTGCGCGGCCACTCATCGCTTACATCTACACTTGCTTCTAAATTTTGCGTTGAACCAGCACCAGCTCCAATGGAAACCATAGCACCTCTTAATTCGGGAATAGCAACTATTTTGTCATATGTCAAATTTGCATTTAACCAATTAATCATTCCAGTTACAGTCATTAAATCTGTACCATTACCTCTAAGTGTTTCAGGCTGTGCTTGCGAAGGTATATGTATTGTAATAACTGGATCACTACTACTAGGTTTCCATGATTTAGCTGTATAAGCTTCAGTAGGAATGTCTATTGCATATCCAGACATTCTAACAGCGGAAGCTGGACCTTGAGGACCTGCGATATTGCCACAAAATATTACATTTCCATTGATATCCTTCTTATAAAGATTACCATAATTAATATCATATCTATTAATTTCTGGATCCTCTCCTTCATTTGCTATTCCTGTTGTTCCTATGCATAACACATAAGAACCAATTGGAAAAGATTCAAGCACTTTAATAGCATTTAGTTTATTTTTACACGTTCCAACAATATTTATATCATTGCCGCGGCGTCCACCAAAAAATGATTCCATTTTATCCCTCCTTTATATCTGATGGTATATATTTATAGGTAATAACAAAAGGTTCTCCTACTTTTGCTTTTGCCCCTAAAGCATATATACTAATATTTTTATTATATAATTCAAATTGTCCACTATTACCGACAATAAATTTATTACCATTAATAAATACTTCTGTACCAGGATAACCTTGGAATCCTACTTTCGCAATACCATCTTTAGCATTACTTGGTACTAAATTGATAAATGAATTAGTTTGAACAAAAGTATCACTATTAGTTTCATCTACATTATTTACAATATGATAAGCTTTATCTCTATTATAATAACGAATAAAATATTGTGAATATATATCTTCTTTAAAATAATTAAAATCTAATTTTGTTATATCTCCGGATGGCGTTCTTGAAATGACAACTTGATCTAAAACTTCAGCAGCTTCATATTTAGTAATATTTTCTGATTTATAACCCAACAATTGAAATATTGCTCCAGCCGGTAAATTTATTTGGCTGCTATCAGTATTAGCTAAATTATAAGCAATATTAATATTTTGCCCATAATTAAGTGTTGCAGAAAAAGTACATTCAGAATTTTGCCAATTAGGTGTATTATACTTAGAAGACTTATCATTATGTCCTTTAGGCATAACTACACCATTACTTCCTATAAATCCCGCTAATTCAGTTGAGCTTCCATCATATATAATTTGATCTACTATATAATTTGCAGTAGTAATTTGCATCCTTTTCCCTCCTTTATACTCGATCATGAATCTTTGTACATTGCATACTCATTGTACCCTCAACATCAAGAGGTAAACTAATCGAGGTAATTAAATAATCACCAAATATTCCACTTTTTGGATCTTTTACTGTAATACGAGTATTAACCTCTAAATGATATATTGGCATACAATTAATTGTAATTTGTTCACTATAACTCGTTTCTTGATATAATAATTCTCTAGCCGCTTCATACAAACCTTGATAAACATCTTGCGTTAATGCTTCTAAAAGTGCGGTAGGCACTAATGCATACGGCTTTAAATTATTAATAAGTTCTTCCATCTTATCTTTAATTTCATTTTGAATATCTTGTTCATTTTCACCCACATGATAGTCCATATCTATTTGCTCTGGATCTTCTAATAAATAAATATTAGGAACATCTTGATCAATCATACAATTCAAACTGTCATTATTAATTGAATCTGTTCTTCGTCCAATATTCTGTACACTAAATTCTCCTATCTTTGCAGAAGAATCTATAAAATCAAGATAATATGGATAAGAAGAAGGATTTTCTTTAAAACCATAACATGTTCTTTCATTTTTTACTGCTAGTGTAGTATATGCTTTATTATCATTATCTTTAAAATAAATATCATTTTTATAAATAGTTTCATCATATTTATAACAAATACGATTTTGAATTTTGCAAATAATATAAATACCCAATAAAGAATTAAAAAGATCTTTACAAGTATCATTAAATAGTTTTGCATCTGATTCAATATAATCTTTAGCATAGCCAATAATATCTGTTAAACGTATTATTAAACTACGTAAATCTGCTAATAAAGTATATTGATATCCCATATTAATCCAACCATGATATAATAAATTCCACCAATCACGATCATCTAATTGTTCTGCAATTTGATTAATTGCATCTAATGAAATTACTTTTATAAAATCAGATTGTAAAATACTAATTATATTAACTGTTTTATTAAAAGTATCAGAAGTCTGTGTATCACTATAATCATATTTTTTTATTCGATCTACCTGAAATTGTTCATAAGCATTACTATCATATAAATGTAAATAAGTTGAATACTTATTAAAATCTTCAAATAATGATTTAACTATATCTACATTATTTAATTTATTTATTACAGTATCATAACTATTAAAAATAAATTGATTATATCCATATTTTATTTTAGTTAAATAACCATTAGTATCTTCATTTATATCATCATCTGGTACAAGAGTAAAAGAATTTAAATTTTTATCCAATTTTAAAATATTCGCACCAAGTAAATCATCATAACTTTCAGATTCAGTTACTGATCCCATGTTATTATTAGCAACAAGAGGAACACAAACTTCATAATCTTGCATATAATTAGACATACCCTTAATACGACCGCAGGCATCTATAGGTGCTTCACACACATTGTATATAAGCGGCCATTGGTCTAATAACTCCGCATAATAGTCATTTGGTGTAGAGTAAAGTAAAGCATCTTGAATACCTTGTAAATATAATTCATTGCGCCAATCTTGTGTAGTAATTTGTACGTAAAAATAAGGATGACTATCTAATTGATTTAATCCTTGATTGTATGCTTCATTAAATTTAATCCAATGAGGACGTGAAATAGAACCATCTAAATTAGTAGGAGGTTCGCTTTCCCAAATCCACACTTCATCACCAGTTATATATGACCCATCTTCATTTTGTGTAATTGTTCCTGCAACTAAAGGCTTGGCATCACGTTGAACATAAAATAAACCTGCATCTTCTTTATAATTTAATTTAGGTACATTAACTGTAATAGCTTCATATATTAATTTACCATTTGTATCATATGATTCTTTATAATATGTTTCAGTTGCACTTAAATCACTAAAATAATAAGGATGTGCAGCTCTAGGTCTATCTTCAAATACTAAAGAGCCATCGCTTAATTCTGTAAAAGGATAATAAATAACCATATTATAAGTATTGCCTGCTTTTGGTTTCTTATCTATTGCTAAATGATAACGAATTGCTAAACTATCATTATTACCATTAGATTGTTTACCCCAAAGAATAAAATCATTTTTAATTGTTTCATATTGTAAATTATTGTTATATGAAACAATCATATCAGAATTATCAAAATTATAAACGGATTTACCCAATTCTCTATTTAATTGATAAGAAATTTCTGAAGTTGGTGTAGATAAATTTATTTTATTATCTTCTGCCCATTTTTCTTTTTCTTCCTTTGTCATAGTTTCCCATTGAACTAACATATTTTGTCCTTGAAATTCTTCTTTTGTTGCAGGTGAATTTCTTAATTTATCATATAATTTTTTAGTGCTATTTGTATTACTTAAAATAGTAGATGTATATGTTGTATTTAAATAATTTTTAATTTCTTGAAAATGAAATTTACCGTCTACATCATAAAAATATTCATAATTACCACCAAGCTTTTGAACTATATTGGTTAATATAGATGTAATAGTAGATCCAATACTTGCAGTTAAATCTCCAGGATAAGTAAAATCAGTTACAGTATATCCAATCATCTCATCTTGATTATAAGTATAAAAAGTAGATGTATTAGTTGTCTCCGGTGCAAACGAATGACTATATCCAATAGGTTCATCACTTAATAATTTATAAGTGGGTAATTTTGAAGATCCTTTTGGTTCTTGTCCTATTAAATAAATATTATCTAAATATTCTTGCATATGGATATTTAAAAAATTACCATATCCTTGGGTTTTATCATGTTGTTTATAATATAAATCATAATAAAGATTAAAATTAATTGCTAAATTTTTAGTCATAGATTCGTCTAAGGCTTTAGATATAGCATCATTATCACATAATTTTATTTGGTATATAAAAATTTTATGAATATAATCTGCTTTTTCAGCTTCACTCATATTTTCTTTTAATTCCAATCCCATAGAAGATAATGCAATACCAATAGATTGAAAATCAGCATTTTCTAAAATATCTGCTTTATGCAAAATAAGAAAAGCTTCAATCAATTGATTCTCAGTTATTTGTCCCTTACTAGAATCATTTGTATATCCTTGATTATTAACATACTTTTGAAAATCTGTATATTGAATATATATATTTTCTTCTGTAATATATTTTTGTTTATCAGCAGTATCTTCTGAGTTATTTGCATTGGCTTTATCTACTTCTTTTTTATTAATTTCTATATATTCATTAATAATATTTTTACATTTTGTATATCTGGGATTTTCTATATAATTGCCAAGAGAAGCAGCATATGTTACAGTTGGTTCAAGATCACTTATAATAATATTACCTAATTGTTCTCCGCCCAAGTGATGTACTGCTTCCATGATAATATTCTCAATTAATAAATATTGAGAATAATAATCTCCCAATGCAGGAATATATTGATCTACTTTATTTAAAATAGTAGAAGAAATAAATTTACCAGAAATGCTACCATCTAATAAACACATTTTATCAGAAATATTTACTGAAAATGTTACTCCATTTTCATCATGTGTAATTGATACTCCAGTTAAAATAAAAATACCTTGTTTAAACCAAATATAATCATATTGAGTATATTGATTTGTTGTATTTTTAATACCTAATTCAATCATTACTTTTTTATTGATACTAATAATATTATCTACATTTAAAATATCATCATTAGTTTCATCAACATAAACAGTTAAACTACCAGAGCGGCGGATGGGGCTTGAAGTTTGAATAGACAAATCTCCACTCATAACCCGCCCCTGAATTTCTTGAATAGGACGCTCTGTTGTAAAATTTAAAACTGTAATTTTAACTAAAATATCTTTTACACGTAATTCATCTATGGTTTTTATAAACTCTTTATCAGTTTCATACTCATAATGTTTACGCATATTTTATTTTCTCCTTTAATCCTTTACTTCATTGGAATATTATCTAAGAAAGAATTTGAAGTTACATTAGATGTTTCTATTGTTGTTTCTTTTTCCTTTTTAGATTCTTCTCCATAATATCTTGAATCAAGAGCAACATAATAATCTAATAATACAGGTACTGGTATTAAACCATCGCCGCCTTGACTAAATTTATTTTTATTGTCACAAAATTCAAATGGATAAAAATAATTATGATAATCAATAAAATATAAAGTACCAAGACCTATATTATGGCATTCATACACTTGATTTTCTAATCCATTAAAATATTCTGAAAGTTGATCTTTACAACCATGAATTATTTCTAATATTTTTTCTGTTTCTGTTAAATTTCTAATATCTTCTATATCATGTACTACATTAATGGAACGAATTATATCATTGTTCTCCATTAGCAATACTTTTCCATGTACAGTTAATTTTTTAGCTTTTAAATCTTGATCAATAGATTCATAAATAACCTGTAAATATCTACCACAACCTGTATCTGCATTAGATGTCATGTCATATGCAGAATCTGCATCAATAATATTACCTAAATGATCATATTCTCTTAATTTTTGTATGATAAATTTATCTTCATCACTAAGATTATCATCTATATTATTTAATAAATTCCAAAAATTATTAGAATTTAATTTATCAATATTAGGTTTAAAATAAAAATGCTTACCCGCAAAATACATATCTAAAAATGTTAAGTCTGATGAATATATATTTTTATCATGCAATTCTAATACACCAGTAGGTCCAATTAAATGTGGATAACATTTATCTTCTTTAAAAGAATCTCCATATCCGTATCTTGTTTGTAACATTACAATAGTATTACTTGGAGCTTCAATTTTAATTGGACCAAAAGCTCCTACTGTTATTCTTGAAGTCAAAGTATTAGAACTATTATAATCTTGTATTGTATATTTATCATTAATAATATCCATAACAGTAGTAGAAGGTAGCACTGATTTAATTCTACTTACTGGTTCAAAAGTCTCAAACAATTGTCCATATTGATAATCATATGAACGATATTGTAAAGTAGAATCAGTATAAACTGATTTAATACTACATTGATAGTTCATTATTACATTATCATTATTTACTAAATTAATTTTAGTAATATACAAATCTTCATATATATCAAGACTACTTAAAATTTCTTCAGCTTCTTTGATTGCCATTTCTTGCTTAATTTCTTCTGATAAAGATAAATCATCTTTATATAGATCATAAGCAATAGTAAAAAGATTTTGACCTTTAATATAAGTATTATAAATTGTATTTTCAACAATATCTGCGGTCTCCTCCGCAGCGCCCGCATCAACCATATTAAATTTTCCATCTGGTGAAATATATAATCTTTTAGTAGAGCCTTGTGCCAAAGTTAAATCAATTAAATATCCATATAATTGAGTAACTTCTCCTGCTTTAGCAACACTATAACTATTACCAGTTTTAATAATAGGATAAGGATCACTTATAAATTCTAATTCTATCCATTTAAAATGATCTACTTTAGATAATTTATTACCTGTACCATCAAATAATTCTTGTTCTTGTTCTTGTGCAGCCATATAACATAAATCAGTTCCCGCATCAAATGTTTCTTTTCTATCTAATAAATGAAGTTGCCCAAAACCCGTTCCGAAAGCAACAAAAGAATCAATTAAATTACCTAATGATTGAATATTATATTTGCGGCAGTTATCTAAATTATATTCTGCAATTTCATTAGCAGTTGCAGTAAATGAATAAACTAAACCATTTAATGTTTCTTTTGGCTCTAATGAAATTTCTGTTAATTTTACTAATATATTGCCTTCTGATGCAGATTTAAATAATTTAACAGTATCTTCATATAAAAAATTCATTACTGCTTCACGAAAATCACGTTCTAGATTATAGTCATAAAGCTCTGAAATACGATGATTATAATTATATTGTTCATAACTTTTAGCTATTCTACGTTTCATTTCTTGTAAAGTGCTTGTACTCATTGGATATTCATATTGTCCATAAATACTATTAGTATTATATACATCTTCAATTCCATCAGGAGTTAAACTATCTATTGTATTAATAGAACCTTCCGTATTCATAGATGTCTCATACGGATTTCCTAATTTAGTTTGTGTCTTAATTAATGCGGTTCTTGTATCTCTTAATAAATCATTTTTAGAAATAAGTAGATGCTTTTCATCAGACTGATAGCTAATTAAACCAGTAATTTGAAATTGTTTATAATCAACATTCGCATTACGTCTAATAAAAGGGTATTTAGAACCTAAAGTTTCTGTCGCAGATTCTTTTACAACATGCTTTAACCCACTAATATTCTTATCATATTTAATTTTTAATTGTTGTGTACTTGTTGCTAAATATGCATATTCAAAATTTGGCATTATATTCAATAAAGAATTTTCATCTAATCCTATTTCTTGCAAATTTCCACGTTGTTTGTTATAAGTAATACGTTGAATACCATATCTATAAAAAACACCACTTTTAACTGTAATATCATTAAATTCATAATTTATCTCATTATTAATATTTGCTGAATTAATATATTTTAAATCTTCCCAAGAAGTAAATTGATTCTCACTTGATGCTCTACGAATGCATAAATTACCATTAAAATGTCCTTTAATTTTTAAATGAACATAACCTTCTTCATTATTAGCAACAGCAGAAAAAGTGTAATCATTTAAATCTTCTTCAATTTCAACTGGTAATATTTGAAATTTTTCTAATTGTATTGTTGGTACTTGATAACCATAAGAAGTAACCATATCAATAGTAATATAATATGTCTGTTCACGCACAAAATTATAAGGAATATTATAATATAATTGATGTTTAGACTTATCTTCTATTGTTGGATATTTCCAATTACTATCTACTAATAAAGTTTGTACAGAGCCAGTACTATTATATACTTTTATTCTATACATTTGAAGAGTTTCATAATTCCAGTTATCTTCATCTTCTTTATTAGTAATAGGATCAATCCATGTTAATTCTCCAATTACATCAACAACAGTCTGATGATAAGCTATTTTATTATTTCCAACTATTGCTTTTGATTGACCTTGTATAGTTAAAGAAGGAGAATTAATACCTCTAAAAAGGCATAAAGTAGACCACTCAGAAAAATAATTTTTATTTCTAATTAAATAATCTTCAGTCACTTTTGCTACTTTTTTAATTTTTCCTATCCTATATTCTTCGCCCTCTTTATATTTTGTAAGCGGAAGCGGTTGTGCATTAGCTGGATATTCTGTACAAGCACTATTTACAAAACGTAATTGTACCTTATAATATAAATCAATAGGAAAGCCACCACCAATACCATTACCATTTTCATCATATGTAATTGGTAAACCAACATCACCTGGATCTATCTCAATAAAATATTCACCTTTTAATTCATCATCCGTTACATTTAATCCAACTTCCATAATATGCGCAGGATAAAATTCGGTAGTTAGCGCATATTGTGAGTTATTTTGTTGATATACAACGACTTGGACAGATCTTATTTCATCGACACTATTGTAATCATTCAAATTAAAATAAACCTTACAAGCCTCTGAACGTAAGAAACTATCCATTGCAGAATCAACTAAAGGTGGATATAATAGATTTGACAATAATGCCATAATTTATTCCTCCTTATATATCTAATCTTAATTTATATCTTTTTAACCTAAAATAAATTAAATATATTTGACCAAAAATAAAAAGGGTAGCTAAAAAGCTACCCTTTAATTATTTATTTTGTTTTTGTCACAGTGGTTGTAATTTTATCAACTTCATCAACCGCTTTTTTAACTGCTGCGGCATCTACTTTACCTTCCATAATAGTATAAGTAATAATAGAACCCAGAGCTGTAATTGCGCCAGCTATAGTGGTAATATCACTTGTATCAGCTCCATAAATCATTGCAATACCTGTAACAATACCTGCCGCGCATGTTAAAAATTTACGACTTGTTAATTTTTTTAAAATAGTTTTAATTGTCATCTTCGTCATCCTCCTCAATAGATGAAAGTTTTATTTTTAATTTATTAGATTCTTCTTGCTGTTTAGCCATAAAAGCTTTTGCCATCGCACCTATAAAAGTTACTGCATATCCAGTAATTGCTACTTTTACAACTGCGCTATATTGTGAAAAGAAAATCTGACATATTGATTTGCTTAATCCTTTTGTTAAATGGAAAAATAATAATTCTTGACTTAAAATAATATAAAACAAAAGTAAAGCAAAAATTACTTTGGTAAATCGTGCTATCCACTTTTTAGTAAATTCAGATTCTCCATTAAATAATCTTTTAATTATATTTTTCATTTTATACTCCTTGAATGTTAGGAACTCTCCGAATAATAAATATAGGATTTCTTGTATCATTATTAGGAATAATTAAATATATATTATCATCTTTACTATATCGTTTATCTTCATCAAAGGGATAAGCAATGATAATAGAGTCTTGATATTTTACTTTATAACAATGTTCCTTATAAGTATTATATATTCTTTTACCAGAAGGCAATAGAGAAAAATACTCAGAACCATATAAATCATTTGAAATAATTTGTCCTTGTATGATTTTATTATAATTGGCGGATTCCACTTTTTTATCTACTATTATATTAATAGCATCACAAAGTAAATTTTCTAATTCGCCCGTTACAAATGCCATCCTTATTCCTCCTTTATTATAAGCGACGGGTGGGGTTACCCCACGCCGCACTCTTATAATGTACTTGTTGCATTACTAATTGTTGTTGAGTTACTTGATTTCTGAAGTGCAATGTTAGACAAATTCTTAAATGCCCGTTCAATTTGTGTAGCATCTTTAACTCCAGGGAAGTCAGCATCAATATTAATATTTTGAATAACATTACTATTTCCGCCAGCCGCATTTCCAAAACGTTGATATAAATTACTCATTAAATCAGTTGCTCTACTAAATGCTGAAGTATTCATATTATACAATAAGCTTGAAATATCACGAACCAAACCTACTGCATTTAACATGTTTTCAGTATCATTAGCATTTAACACTAATTCTTTTTGATGTAACCAAGCTAATTTACCATTATCTTTATCTATTGAAGTATCTGACCAATTTCCAGTATATCCACCAGATTTTAAACCTATAATTTGATTTTTCTTTACAAATCCTTCTCGCCCTGCAAATTTTCCAGAATTTATTTTAATTTGTTGATGTGGTCCTAATGTACTTTTAACATATCCTATATGAATAATTGATGTTTTGCCTTTTACAGTAAATAGATGATTATTCATGTCATCATAAACTTCAGTACCCTTTTTAATATATTTATTTTTAACTGCATCGAATGTTTTAGTTTCTATTGGCGCATTGTTTAAATTATTTATAATATCATTGGCTGAATTGGTTCTTGTGCCTACGCTTGCTTCATCTATTGAATTTCTAGTATAGATAGGTGCATCATCCTGACTATTATTTTGAGCGTCAGTTTGCGTTTTATTATTTCTTTGATAAGCTGCTATTAGATGTTGAGTTTCGATAACTAAATTGTTTATTGCAGTCTTAGTTTCATTAATAATTGTTGAAAGATTTGTATTATTTTTATTAAATTGTGTTTTATCTTCTTGAGTAACATCTCCTACAATAGCTTTTAAATAAGCATTTACATCAGTTAATTGTTTATTAATTTCTTGAGTAGATATAATTAAGTCTTGATTATTTTTATAATATTCACTTCCACTACCAAAATTGCTATTAAAGAAATTATTCCATTTTTCTATACTATTATTTTGTAATGCTGATTTAATAATATCTGGATCAAAACCAGCTGCACGTAATACACTATTTTGTTGCGCTTCTGTCATACCATTCCAATTTAAGCCAGAAGATTGTTTAAAATTATTAAATCTTGTTAATACATCTTGCGCATTAGAAACAACAACATCTTGATATTTTTCTTTAATATTTTTAATTTCTGCATCAAATGAAGCTTGATCAATAATATTTCCTTCGTTATCCTTTGCTGCATTTTTATAGGCATTTTTTAATTCTTCTTGCATAGCTTGAGAATCACTAAAATAATTATTTAAAGACGTTGCTAAATTTGTTTTATCTAATTCATATACATCATTTTTAGCTTGCTCTAAATTTGCTTGTGCATCTGCTATTTTTGAAGGATCCGCAATATACTGATAAGAATAATTACCTGATTGATCTCTACGAAGTTTTAAATTAGTTTTATTATTTCTTGCATCTTCTAAAGCTTGACGTTTAATTTCTAAATCTAGCAATTTTTTTGCTCTATCTACATCATATTGACTTAATTTATTTTTCTCTCTTAAAATCTTTAATTGTTCATTATAAACTTTCTTTAATCTTTCTTGGTATTCAATATTATTAGTATTGCTCATTAATTTATCCGCATAAGTACCATAGCCACTAATTTGGAATGGACGTTCTGTTTTATCATAATAACGTTTTGAAGTATTTTGTAACCAATTAAATATTTCTTGTGCGTCTTTAAGGAATTGACCATTAATTGTTTTAAATGCTGCTTCTACATTATCATTAATTTTATTTGTTAATAAAGTTAATTTATTTTGATAAATATTTAACGCTTGTGTAATTACTTCATTTACATCTTGTTGTATTACTTCTTTTGTACTATCCAATGTAAGTTTGTCAGCTTTTTTAGCACTTTGTTCTTGTTCTGTTAATGTTTCTCCTTTAGTCTCTTTTGCAAGAAAATTATCATACTCTGCTTTTGTTGTTTTGTATAAATTTATTTGAGCAGTTAATTCATCCATCTTAAGAGCAGATAAAATAGAAGCATTAGTAATTTTATTTTGTAAATTACCATTTTGCCATCCTTTTAATGATCCATTCTCTTTAAACGTGGATAAAATAGTATTAAAAGCTTCAGACATATTATCTGATGCAGATAACCAATTTGATAAATCTTGATAAATTTCTAAATTAGCTTTAACAGTCGTATCAATAGAAGAATACAAAGAAGTTATATTATTAATAGCAGTTGAAATTGAAGATTCAATATTATTAGAAATTTCATTTAATTTATCTATGTAACTTTGTAATTGATTATCATCTATTTTTTCACCACGAGCCTGTGCATCTAATATTTCTTGAATCTTTGCTCTATAGCTCTCAGCCTCATCTAAATAAACTTTATCTACTTCTTTTTGAGCAGCAATATTACCAAATAAACTTTGTAATTCTCCACCATCTACATCTGTTGATAATGCTTTAGTTAAATCAATGCCTAATTGTTTAATTTTTTGTTTTGCTTCTGCATCATCTACTTTAATTGTCCAAGAATATTCAAACTTAGCAAATAAATTTTCAGAAATTTGTTGCTGATAAGAATCTTGATTAGCTACTTCCGCTTCAGCTTCTTTAACATTATCACTATTACTTGTACTATCACTTTGTATTGTAGATAAATCTGATTTTAAATTAGTTTTATCGCCTTTCATCATAGCTAATTCTGTTTGTGCTTTTTCTATTTTTCTTTGAATTTCATTTTTTTTCTTAACCGTTTTAGCATTTTTCTTTTGTTTTCTTAGACTTTTAATTTCTGCTTCTTTAGCTTTAATTTTTGGATCTAAACCTTTTAATGTTTTATTATATTGATTAGCAATGTCTTTACTATTAGTAATTAAACCAGATTCATCAGTTTCAACTTTAACATCTTTTAATTGTTTCTTTGTATACTTACTTGCGCCAACATTATTTACAGAATTATCAATAACCTTTTGCATATCTTTAGCATCATCTTTAGCTTGTTTTCTTTTAGTTTTTTCTGTATCTTGTGAATTTTTAATTTGTTCTCTTAAATTTTCATTTTGTTTATTATAATTTTCTATTTTTGCGGCGCCCACCAATTGATTAGCCTTATTTTGTAAACGTGTTAATCCATTTTGCAATCTTGTTAATTGCATTTCTAACTTATCTAAGTTTAATTGATTAAAAGTATCTCTAATTTCTTTTGCATCTTCTATAATTCGTGTACCGGCATCATGAATTTCAATATATTTACTTATAGTCTGATTAAAAGCTTCTTGATAAGCTTCATCTTGTTCATTCTGTTTCTTTAAAGCATTATCTCTCTCATCTAATATTTTCTTAATATAATCATAACTTTGTTTATCTTTTTTGTTTGCTTGTTTTTGGGATTTTGTTTTTAATTCTTTCCATTTACCAGTTTTTGAATCACGCCATTTTTTTTCATAAGCATTAGCAAAATCTTCTAAATACTGTTCATCATCAAAAGTTTCATTACCTTCATCATCTACACCAATATAATCCTTACGCTTTAATCCTAAATTATTATATTTTTTACTTAATTTACCGGAAGTAAATCGCTTAACTTTTCTATTGGTTTTATCTAATTGTTTATCTGCTTCTTGTCTTTCTTTTTCTCTTAATGATCTTATTTTAACCAATAAAACAGCTTGTTTTTCTAAATTTTTAACTAGTTCTTTACCAGTTAAATGTTCTTGTTTCTTTTGTAATATAGATAATTTAGTATTAATACGTTCAATTAATTCTTCCCATTTTTCATATGCATCATAAGTATTTTTAATTGGACTAGCCTGTTCTGGTTTTTTACTACTTCCATTGCCTTTACTACTATCTGGATTAATATAATTTTTCTTTTTCTTAGTTTTTGTACCTTCAATATTACCAAAATCGAGTATTGGTTTATTAACTTTAATTTTTCCATTGCCTGCACTTGTTGGTGTACCATATTGACCATAAAGTTGCCTATTGGCTTCTGTATCTTTTACAGTTATTTCTTTATATTTTACTTTTAAAGTTCCTTTATAGCCAATAGAATTTAACCATGATTGTATTGTATTAGCACTAACTTTAAATTCTTGCATCATATCATTTAATTGTTGTTGATATGCTTTATCAAGTTTTACTCCAACTTCTGGAGAAGGCATTTTATCAATTATATCATTGAATTCTTTTAATGCACGTTTTGCTTCTTTTTTACCTGATTGAGCTTTGACTTTAACATAAATAGTATGTTTTGTAAATTCTTTGGCAATATGTTTGCGCATTGTTTCATAAGCTTCTTCATCACCCTTAAGCATTTTATCAATAGTTTCTGCATGATTTTTAACAAATTTATCATCTATAAAATCTTTAATTTGCACATCTTCTGAACCAAAAATATTTTGTAAACTATCTTTTACTTGAGTAGATGCCTTTTGAAATTTTTCTGAACCTTCATTTGCGCTAGTTAAATATTTATAATATTTTTTCCAATTTTTACCAAGTTCTGTTAAAGCTTGATCTTCTTCAATTGCAGCAGTTGCATAAACAGTTGCAGCTTGATTTAATTCTTTTTGACTTTTAGTAATTTTTTGTAAATTTTGTAATTCTTCTTTTTCTGATTTACTTTTATTCTTTTTGACCGTTAATTCTTCTTTTCTTGTTTTTAATTGATTTTTTATTGCTTTAGTTTGATTATCTATTTCTGCATTAGTGGTTTTATTATCTTTAACCATTTTATTCTGAATTACTTTAGCTTGATTATAAATAGTTGACATATCTAAACCAGTTCCAAGTAATTCATGAGCAGAATCGTAAGTAGATGCCAAAGCTTTTTTATCAGATTTAGAGGCTCTTGGATTATTATCAATACCACTTGCATTCCTTATTTCAGCCTTTAAATCTCCGACATTTTCATTAGCAGAATATTTACCATTACCTGCTTCAGTAAAATATTCAGAAGCTTTTTTCTTACCAACAAATTCTTCTAATTTTTTATAATCATCAGAATTAATCTCATCGCCTTGTTCTACATCTTTAAACAACTGAAAAACATTTAATAATTCTTCTTTAGTTTTGGGAATAACATTATTTGCCGCTTCCATAGCTTCAACTATATCAGTCATAGATGTTGCAAATTGTCCATTTTTATCAACTAAATCAGAATAAGTAATACCTTGTTCTTTTAAATTTTCCTTAAATTGATCCATTGCTGCTATTGATGATGAAGTATCAATGCCAGCAAATGCAGCGCTTATTTGTTCAGCATATTTTTCATTATTATTATATAATTCATGAAATGCATCATTAAATTTATCATTATTGGTATCTCCAATAGCAAAATTTTTACTGAAAGCTTTTTGTTGTTCTTTAGATAAACTAAGAATACCTGCTTCTGATTTCTCACTGAATTCTTCTTTTGCACCAGTGTTTAATTCTTCTATTAAAGTTTTGTTATCTGTATTTTTATCATCTATATTTTCTTTACCAAATTTAATTTTTACACCTTTTAATTGTTTATTTAATATATCAGCAATATTAGCTTTTTCAAAACCTTTTAGAATAGTTGAGCTAATACCTTCTGTACTACCGCCACTAGATACAAATCTATTTAATGCATCAGATACTTCTGCAACAGAAGCACCTGTAGATTTAGAAATATCAGATGCTGCTTTTCCTAAAACTTTTTCATTACTAGAAATTGTACTATCTAATTGTTTATCTATAGTATTTTGAGCATAATAACTACCCATAGTATCAAGCATTTCTTGTACTTTGCTAATACCTGCGTCTTTACCTTCTTTATAAGTAATCTCACCATCTTTAATAGCTAAATCGCTTGCACTATAAGCTGCACCAGTAGATTCAGATAAATATTTAGCAATTTGAGCTGCTTGCTCTTTTTCGCTCATATTATTATACTTTTTAAGATTGTTTTTAGTTTCTTTTTCCAAGTTTTCATTATAATCTTCAGTAACAGTTGTACCTAAAGCATCTTTAAATTTAGAATCTTTATAATTTGAATTATTTTCTAATTTCTGTGTAATTGCTGTTTGTAATTGCTGAGTAGCATTTTCTGATGCAATAACATATTCATTATTTGCTTCTTCAATTTTTTGAAGACTTTCTACAAATTTATCTGCCCATTCTGAATCAATAGACTCTAATTGTGTAGAAGTTCCTTCTCCTATTATTTGTTTAATATTCTCTTTATTAAAAGCAAGGTTATTTTTTGTAAGATAATTATAAACTTCTTTAAACACATTATCACTAATGAGACCTTGCATTTGCTTACTAAAATTTTTACTTTCTTCTTTAACGGTATCTTCATATTGTTTTTTAGCTTCTTGATTACTATTTTGAGCTTGAGCAACACCTTGTTTAGCTACAGTATCTGCTTGTTTTTCTGCAATTTCTTTTTGTTTGTCAGCTAATGCATCTAGATCAATAGTCATAAATCCATTTTCATCTGTTGTTACATATTGCGCCAAATCTTTATATTGACTAATTAATCCTAATACAATATTATTATTATCTGCTAAAGCTTTTGTCCATTCTGCTGTACCTTTTTCAAGACTATCAAACGTATCTTTTGCAGATTTTAATTTATCAATAGATGAAGTTAATTCATCATATTTACTATTTAATTTAGATAAAGAATTACTATATCCATTAATTGCATTTGTTGTTTGCTCATAAGTATTGTTTAAATGCTCTTGTTCTTCTTTTTGCTTTTTTAAATGTTTAACAATAGAAGCAACAATTGTAAGAACTGCACCACCAATAGCCAAAGCAATGCCAACTGGACCTAATAAGCTTTTAATTGCCGTACCTAATGCAGTAACTCCGCCCGCGGCGGCAGTTGTTCCAACTCCAGCAGCTGTTCCACCTGCAGCTACTGCTCCTTCCGCGGCCGCTGCCGCAGTACCACTTGCCGCAGTAATAGGTAATAAACTATTTAAAGTTGATACTGAAGATATTAAAGTCGGTAATATAAAAGCAAGAATAGAAACTGATTCCCCTAATTTATCCCAAAAACTTAATTTATCATCTGTCCAAATATCAAATAAAGAATTAAAATTAGCAAATGCCATAATTACACCAGATACAGAATTAGTTACAATATCTATTGTATTTCCAATTTTTTGCCAACCTTCTAATGATGTATTAAGATCCTTAAATCCTTCTTCATTAGCTTCATTAGCATTATTATCGCTCTCTATATTTGTTTGATTTGTTTGATAGGTCTCAACATTTTGTTCATATTCATTTTGCGCATTAGCTATTTCTTGTTGTTGAGCTTCTGCAACATTATTTACTGCATTAGCAGTTTCTTCTGTTGCTTTATTAATTTGTTGCCTTAATTCTAAAATTCTATCAATTGTTTTAATTTCTTCTTGTAAAGATTGTCGTTTTTTGTCATCAATATCACTAGATTCTAATTGTTTATTATAAACTTCTTTATATTCATTTAATGTATCATTACTGGCATTTTTATATGAACTTCTAATGTGACCATTTGATACATGATTAATATTATTATTATCGTTTTTATATATTTCATCTAATTCATTTATATTTGCTTTTACCTTTTCTTTTACTTTTTCTAATTCTGTTTTATATTCATTAACTAAATCTTCATCAAAATCTTCAAGGGCTTTATAAATAAAATCAAAATATTGATCTAAGTTTATGTCATTAAGAAAAGATTTATCATTAAGAGAGGGGTCATTTTGTATAATCTCGCTATAAGAATCATTAACTCCAGCTAAAGCAGTATCTCTACCTTCACCAATATGATTAATTTGAGCTTCGTAAGACCTCATAACTCGTTCATAAGCTTCATAATCGCCTTCTAAGCTTGCAACCTTATCTTGACTATTATCTTCTTTATCATCCTCATATCTATTTTTAATAAGTTCATTCTCTGCCTTTTCTTTAGCTAATTTTTCTGCTAAAGCTACGTTAGCTTCTTTTTGAATTTCTAATTGTTCTTTTTCTTCATCTGTAAGTAAACTTTCATATTTATTTAATAATTTAGTATATTCTAATTCTTTTTCATATCTTGCAGCAGAACTTTTTCCTTCAACATATCTATTTGCAGAAACTTCCATTTCTGCGCTAGCTTTTTGACGAGCCAAACTTGAAGATGAAACATTTTGTATTTTTGCTCTAGTTTCTTTCCATTGTTCTAAATCTTTATCGGCATTAGCAGATCTTATTTGTATTTGATTTTCAGCCAAATGCTCACGAGATAAATTACTGGCTCTAGCAGTAAAATTTCGACCTACTCGACCAATCTCATTACCAATTTGTTTACTAAATACTTTAGTTAAAACTGCACCAAAAGCTAATATAGCTGTAGTACCACCGCCTAATGATTTAACAATTCGATCAATAGAATCTGCAAAAGTAGTCATAGCTTTAATTGCAGGAATAATTGTATCAGTATCCAATAAATCATTATAAATAGATTCTTTAGTTGCTTCTAAAGTTTTCTTAGCAGAAGTTAATCTATCTGCATAAATATCTTGCTGTTCATTTAAAGTACCTTCTGCACTTTCTGATACGGACTTTGCTTCAATATATTTATCCCAGTTATCAAATAACGCAGTTAATTGAGTATATTGACGTTTACCAGCTAAAGTAGTAGCTGCCGCAGTTTGTTCTGCTTTAGACCAAGTCTGCCATTTTTTACCAACGTCCTCCATGACAGCACCCATATCACGCATATTACCTTGTGCATCTAATACTTGAACACCCATCTTTTCCATGGCAGATGTAACAGTACCTAATTTAGTAGTAAATCCATCTTCATCAGTAGATTGACCCTTAACAGCTAAATCTCCCATACGAGCATATACTGTTTTTAATGCAGTACCAACAGATTCAGGAGCTTCACGAGTTACAGAAATAATAGTTGACATTTGAGCGGTTAATTGATCAAAAGAAACACCCATCATATTACCAGTTGATGCCACTTTCTGCATACCTGTTGATAATTCTTGGAAATCTGATGCAGTAGCTGCTGCAACCTTAGCCATTTTGTCTGCATAAGATTCCATTTCATCTGTAGCAGCCTGATAACCATTCCAAACAGCTGTCATTTCATCTGCGGCAGTTGCTGTATCCTGTCCAGTAACATTAGCTACTTTTGTGGTAATTTCTGCTTTACGCTGTGCTTCTTTACCAGTATCACCTTGTTGATAGAAAATTAAAGCAGCATCAGATAAGTCAGTTGTACTAGCACTTAAATTTTTAGCTGCTTGATTAGCCCAAGCAGCTACTTCTTTCATATCTTTTGCACTTGCGCCAGTTACAATACGAATATCATTTAAAGAACTGTCTAAACGTTCTGCAAAGCTTACTGCTTGAGATAATTCTGAAGTTAAATTATTAAAAACACTAGAAGAAATACCCCATTTAACAGTTCTTTTAAAAGTATCAAATAAATCTGTAGTTAATTTATTTGCTTTTGTAATTTGTTTATTTGATTTTAATAAAGTAGAACCTAAATTATTAAAAGCTGCCGCGCCACCATGACCGCTAGCTTCTAAATTAGCTTTTAATTTTTCTAAAGATCCCCCAGCTTTATTTAATTCATTTTGAAAAGTATTCATATTATAACTACCAAGTGCAGAGTTATAACTTTTATTTAAAATACTTTGTAATTGTTTTGCGGCGTCCATTGATTTCTTTAAATCTTCTGTCATTCCACCTTTTGCCGCAACTTTTTGATAACTCAACATTAGATTTGTAATCTGTGTCTGCAATTTATTAAAACTTGCTTGATCAGCTTTTATACCCACAGTAAAATCTAATCTACGATCTTGAGCCATATCCTTATTCCTCCTTTATATCTATATCTATATAAAACACAAAAAATCCTATTGTTATAATATATAACAATAGGATTAAGTAATTTAACTCTTTTTGCCCAATCAAAAAACTCTAACTAATTCCTTGTTCCTTTTAATTTCATACTGCTTTTCTAAATTTTCTACACGCTCTATTAAGTCACTATAGTTTATTCTATTACTAATATATGATCTATCAATATGTATATCATTATTCATAGTATTACTCGATCGGTTGGTTAGTGTGTATATCCCTGTTCCCGTTTGCTGCTCTTGCAAAATTAATCACCTCTGCATATTTTTCCTTATCAAAAGTATCAAGAATATTGCCAAAAGTCTCAGCTTGGTGCGGTAAGTCCTCAATAAGTGCTCTTATAGCAGCTCCCGCACGATTATTATGATCTTCTAAAATTGAAATATTCTCTGTAATTGTATCTTTAAGAAAACTATACTCGCTATCAGGAATTAAATCTACTACCTTATCAAAAATCTCATTGCTTTCTAAAACATCATAAATCTTTTCGATATCCTGTTTTTGATTATCAGTAAATGAAATATTTGTATATAAAAATACTAAATATACACTAAAATACATTTCAATTTTTGCACGATTATAAATTGTTCCTTCTTTAGATTGATCAATAATTGCTTCAATCATATCAATCTTATCTTTAATTGGAAGATACTGCTTTACTTCAATTAAATCCATATCTTCTCTTATTGTTAAGGTTTTTACTTCTGTATTAACCTTTAATTTCATATTATTAAATGTTGCTTTCATAATTCTTAATCTCCTTTTATATCTTTCTTATGTTTATTATAGCATAAATTTTTTTTGTTGTCAAGTTCAATTTGCATTCTTAATAATACTTTGTGAAATAGCAACTGATATTTTAGTAGCATGAATATGATTTAATAAATGAGTAATACGTATTTGTGCACTTTGATCATCAAGAATATCTTTTTTACCTTCCCAGCTATTAGCTTTTACAAAATCTCCTATTTGTTCATTGTTTAAACCTGTAATTCCAGTAGTTTTTAGTTGCATTGTATTTTGATCAGTAATAGAATCAATAACATCAGTTATTCTATGTACATATACTTGCCCTTGTAAATTACTAATGAAGATTGAAGCCTGCATATCTTTTAACTGAGAGCCTGCCATAGCTTTGTATAATAATGTTAATCGTAAAGTATTTATTGCTTTTTGTTTATTGTCAGTTAAATTTGGCGCATTAGAAGTGTTATTTACTGATACTAAATTAAGATAATGATTAATAAAATCAGCATTTTCATCTTGAATTAAAAACAATAAAGAAGAATCACTTAATATTTTAATTTGTCCTGAACTCTGAATATTTTTTGCAGAAATTGGAAGTAAAATTTCATTACCAGCGTTTGTTTTCCATTTTACTGTAACGTCTACTTTATTTTGAGATGCATTATGCTCTAAGATTACATTCCCATCCTTTTCTCTATAATGAGAATTATTTATAGGCTTATAAAAATTACCAGAAAAATATTTTTTTAATTGAATATTTGGAGCAGATTTATCCATACCAGTAACTAATTGTTTATCTTTATCCAATTTGCGATTCATTGCTTCAATAGCATCTGTTAAACCTAATTCACCAGTATTTTGTGCATTAACTAATACTACTTTTATTAACTCTTCAAACATTGTTCCTTGTTGAAAATTAGTATTAATTGAAGAAGCATATTCAATAATTAAATTATTTATTTTTTCTACTAATTCTTTAGACTCACTTTTAAGTAAATATTTCTGCCCCATATGTTTTTCTCCAGGAGTATATGTTCTACCATCTTTAAATAAAAGTTCTTGTGTTGCTGATTGAACTATTTGAACAGCCTCCTTATAGTCATTTTTTAGTTCTTCAATTTCTTGAGATAATTTTTGTGCTTTCTCATTTTCTAGTATTCCACTATTCAACAAAGCATCTATTTGCTTCATTTTATTCTCTATAGCTTTAGGTGACCAATAATTTAAATCTTTGCCATATCCTCTATTTGCATTAATTTTACCAATATTATTTGTATAAGATTCAATTTTACCCTTTTCCCATATATTATCAATATTTTGTAAAGCTTCTTCAAATGTATCTTCTAACCATTTGGTCATATATTGATGATTTTCTTCTTGTTTTTTAGCTAAATCTGCCTTATAATTATGCTTACTAGCTTCAAACAAACCTTTAAAATAAGACTCTATTCTCTTAACTTCTTTTTTAGATATACCAGATTTTAAAGCTAGTTTTTGTTTATTAATTCTCTTCTTTTGATTTATCAAAGCCTTATTAAAATCATTACGTTCTCCTTTCGTTTTATTATCTTGTGCAATACCAAAAGTGGAATAGCCTTTATCAGACCAATGTATATAATTACCTATTTTTTTATCTACTCTAGCCAAATATTCTCACCTCCTATACAAACAAAAAAAGGGAGACTTTATAGTCTCCCTATTAAATTATTTATTAAATTTCTGAATCAGTTTGATCTTTTGTACCTTGTCCAGAGCTTTCTGTACCGGCACTTTCACCACCTGTACTTGAAGAGCCTGGATCACTACCAGGCACAACTGTAGAACCAGCACTAGACTGTTCTTTTTCTTCTGTAATTTTTAAATCTGTGATTTCAGCAATTTTCTTATATGCAGCTAATTTTGCTTCATCGGTTGTTACACCTGTCATATTCTGTATATAAGTAGCATTTGCTGTAATATCAATACCAAATTTATCTTTAATATAAGCAATTAAAGACTCTGCTTCTTCAACAGAATTTACAGAAGCAAAATCTGAAACACGAACTACACTATCATGTGTAGCACAATTAAATTTACTTTCTGTAGCCATTTGAGGTATCCTCCTTTATAAATTACTCTTTGCCTTGATTTGCTTTAATTTCATTCTCTGTAGTTAAAGCACGACCAACTAATCCAGCTTGAGTAGTGATAGCAGTAATATATGCTTCACCAGTCTCAGCTGCCGCATTAGTAGTCTTAGGTGTCTCCAAAACTGTACCCAAAGTATTAAAGTAATTTAACATATTTTTTAAAGGAGATAAATCAGAGGCGTCCTTGTAAACTTCAAGATCGCTTGCTCTGATTACACTATCAATGGTTCCACAGTTAAATGTACTTTCTCTTGTTACTGTTGCCATTTTTAATCTCCTCTCTGAATTAGTGAGCCATTACAGTATCCCACTTAACCTTAGCTGCTTCATTATCCTCAAGAACTTGAATTACGCAAAGCACTTTCTTTGTCTGATCAAAGTAAGTATATCCTGGAAATGCATCCATCGTGAATGTAAATGTTGAAGGATCTCCAGAACTAGCCATTGTAAATGTAAAGTTAGATTGAATCTTAACATTTGGTAAAGTAAGAATAGCAGGCATATCAACACCAGTATCCTGACGTCTAAATAATGTATCAGCTTCAACATAGTAATATCCAGCGAAGTTCTCTGCATCAATCTGAATCTCAGAAATAGAATCAGCATTACGTGCAACATAGTAATCTACAATTACAGTTTGACCAACATATTTTTCATCTACTGTAATTTTACCTGTAGCAGTTTTAATAGTAACCTTATTTGGATCCTCGCCTTCTTCTGTTGTTACAATATCAACAGATTTAGCAGGAATAACCTTACCATTAGCAGAACCGTCTTCCTCAGCTTCAAGAATGAATAATGGAGCATTCAAGCAAAGTTCTTCATTTGCGCCAAGGGCATCTGTTAAATCAATAACACCATTTGTATCTACAAGAACATTTGTAGTAACATGTGCATTAACCTTTTCTTTAGATTCACCCTTAATAAGACCCGCACCAGAAAGAATAGAGAATCCAATAGGTGAAAGTAATGCATCTTCTACAGTAAAAGTAAGAGTTTTCTCACCTTCCCAAGCGATCAAACGAGAATTACCACGTCCACCAGTAGCATACACTGTAGTAGCAGCTCCTTCAAGAGTAGAAGTCTTAGCTGTATCAATATAAAGAACTGGCTGCTTTGCTTGAAATTCTGTATTACCAATTTTTACTGCGGTCTTAGCTCTAAATACTACGTTCGCAATCTCGCGCACACCAAATTTCATAGTTTTTTCCTCCTTAAAATTTTAAACAAATAATATATTATTTCTTCTTTTCTTTTAAGTCCTTCATCCAATTCTCTGGTTCATCCATACCAGTTGCACCAGCCATACGTGCTTGATTAAAGAACTCCCAAGAAGTAAATAACTCATATCTTTCCATCTGATCATTGATTTGATAGACAGTATATTGTAATACTTGGTCAAGCGGCAACTGTAAGGCAACTGCTAGAATAGAAGCATAACGACTATATATAGCAATACGTTCTGTATCTTGCCCTTTTTGCTTTGCCAATTGCTCTCTTCGTTTTTTAAATTTCTCAGCTAATTCTTTAGCTTTTGGACCACCTGGATTATATTCCGTATTTGCATTTTCTTTGTTTAAACAAAATATTTCAATAATTAATTGTTTAAACTCTTTAAAATTTATTATATTAATTGTTTTAGGAATATCTCCATCTTTTTGTAATACTATGGCATTTTCTTGAAATGCAATTTGATAGTCCGGAAAAATTAATGAAAGAACAAATAAAGCTGCATTAATTCTTTCTTCCATTTCTGGATCATTAATACCTTGACCTAATATTGACATAAATATCTCAAAATCATCCACATCTTCTAAACGACTTTTGTCCAAATCAGATAATTTATTTTTAGAAAAATTTAACATATCAATTCCTATAAAGAAATTTCTTTCATTAATTAATCCTATTTCTTTTAAAGTAGGAGGATGAATTGTAATTTGCGCTTCTGGAAATGGAATATCTTGTCCACTTAATAATAATAAATCATCTGCAAACATTCTTAATCATCTTCCCTTAAAGGTATTTTATCATCACTACCATGAATAGCTTGATAAACTAATGAATATCCTTTATAATCATCTGAAATAGACAACATACTAGCGCCCGCCAATTGAAAAGTACCTATACCAGTTAATTTACTATTTTGTAATATACCATCAATATATCCTGCAATTTTTAAAGGACGAAGGCGGAAATCACCTAAATCCCATAAATCTAGATGACAAATTATATCAATAGTAAATAAACAATCCCTAAATTGAGGATTTGTTGCATTTGGTGTATAATTATCACTTGTTAAAATTAAAAAATTTTTTTTCTCATCAAATTCTTTTAAACAAACTCTAGGAACATTGATAAGATATCCATTCTTTTTTAACCAAGCGGGCGTTACTTTATCAATTACCTTCTTATATTCTGGCTTTTGATAATTATCTAAACAATCATTGGTATTAACTACTAATAAACTTTTTAATATGTCACTATATGGTTTAGATTCTATGAATAATTTTCGCAAAACGATATCAGTATCCTTTTCAGCAGATAAAAAAGATGACTGAAAAGGTTTCATAGCTAAATTTCTAATCATTTTACTTTCTCCTTTTATATCTTTTTTATATTAAATAGATTTAATGTTTATGACCAAACTATCTATTACTTGACCTCCATAATTATAAGTTAAAATAGTAGTACCACTTTTACCAGTAACCGCTTCTATTTTAACCTTATTACCATTATTTTCAATAACTTTTAATTTTTTATTACTTAAAGTCCATTCACCTTTTAATGTTCCACCAAACTTATAATCAATAGAATATTCAGCAGTATCATAGGCATAAATTTCAGTTGGACCTTGTATTGTTGATTGTTGCGGTTCAGGTTTTTCTTGTTCGCTACGAATTGATTCTGCAATTTCCTCTTTATAGTATTCTTTTGCTTCAACTCTTATAATACCATCTCCCGCATACCAATTTATACCTTGTACTTGATATGGTAACCCATCTATTTTAAAAATAGTAAAACGATGAAAAAAATCAATAGTTTCTTCATTTTTAGTAATAAACATTTCAATATTATAATTTAATTTACTTATTAATGAAACATTTGCTGTATTCCATTCAATTTTTTGTTCTTGTGGTCCTCTAATATACACTGGATATTTAGAACCACCTAAATCTGCTTCTGCTTCACATTGGCGACAGTCCGCCATAAAATAGGCTATTTCATGAATATCTTGTAAATAAATTAACCATTTACTATTATTCTCCACCCAAGTAAATATATCACCATTATGAATATTAGTATCTACTTTTCCATCACTTGTTTTTATATTCTTTCTAGTATCATTAAGATCAACAGCTTGATAAGGGATAGATAAAATAGAAGAATGATAATCAATATTGGCTTTATCTGGATTTAATAAACATCTAAATCTTTGTCCTTGACTATTTTCTAATGTAATAGTTTGATAAGAACGATTAATAGAAGTCTCTAAACTCCATAATTTATCTTTAATCATTCTATCTTGTATATGTCTACCACCGCGATAATTTAATCTTGTTTCCATATTAGTTAAGTATGACATAATTTATTCACCATACTATTCAAAATATTTAAACATTCAAAAATTGTTCGTCTAAATAGAAAAAAATCATCATTGGATGTTAAATAGAATAGTCCTTCCAATTTACATATTAAAATAAATAAAGGTTCTTCAAATTGATGTGCTATATCACGCATACCTACAAGTTCAACTAATAAAGTTTCTAACGGTTTTTCCCAATCTACTCCATCTTCCCTATTACACAAAAGATGATAAACTGAATTAGTAATTCTTTTTAAAGTATCTTCTAAAATTTTTGAATCTAATGTTATTAATAATTTCAAGGTCTATCACCAACCTTATACAATGGACGCATTTTCATTATATCACCAAAAGTAGATTGCATAATACCTGTATTTGGATCTTTGCGGCGACGTTTATATAATCTTTGTAAATGAAAACCCTGCTCTTTATATCTAGCCTTTAACTCTTGCAATTTACTCATATGATTAGCTTGTGAAGTGAATTTAAAATCAGAACCACTAAATTTTTCTCGAGTTAAATCAACAGAAGCTAATTGTTGGTCAAACCAAGGTTGCATCATATAAGTTGCTAAAATATTAATTTCTTCTTTTGTTAATGATATGTTAAAACAACTAGATTCTTCATCATAATCTGTTAAATCTTGTCTAGGAAATTCAAATAACTGAATAGCCGCTTCCAAATAATCTTGACAAGCGGCTTCAGTTTGTTCTCTATTTAATTCCATAAACATATCATCTGTAATTAGAGAAAAAAATACTTTATAAACCGCAGAGAAAGGTGTGTTTTGATTATTGTCCATAACATACCCCTCCATATATTTTTAACCTACTACATTATATTTACGAACCGGTGCGGTAGATGCTGCCTCTTCATGAGCTATAGGAGCTGCTTTACGTGCATTAGGAGCAGGCGCTACCGTATCTTTTCCATCATCTGCTAAAAGTTCAATGGCTTTTGTTACATTAAAATGCAGTTTCTGTAAAATTAAATCTCTTTTAGCTACATCATTTAATTTTGTATCTACTGCCATATTTTTTAAAGCTTCTTTCATACCATCTGGCGCAAAATTTAAAAAGTCTTCTAATTGAGCCAATGATCCTTTCGGTGAAAGTAAAGTTTTAATATCTTCTGTTGTATAATAATACTCTGGCTCTACTACTCCAAGAATTTCTTCAATAGCTTCTTTATTATCCATAGCAAGATAATTATTAAGCAAAGCCATTCCGCCGGGTTCATAAGAAAGCTTCCTTACCTCTTCCATTGTAACTTTTTTAATCTCATTAGGCTGAAATGTTCTAACAAGATTATTCATATCTGGTACCGTATATACCACTGTTCCATTAACAGTATTTCTTAATTTAATAATTTCACTATCATTTAACATAGTATCTCTCCTTTTATATCCTAAAAAAATAATGGGGAAGATTTTATATCTTCCCCATATTTAGTTTATATTAATTAGCTGATGTAGAACCAGAAATTGTAATATTAGTTGAACCATTATAATCAAGACTGTTATCTACATATACACCAAGATTAGAAGTAAATAGAGCTGTTACACCCATCTTCTTATATGCCTGAATTTCTCTTGAGTAATCAGAGTTCTCAAACTCACGAACAATTGTCTGACCCTCAAAAGCAATCTTAACAGGCTTCTCAGCACCACTAGGAATAACCCAAGCATAACGTGGATCAATTACCTTAGTATTATTCTGCTCATCTTCAAAAGACTGTGGTAATACAATTACCTGATGTCCCTTGTATGTAGCAAAATATCCATTCTGCCAATACTGCTCTTTCATATTATCAGACCAAGCAGCATAATTATTATTCGCTGAACCAAGAGGTAACATCTTAGCTGCGAACTCAAAAGTACAATAAATAACACCCTTTGAACCATAAGAATCAACAATAGCAAGTAACTTATCCATTGCAGACTCTACAAAAGAACTACCTACAACCTTATTAGCTGTTGGAAGTGTTTCTACAGCTGCCTTTAAAGCACGCTCAATTTCAAGGTATACACACTCGTCAAGACCTTCCATAAGAATATCTAGTACATCACTAAACTCAACGCGGCCATCAAGGAACTCCTCGAAACCAATCTGAGCAGCACCACCAAATGCTGATGTCTCAACTTCATAGCTCTTACCATCAAGTTTGAATACCTCGTAAATACCAGCTAAACCAACTTTAGTAATGAACTGCTTAGCTCTACGCTTAGAAGCTGCTGTAATCTTCTGTGTAAAGATAGGTTTTGTACCCTGAGCAAACTGCTTTGTCTCAGCAAACATACCATACTGATCAAGTACTTTCTGTGGAAGTACATCATCAATAGTCTCTTCCATAATCTGGAAAATTAAATTTTTATTCTCGCGGTAAAGTGAATATGTACCTGCAAGACTGTTCAACTCTGAACGTAATGTATCATTTAGCTCTTTATAACCAAAGCTTTCTCCTGCAAAAGAATATTTAATCTTGTTAGAAGGATCAGCCTTAGCTGTAGTTTTAGCTAATGTTAATAAATTCTTTCTATCTAAAGCCATTTTTCTTATCCTCCTAATTATTTAATTCTTTGAATTTTAACTGCTGGCTGACCATCTGGCATTGTAAAAGTTTTCTTATGATCAATTTGCCATACCATATCTGCTGTATCAATATCTGCATCTTCACATTTCTCAAGGAATCCCTCAGCATTAACTTTAAGATATTTGGTAGTTGTATCTAACTCATCTGCTGTTGTAGTTGCAGCATAGTTATCTTTTGCGGCTACCTTTAAAGTATTTGTAATCATAATATCACCAACATTGGTCTTAACAACACGTGGTACCATTTGACCTGCGAAAGCACCTAGTCCGTTATGTTTAATTGTAGTAGATCCTGGTGTAAAAGCTGATTTAACCATAGCGTAATCTTTATACATCTGCTCACGCTCGTCATATAGCTTAATTTCATTATAAACCATCATCCACTCGCCCTTACCAGTCTTATTAACTTCCTCATTGGCATAATCATATTTAACAAACTCACCATTTTCAAGCTGATCAATAGTATCAGCAGCTGGAAGTTGAGCATAAATCTGTCTTGATCTCTGGAAGGACATATGCGTAGGCTCGACTTGACCGTAACCAAAACGACCTTTATCTACCTTTGTAAAAGCTTTCCAATTAGCTCCCATTTTGTGTTTCCTCCTATAAATAAATTTTTAATTACTGACTATCTCTAGTTCTTTTAACTGCGGCAACCCATGCTGGTACATTATCACTATTATTACTATCATCTAGTGAATAAGTAACTGCTGGATTATCATTTTTCTTAGTAGGCTCTTCATCAAGAGAAAAGTTTACTTTCTTACGTACGCAGATTACAGATAATTCTTTTTCAATATCATCTAAAGAATATTTATCAATATTCTCTGTAACTTCTTTTTTATCTTCATCAGATAGCATATAGAAGCTTTCAATCATCTGCATTTTCTTTTCATTTTCAATACCCTTCTGATATTTTAATAAAACTTCATATTCAGACTGTAATTTATCAAATTTTGATGATAACTCTGCATATTGAACTGCATAATCTGTCTTTTTATCTTTATCATCTTTAGAATCTTCTTTATTATCAGTTGAATCTTTAGAATTATCATCTGTCGTAGAATCTTCTTTTTTATCTGTATTAGACTTTTCAGATTTGTCCTCATCCTCTTTTTTAAATTCGGCTGCAGGCGCCTCTACGATTGGCTCAGAATCAGTTACTGTAGGCTCTTCTACTACTGGATTTTCAACAACTGTTGGCTCCTGTACTACAGGCTCTTCCGTGGTAACTGTCTTTTCATTCTCGTTAGCCATTTCTTCTCCTCCTTTTAAAGCATATGTTAATTGTGACATCATAGAGTATAATGTCTTAATAACATTTTCATTATTATTTTCTTTTTTAGAAAATTTAGCACTGATATTTGGTGCGGTAATACTAGCTCCCTCAAAACAAGGCTCAATATCATCACCCAAAATACAAAGCTTAGAAAACATTCCATCACTTATTATAAAATACTCCATATCATCTGAAGCACTATAATCCCATTTACCTTCCATGGTTTTTTCGTCAATTTCCATAGATTGAGATTTGCCCTCATCTACAACTGACTGACATTCCTCATACTGTCCAGTCCACAAATATCCTTCTGTCATTAAATATTCACGTTCAATTTCTTCACCAAAATCATTGGTATCAACAAATTTCTGGAACCATACTTTTGCATCTGGTGCAACAAAACCATAAGGCTGTGTTTCTACATTAAAATGTATTCCATCTGCGTCTATGGTAATTTTCTCACCATGATCACGAAAATCTCCTACATCCTCTTTATAACAACCTACAATGGGATTACCTCTTAAAGTCTTAGCCATATCTGTGGCAACATCTTTTGTCATCATTGTTCTATTTCTATTTTTGCCCAAATACATAACTTTAATTTCACATTTGGAAATCATTGGACTTATATCAAGAGGCTCTAAGTTAATAAATTCCGGATTGTCTAAAGTAGCAACAGACTGATGCATACTATATACCTCCTTGAAAATTTTTAACTATTATTTATTTATTTTTAAGCTTATTAAATTTTTCAAATTTGTCCTAAGATTGTGATTCTTCATTCTGTAAAGTTTTTGTAGCCTTATCTTCATCTTCTTTTTTAGGGCGGCCACCTTTATTATTACTATCTGTAGCAGTTGCTTTTCCGCTCATTGTATTAGAAGTCATAGGCGGTACTAATTTTTCTGCTAATCCCAAAACATCATTTTCAAATGTCATTGTAGCTAATATTGAGCTTTGGCTCTGACCTAGAGCTAATTGAGGAAAGATTTTAGAATATCCCATTTGAGTATTTTCTTTATATAATTTTGCTAATTCTTTATAATTATAAATTGTTGTTGGTAAAATATCTGCTCTAATATAAAATTTCTTTGGACTTTTGTTATATTGTATTAATAATGTATTTATGAAATATTTAAACTGCTCAATCATTGTACTCATAGCAGCTTCATCGTTTGCAATAGAATATTGTAAAGCAATATTACCAGTTGCATTAAATTGTAATTGAGAAACACCAGCATCATTAAATACTGCACGTTCAACTTTTTCTAATTCGTCATTATTAGCTGAAGTTGTAGAATCTGACATATCTGCTACATCTACTTCTGCAAAAGTAGTTAATACATCAATACCAATAGCCTTCGCTAACATCGCAACCGCATTATTATGTAGCTGTTGCATTTCATCAATATCAAAAAGTAGTTCGCCATTCTTGTCTAATGGCATTCTTTGAATAATTAATTTTAATAATTTCTGTTCCATCTTGCGGCGATCAAGGTCCTTTGCTGCATCTAAATCAATAATATCTGGAATAACTGAAATAAATGGAGGAAAATCGCAACCATTAAAATTAAACTTAACTGCTTTTGCTACATCAAGCATAAACCATCCTGATTCATCTCCAGGATATTCAGCAGGTAATTTATTGGCTTTATATAAATTCCATCCTTTTTGAAATTCAGAACCAAATAATTTTAACATTTTGTTACGTTGGTCTTCACTTCTAAAAGCGTCATTAAAATATTTCATATTTATTTCAACAACTGGAAAATTACCTTGCTTAAATCTACTTCTACAATAAGATACAGGTAATTCTTGGATAATTACTTTATCTTTTAAAATAATTTTATATCCATAGTAACAACCATTTTTCATAACTTTTAAGGCAACATCACCAAAAAATTCTTTTAAATAACTATTATCTAAAAAGTATAAAGCTTCATTAAAAGTTTTGGTTACTCTATCAACTACTTTTGTATTAGTTGAATCTGCAATATAAGGTGTTATATACCAATCATATTTATATAAATATGCCATATACCTACATAAACGAGCATAGATACCAGATACCCTAAAAAAGAAATTTGAGATTTCTCTTAGTAAAGGATAATCTTTTTGATCAATAGCTCTAAGAATGGTTTCTTTATCAGAAAGCATAGGATTAGCATCACGTAAATCTCCTAGGGTATATACAGCATCTTCTAAGATTTTTGCGCCTACCTTAATCTTGGTATAATCAACAGGAGCGTCAGTAAAAGGTGAATAAGGTTCTTTACGTTCCATATTTATTGCGAAGCCTTTTTGTTTGATTCTTGTTTTTCTATCAATCAAAAATCTAGCACCTCACTTTTATTATATTATATCAAAAATTTTCGTATTAGTCAACTTTTACTTAAATTTAAGTAATTTAATACCCCGCTCTACGAAATATATAGTCGTAATTAATGAGTTCTTCATCAAGGTAAGGAATTTCAATAAGTTTAATATTATGCGCGCGGCAATACCCTCTTTTTTTATTGTCATTAAATTGTTGTTTAGCTAATCCAGAGCGACCACCAAATTTTGATTTGGCAATATAATGTTGGATACCTTGATATTCAATTAAAAAATCTATATCGCCCTCATCATCAAAAACAGCAAAATCAAATCGAAGTGGGCGTCCACTTGAACTAATTAAATCTGGAAAACTATATTCTTCTTTAAAGTCAACACCTGCCGCATTTAATATATCTTCTATTTTTATTTCTCCTCTACTTGCTCTCATTATTTCACCTCCATAAAAATAAAGTAAAAGTAATATTCTAATCATAAAATATTACTCTTACCTTAATTGTATTTTTTATTTTTGTCCTTCCATTTAGTTCATAAACATTAAATCACCAATATTAAATTTCTTACGTTTTTTTGCAGAATCTTCCTGTTGCTTAATATAATATAAACCATAAATAAATGCTGAAAATTTATCTTTTTTAATAGCTTTTGAATCTTGTTTTAATATAATATTAATACCTTCATTCTCTTCAATTAAGTTCATCATTTGTTCTTTAAGTGCAGTAGTTAATATAAATGGTCTTAATCGTTCTGTAATTTGACTATTAGTCATTACTTGTCCTAATTTGGTTTTAATCAATTTAGATTTTGCAGTAGCTTCATCTATTAAGAATTTAACCTTACCGCTATACATTTGCACCTTTGCATATGAATACATCTCTGTATTAATTGGCGCATTAGCTTTAATTAAATATAATGCATTTGGTACTGTATCTCCTGTCCGCATCTTGCGATATTTACCATCATCATCATTCTCTACTCCAAAAGGTGGCAAATATTCTCCAGATTCTGGATCTTCTTGACCAATTACTAAGAAATCTACTAATCCAGCACCTACGCCATTTGCATCAATAGCAACAACTCTAGCTTTATATTGAAAATATAATTTTTTAATATTAATTGCCTGTTGCTCAAAATGTTCTGCACTATAAGTATAAATATTGACCAATGATTTTAAAGCTGCGCCATTAGGTTGCGGAGTTACTTTAAATACACAAATCTCAGTAGTACAATCAAATCTACCTACATCAACTCCTAACACATAATAGGCTGAATGCGATGACCTTGCACTAAACTCATTTTCTGGTTGCAGTAATACACGATGTTTATCAAAATTTTCAGCAGAATAAAATGCATTTTCCGCATCTCCAGACCACATAGATCTATACTCACGATCAAACGATTCTTCATTATAAGTTCCTGCCATTTTAAGCTGCTCTACAAAATCTTCATCTAATAGTCCTTCTGTAATAGGAGTTTCATACGTTCCGCCCATTATCATTACTTCATCTGGGTCAATAAGAGATTGAATCAATAATTCAATTAATTTTTGATATGCAAATGAGTTCTTAAATCCCGCAGTTGTAATATACACTTGAGATTTATTAACGACTTCAGTTTTATCTCTTGTACCATCTGGCAATAATCTATTAACATTCGTAGTAGGTATAATGATTTCATTTAATGCAGTTTGATCAATTAATACACACTCCTCCATTAATCCACCTGTTCTACGTTGTCCTCTTGATCGTTCAGTCGCCGCCAAAATATCTATTTCAGAGCCATTTTTAAATTTATAATGAACATCATTTTTAGTTTTCTTAGTTTCACCGCGTTCAAGTTTTAACTCATTACTAAATGCGGGTATGAGCTTACATATTTCTTCAATCTTGCTTACAGTGATTGACGCAGCTTGCTCTTTACCGCCTGTAGTTACGAATAAATGACTCCCCGGGAATAATATTGCTCTTAACATTAAAACCATCATGGATAAGAACGACTTTGAATAGGCACGTGGAAAAGTAGCATAAACGTACCTATGTCGCATAACTATTCTAATAAAAATTCGCTGATAAAAATAAAACTTAAATTTACTATCGGGTCCTTTAATAAAATCTACGAATAAATCTGGATATTCTCTATAAAAACTAATTTGAGTTCTTAAATTATCTAATTGAGCTGATAAACGTTCTTCAGACATTCCTTGTTTCTTTTGATCTTTTGCTTGAGAAAGATCTAATAATGCTTGTAAGCTCATTATTATACCTCCTTATTGTCAAAAGTAGAAGTTAATTCATTATCTATTTCTTGCTGTTCACGTATATCATTTACATGCTCTATAATATCTTCATCAGAAATATCTGGTGCTTCTTTTCCTTGTGCTTTAGCTTCTTCCTCCATTTTCTTTTTTGCGTCTGCTGCCTTACGTTGATCAAGATAATTTTCAATTTGACGAGCAAGAGAAGTATCAGCATAAACTAAGGATTTAGTATATTCTTTTAAGTCTTTAATAACTTTATCAATAATATCATAATTCTCTTCAATTTGATAGCGTGGAATGCGGCCGCCTTGCTCTTCACAATAGGCAACTAAGTTACCAACACAATCAACAAAATCACCTTTTTCATCTTTATTTTGTGCAGCAGTAAATTTAGCCGATTTACGCATAGAATCTAGTACCCTTGATAATTTTTGGAAACCCTCAATATCATTCATGTCCAAAGCTTGATTTGCTTTTAAATTGGTTTTACAGATTAATTTTAATGTATTAATAGAATCTGCATCTTGTATATCAAAAGAATTAAACATTTCACTATAAAATTTCTCTAATTCAATCCATTCACTTGGCTTATATAAAGTTCCCCATTTCATAGCAAGATAAAGTTTATCTTCTGGGGTTAAATCTCCTGCTGGATCTACAAATTGATCTAAAATATTATTATCAACTTGTGTATTCATAAAAGCATCATTGGGTGTTAAACTACCATTACCTATCATTTGTGTATAAACAGTTTCTTGTTCAGAATCTTTTTTATATTGTGCGGCAGTACCTAAACGAGTACGATACTCTGCTTCATTAATCATTCCTGCTTGATAAGCATCTTCAATTTGTGCATCTTGTAATGCCGCTTCAGGATGTTCTTCTAAATATTGTTTTTTATTTGCTTCTTCTTCTGCTCTAACCTTTTCTGTATCAGCCCAAGTTTTATCTCTCCATTGTTTTAATCTCATTTTAGAGAAATATTTACCAAGAACTACACTCATTTTTTTAGGATCTTTAGCATATTGCTCATCTCGCAACATGTTCCATTGTACTTCACTATAAGGTACATCTGCTTTCTGTAAAATCCACATAAAAGACTCTGGATCAAAACAATCTAAATGCATAGTAGTACATTTTTTACATAGTTCAAATGCGGAACCATCTTTTAAATGATAAAAACCTGTTTTATCAGTAAGCATTTTACCGCATTTAGGGCATTGCCGCTTTTCCATAGTAGCTGCCATATTATCACTCCTTTATTTAATTTCTTTTTATTTTCTTTTGATGAATTCCTTTATTTCTGCAATGCTTGCAAATACTATATAATCCATCTTTACTTGTTTTATTCTTTGAAAAAAATAAAGGGTCAGCTAACTTAATTTGCCCACAACGTGAACATCTTTTCCATTTACCATATTTTTGAGTTGTATAATACCAAGTTAAATATTCTTCTTTGAATTTATCTGCCATCATTTTAGGTAATTTCTTCCGCCATAATGAAGATATATATTCTACTGTATGGCTTACATTATAGTCACGCATTATATTATCTTTAATCTCAATATTAGAAATACCATCAATTTTATAAATAATAATATCTTTATACATTGGATACTCTTCAAAAGTTGATTCAACAAGAGCATCTAAAGATTCCATTAAATAATAGGCATCATTATGAAACTGTCCCCAAGCTTGTTCTTTTAATTTTGAATAATTGCATAATAATGCAGAAATATGAGAAGGATATACAAAAGAAATTAAACCATTAGAATGTAAATTATTATCTTTATCTACAATAATTGTTTCATCTAAATTTAATGTATTTACGCTTTTTACCGCATTAGTTACATACATTTGAGGTTTATAAGTATTTTTAATAACATATTGATCTTGATACATTTGTATTAATTGTTTTTTTAATAAGAATTTTTTCTTACCGGTCGCCGCTTTAAATTGCTCTTCAACATTTTTAATTTCATCTGTTAATTCCTTAAGTGCGGGAATTTCTTCTATATCTTTTGGTGTAATACTTGTTGCAGGCATAAATATAATATTTTTATCATTTGCTATCATATTATATATACCATCTTCGCCATTTTCCAATTTAGAAATAAGACCTTGAAAAGATGTTTCACGTACTTTAATACGTTTAGATCTATTATCAGTAATAATCTTTTTTTGTTTACGTTCTTCTTTATCTAATGCGAATATAATATAATCGCTTAATATTTCTAAATATCTTGGCGTCTTTTGCTCTTGCGGCAGCTCTTCTAATAATTTACGTACAAATTCTGTACGCTCCGCCGCACTTTCAAGACTAAAATCTAGTTTCATTGTAAGTTGTTCTCCTTTCTATGATTCCTTACGCTTTTATTATAGCAAAATTTTTGGATTTTGTCAAAATTAATTAAAGTTGAGAATTTTAAAAATTTTTGTTATAATAAATATAGAAAATAAAAGTAAGGGTGAATAATTATGAGAAAAAAATTTTTAATTGGCGTACTAAGTATAGTAATATTAAGTGGATTAACTGGATGTACTAATAATGATTTACATAATCATGAAACAATAGTAGCATATGGAAAATCAATATTTAGAGATGATGATATTAATATCAATCTTAAAAAAGGATATTGGATAAAAGATTATACTATTGATTATGATAAAGGACAAGTAATTATAAATTTAGAAAAGGAGAATAATAATGAAAAAGATAATTAAGGCAGTATGTACGTTAGGATTAAGTTGTATGTTAGCATTTGGATTGACTGGATGCGCTTCATGGAGTCGTGCTTGGACAGATATTAAAAGTGATGTTAGTGGTGGACTCAATAGAACAATAACTGTTTATACTGCGGATGGTAAGGTGCTTGCACAATTTAAAGGTAAAATTGATATTGAAACCAATGATGGTAGCTATGTTAAATTTGATTATTATGGTAGGAGATATATTTATTATAATTGTTTTGTAGAAACAATAGGAGACAAATAATGTATAAACAAATTATTATAGCAAGAAAAGATTTGAATATGTCACCTGGAAAATTAGCTGCACAAGTTAGTCATGGTTCTATGGCATTTTTAACATCTATAATTAGAGAACATACAATTCCAATTTATAATGAAGCAATTGGGCGGACATGGGATATTTGTGATCGAGATAAGCCACAATATTATAAACATTCAGATCTTAATGAATTTGCAGCTGCCGCACGGAAAGAAGGTAAAGGAATATTTTATTATAAACCTTTAAATCCCAATGCTCCATATGGAACACAAGTAAGATGTGATGAACCAACTATCAAAGAATATTATACAAAATTTACTATTGATAAAGATTTATACGAGCAATGGATTAATGGAGAATTTACAAAATGTGTTCTTCAAGCTAAAAATAAAAATCAATTATTAAAAGCCAAAACTATGGCTGAAGAGCTAGGAATGATTGAAGGTCAAGATTTCTGGCTTATAAAAGATAACTGTCGCACCGAATTAGAACCTGAAGAAGATGGTAGGACACTTACTGTAATTGGTTTTAGACCAATGGATAGTAAGATTATTAATCAAATTGGGAAAAAATATCACTTATATGTATAAGAATAATATTATATATTAGGCATTGGAGGCGTGAATGAGAAACTTTTATAGTGGTATCAGTAATGATAAAACACAATTTTTGATAAATATGAATTGGTATAATGACAATGATGTAGAAGCTTGTTTTAACCTTAGTAAAAACTTTCATGGATTGCCTAAAAAATGCAGTATTGAAAAAAATAATTTTGAATTAATATATTTAAAATTTGAATGGATCGGTAATACATATTACCCACAAAAAAGTGATAAAAATAAAGGACAACCAATTAGAGTATATAAAATTAAAATGTAAATAATAAATATATAATTTTAAATAGGAGGATAATAATATGAAAGCATATTTAGTAGAGCAACCTGCGCGTAATTGGTGCGAAGATTATGCAATGGTGATTATTGCAGAAGATGAACAGCATGCTGAAAGAAAAGCAAGAATAAGTTCAGATGATTTCAAGAAAAGTCAAGAAATTACTATTACAGAAATTGATATGAATAAAGAACAATGTGTTTTGAAAGCAAATACTGGCGCATAGGAGAATAACATCATGAGAACAGAAAATATAAAAGTAACATTTAAAATTCCAATTCCAGTTGATAAACCTAATTTAAACAGCATGGTATATTCTAAAGAAGCAATTAAAAATATACAGAATATTCCAATCGAGGTGTTAAACAATGATGGTCAATTTCTTCCTATTGGGATAGCACAAAAAGTTGAATTAATTGAAGATGAAAATAGTGTTTATATTACAGGGATTGGTCTTATTTGGGAATGTGACAAACAGATCAGAGTACAAGCTATTAATGAACTTATAGCAAAGTGTGAATCTGCTAAATTTGCAGACGATGATGAAACCGTACTTTCCGACATCCACCAGGGAGTGAATAGCGGATTAAGTATGGCTATACATTTTGCTAAAGAATTGAAGAGAGGTGAATAAAATGAATAAAGTTAAAGTAAATAGCTTAGAAATAATTGTACGAATGATAGATAACACACCTTATTATGAAGTGAAATACAGAGAAATTGATAAAAAAGATTATTTTATTGGGTATAGCTCATACAGTTTAAAGATTGTACTAGGGTTCATTGATGAGTGTTTTGAAATTGTTGAAAGTGATACACATACCAATGCTGACAGAATAAGGAATATGTCAAATGAAGAGTTGGCGGTTTTTCTTACAAAATTCAAAAATACATTTGGTGAAGAATATGAAGGAGAACAAAGTTGCTTAGATTGGTTGCAAGATGATAAAGATTATTAACTTTAAATGACATAAATTAGAAATATGAATGGTAAAGTATTTTATAATAAATAGCTATTTATTATAAAGATATAATGAAATAAAGGGAGGAATAATAATATGCCAGTCCATGATGAACTTGGTATTAGAATGAAAGAAAATTATGAAAATATTTCAAAAACTAAATTAATGCGAAGAACACCTGTCGCTATTAGAGTAGATGGAAAAGCTTTTCATACATTTACGCAAGGATTTCAGAAACCATTTGATGATCTTATGGTTAAAAGTATGCAAGCTACAATGAAATATATGTGTGAAAATATTCAAGGTTGCGTTCTTGGTTATACACAGTCAGATGAAATTACATTAATTCTTGTAGACTATAAAAAATTAAATTCTTCCGCTTGGTTTGATTATGAAGTTCAGAAACTTTGTAGCGTTGCCGCAAGTATGGCTACGATGGCATTTAATAGAATCTTTGCAGAAAAAGTAAAAGAATTTATATACAACGATGGTGAAAATTATGAAAACAATTCTGAAGAATATAGGCTATGCAGTGTATATAAGAACGCAGTAATAAAAGGCGCAATGTTCGATGCTCGTTGTTTCAATATTCCAAAAGAAGAAGTAACAAACTTGATATATTGGCGGCAGGTAGACGCTACAAGAAATAGTATTCAATCTGTTGGTCAGGCTTACTTTTCGCATAAAGAATTAGATAAGAAAAGTAGTGATATGATTCAGTGTATGCTTTTTGAAGAACGCGGCGTTAATTGGAATGATTATCCAACGCATTTAAAACGCGGCAGTTGCTGTGTAAAAAATAAAATTGTAATTAAATCTGATGGTGTTGTGGCAACCGCACAATTAAGAGATACAATGGCAAATAAAAATGGTTGGATTATTGATAATGAAATTCCTATTTTTAAAGGTGAGGGTAGAAAATATATTGATAATTTAATTTTTATTGGAGAGGATTAATAAATGAAAATAACAATATGTGATTGTTGTCAATGTCGTATTTCAGACAAAGATGAAACTTGGAAAATAACTATAGTTAATAATGAAGGACTAAGCTTTGTTGGCGGAGAACCTCATAAGGCGAAACAAAAGAAAAAGATAGATTTGTGCGCGGCGTGCGGGCGTCAGTTGCTTGAAAGCGCACAAAGGCAGGTGCAGCCGCATGAATAGAAAAGAATGGATTGGAATAATTGCCGCTATTATTTTAATGAGTGCTTTAATAGTTGGATTACTTGCTACTTATATTAATACTCATTATGCAAATAAGGTACAGGTAAATATTACAAAAATAGAATATATACCAGGACATGTATCATATACGGGGAAGAGTTTTGTTAATTTTCCTAGTAAAACTAGAATTTATTTTAAGTATGATGATATAGAATGGGATGATGATCTTGAAGGAGATAAAACTGATAAGTTTACTGTTGGGCAAATAACTACTGGTACAGCAATATATAGAAAGGAAGATAATTCAATAAGTAGGGTATATTTAGATGACGATTGATTATGAATATTATAAAGCACATAAGCAGGAAATTTTTGATATTTGTTGTATGCTTATTGAAGAGTTTGAAGAAAAACATCAAAAAATGATTGAGAAAGAAATTAAAAAATCGTTTGATTGTTTTGTTACGCAAAAACAATTTATGGCAGGATATCCAATGGATAAGATGGTAGATATTCGTGATTTGAAATTAAAGTAACTTTTGATCGTGATTTGAAATTAAAATAACTTTTGGACTGAGTTGTGTCGTGGCAATACCTCTTTTCTAAAATTAATTTAATTTTTTCCTAAAACCTACCCCCCGCCTAATGATAATATAACAAAAGAAAATATTTTTATCTTAGTAAAGATAATAAAATACAAGGCAATAGAAAATATCTTCTATTGCCTTTTAAAATGCTGTGAGGGGTAAAATGAATAGTACAAGATGTGGGGTTAAAAATAAGCGACGACTGTGATGAAAAGATACCCCCTAAATCGTCGGATGGTCAACTGCCTAGACCATCCGAATTTACAAATAATAACCTGGTTAGGCTTTTCTAACTCGAGTTAGGCAGGACTAACTGGGGTTAGGCTATCCTAATTCTGGTTAGTTATAACTAACTATTGTTCACCCTGACTAACTAAAGTTAATTGTATCTAACTTCAGTTAGTCTCACCTAACTCAATCGGATTTTATTTATAAATAAATTTTTATTTCCTACTTAATCTGTAGGAATACTATGTTATTGATTTTTATTTATAAATAAATTTTTATTTCCTAGTATTTCAGTAGGAATAATAGATTTAAGTTAGTTAAGACTAACTGCGGTTCACGGGGGCGAACCAACTAAAAATGTAGTATATAATGTATAGCACTGTCCTATTTTTGGGACTGTACTAAAAATGGGACACTATTAGAAACTACATTTATCAAGCCAAAACAACCGAGACCCGGACCTGTCCAGAATCTGGGACAGTCCGCTTTTTGGGACACTATGTACAAATTGCACAAAAGAAAAGTAACAGGCTGCCGCATTTTTGGTTATTTTGCCTATTGTATTTTATGCTCATTATGGTATAATGGTCTTACAGTAAAGGAAAGGCAAGCAACCGCCTATGGTAGTAAACCTACTTTGACAAAAGTAGCTTATTACTATAAAAGGCGGTTGTAACCTCTATTACAACTTGATAATGAAATAAAATTATGCTATAATATTTATAGAAAAATAAAAAGAAAGAGGTAGAAATTTATGAAAAAAACTATTTGTTTCGATATGGATGGTACTATTGCAGATTTCTATGGGGTAGAAAATTGGCTTGAATATCTAAAAAGTGAAAATCCATATCCATATATGGTAGCAAATCCACTTGTCAATATGTCAGCACTTGCAAGGGTACTAAACAATAGGCAGAAAAAAGGCTATAAACTTGTAATTATTTCGTGGTTGTCTAAAACAGGGAGCGAAAATTTTAATAATCTTGTAACAAATGCTAAAATATTATGGCTTAAAAAGCATTTACCATCCGTTGTATGGGATGAAATTCATATTTTACCATACGGAACACCAAAAGAAAATTATGGAGACGGCATTTTATTCGATGATGAAAAATCAAACCGTGACCATTGGGGCGGTACTGCTTATGATGTAAATAATATTTTAGAAATTTTAAAAAATTTATAAAAAATAGCTTGACAAAAATGTAATAGTATGATATTATAGATAATGTCAAGAGGGGATAACAAATGAGATTGAAACCCCTTTGACATTAGCTTGAAATTTTAATGAAAGAAAGAAAAGAGGTAATTTATTATGACAACAACTAGCAAAATTGACCGTAGAAAGAAGTATGTTATTGTATTGGATACTGAAACCTGTCCAGTAGATAGGTCTTTGAATAAGGTTCTCCCATCTAATATGTGGGCTTATGATATTGGGTTTGCAGTAGTAGATAAAAAGGGGAATGTGTATGAAACACGTTCTTTTGTAAATGCTGATATCTTTTTACAGGAAAAAGACTTAATGCAGTCCGCATATTACGCAAGTAAAATTCCTATGTATTGGGATGATATTAAGACAGGTAAACGGATTCTTACAAGTTTTTATAAAATCCGCCGTGAGTTATTGGCTTGTATTGAAAAATACAGGGTAACTGAAATTTATGCACACAATATGCGTTTTGATTATGGTACATTGAATAGCACACAACGCTGGATTTCCAAAAGTAAATATCGTTATTATTTCCCTTATGGAATGGTAATTTGTGATACTTTAAAAATGGCAAGGGATGTATTATCTCAAATGCCAACATATCGCAGATTTTGTGAGACTTATGGATTTTTGACCAAAACAGGCAGATTAAGTTATACAGCGGAAAATATTTTCCGCTTTATCACAAAAAATCCTGACTTTGTAGAAAGTCATACAGGGTTAGAGGATGTGCTTATTGAAAAAGAGATTTATGCTTATTGTGTAAAACAACACAAAAAAATGAGAAAATTGTGTTTTGGGGATTGACAAAAATGTAATAGTATGATATTATAGATAATGTCAAGAGGGGATAACAAATGAGATTGAAACCCCTCTGACACCAAAAAAAATAGCTTGACAAAAAAATAAAAATCTGATATACTTATATCAGTGACAAGGAAAAGTCATTAAAACCCAACGGTAGTAGAACCAATGGCGCAGATGGTCTTATAATAAGTCCACGCAAGGTGTGGCAACTCACAAAATCCATCCCGTTGTAAAAAGTAGGTAAATGGCTACAAGGGCTTAAAGAAGTAGTCGGAACGCCACTAGCCCATAACTAAAAAATATATTTTAAGAAAGAAAGAGGTAGATAGTTATGACAAACACAAAATTCACCAAAAGAAATGCACTGGAAACCTTGTTAGCACTGGACGCAGTAAAGGCAGATAATCGACTGGTAGCATATTGCGAGAACGAAATTAAGCTACTGGACAAAAAGAAAATGTCCAAAAGCAGTGCGCCTAGCAAGCGGCAGAAAGAGAACCTTGAAAAGGTTGTACCATCACTGAAAAAGGTACTTACAACAGTAGATAGAGCAACCGCTTCTCAGTTGGCGGAAATGGTAGCAACTGACACTGAGCTTGAAATTACAGCTCCACGCATTACCGCACAGTTGACCAAACTCAAGGAATCTGGTGAGGTTGTTAATGTAAAAGAAAAAGGTGTTAGTTGGTATTCATTGGCAGAGTAAAACAGGCGGACGGGGGCTATAAAAAGCCCCTTGCCTAACCAAGAGAAAGAAGAAAAGAGGTAAAAAGCATATGATAACAAAACAGGTCAAATTTTATGATAAAAAAGATAAAAGGTGGTGCGGTGGTATTATGATAGATGATCAGTATATTATCTGCGGTTGTTGTGGTTCAGTATTTAAGTGTGATAATTTCGCAACAGAAGAAATTGAACCGTATGATTATTGGGTAAATATTTCTGATGAAATTATTGGAAATTAGGGCTTGACAACAACATTTAATAGGTATATAATGGTTTTAGGATAAAGAAAAGGAGGATGTTTATATGAGATTTGTAACTTATGAAACCACCAATTTGACAAAAAACCGCTCCACCACATCATATGCAAAGGCGCAGGCGTGGCGAGAACATGGGGCAAAAGTTAAAGTAGTACTGAAAGAAGTAGGTACTCCAAACCCAAGACGCTAGCAACTACATAGGTCGGGGCGTGAGCCGCTAGGCGACTATATACTTAGTATGTCGCCGGCGGCGCATCCTCAACTGATTCGCGCCGTTTTTACATTTAACCTTCTATTATACCATAAATTTTACGATTTGTCAAGTGATAATTTTGCACAAATTTTTCCCAAAACCGCACTAAAATTTCGTCACTTTGTACAATACCGCCCGCCACTTTGTGCAATTTTCATAAAAATAAAAAATTTTTTTGTTCACATTTTCTAAACACTCTATGTTATAATGTATTTACAGTAAAGAAAGAGGTAAATACAATGAAAAAATTTTTTAATATTACAGAAAGTAATTATCAATTTAATATATTTGACCTAACTGCATTATTTACTATTTTGAATGTAGCTTTTATTATGTTAGGCTATTGGTTTGCTCCATTGTTTGGCTTAATAAATTGCGGAATTTGTCTTATAATAAATGTAAAAAATAAAGCTATGATAAATAATTATATTACACAAATTGCTTTGATTATTTTAAATTTATATTTTATGAAATAAAGCCCCCCCAGGGGCTTTTTATTTTTAGATAAGGGTCAATAAACTAAAAATGTAGTTTATAGTAAACAGCAGCAACTATAAATGTAGTATACGAGGGCGATCGCAAGTGCCCGAAAAATTATACCATAAACCCTTTGGTGTTGTCAAGTAAAATTTTGCACAAATTTTAATAAATTTTACACTCCTAAAACTATCACTTTGCACAATAGAAAAGATCATTTTGTGAAAATATCACAAAAATATTTTTCTCTTTTGGTAACATTTACCATCTATAATGTGGTATTATAATAGTGTCAAAAGGAAAAGACGGAATACACCACGATAGGTGAAAACAAAATCTTAAAAACCTATTGACAAAAGAAAAAGAATATGCTATAATGATTTTACAATAAAGAAAGAGGTGAGTGTTTATGATAAAAGACCTTGCAAATACACGTTGCGCGGAGTGTGCAGAACGTCAGAAAAAGAATGGTGTATTTATCTGCAATGAGTGTTTTGGTCAAAAATGCAACGATATTGACGATTGCCCATATGGTAATGACGCAATGGAAGTTGTAGAAGAAATGACCGAAAAGGCAAAGACCGCCGCAAAACATTATGAAAAGGCAGAGGGTAAAGAAAAGCGAGAACGTAAAGTAGAAAGAAAAGTAGACACCGCAAAACTTTCCATTATGGAAATCATAAATAAAGCCTTGACAGATAATGGAATATGTGGTACAATAGAAAAGGAATTATACTTACATTTTTCTACTGGCGGTGAGGATTACACGTTGAAACTCACAAAACATCGCAAAAAGAAAAAATAAGGCTTGACAGTTACAAAAAAATATGATATAATGTTTATAGAATAAAGGAAAAGGAAGTCAAGAAGAATGAAATAAAATAAAAGAAATTTAGGGCTTGACAAAACGACAACCTTTATGATATAATAATAAAAAATAAAAGAAAGAAAGAGGTAATGGACTATGGCAAAGGTAGAATTTACAAAGATGATGGCACTGGAGACACTCGCAAAGATTGACGCTGTAAAGGCAGATAAAAGACTTGCCAACTTTGTAGCGCACGAAATGGAGTTGCTTGCAAAGAAAAAGTCTAATAAGCCTAGCAAGAGACAGGAAGAGAATGAAAAGGTTCTTGTACCTGCAATCAAAGCTTTCCTTGCAACCGTAGACAAGGCAACGGCTTCTCAGATTGCCAATGGAGTGGCAACTGACACGGGGCTTGAGGTAACTGCTCCTAGGGTAACTGCCCAGCTTACAAAGCTGAAAAAGGCGAGTGAGGTTGTAAACACTAAGGAAAAGGGTGTTTCCTACTACTCTATTGCGGAGTAGTAGCCCAGTAAACAGGCGGATGGGGGCTATAAGCCCCCTACCGCATAAAAAGAAAAGGAGTAAACAGTTATGAAAATTATAAATAACAATACACCGATACCATTCAAAAATATTCCTGTAGGGGGTATCTTTCAATCTGACAAAAACCCTAATCTGCTTTTCATTAAAACGTATAACTTTTGGGATGAGGATGAACTGGAGTATAACGCCATAAATATTACATCGGGAAGTTTTGCTTGCATTGATATGGAAAAAATGTATTCTTATTTTCCTGACGTAGCTATATATTTGCAGGGGGTAGACAAGTGAAAAAAGAATACTTATACATAGGACATTATATAGATGTAAATGATAAATACGTCTTAAAAGTTGGAACTACAGATAACCCCAAAAGGAGACAAAAACAACATAACCGATATTATCCTAATGCAGATAAACACCCTATGAAACAAGGCACAACTTTCCAGTATGATTGGAAACATAAACTATCACACAATAATACATTGAAATATGAAACCTTGATAAAGGAGGATATAAAAGCGGCAGAGGTTGCAAAGTATGTTGCTAATGATAGATTTGTATTTGAAAAGAAACCCGATAAAATTTATTTGCAGATACGCAAAACGTGGGAGGTAGAATTGTGATAAGAAGTAAAGATAATGAAATGTACGAAATTATAAAAGAGGTTATTGTAAATGCAACTGCGGAAGGTGCTGACATTGAGTGGGGCGGAGGTTATAAAACAAAAGAAGTATTAGAATGGTTAGACACTAAACTAAAAGAATCATAACTTGCGTAAATGGTGAAAAAATTGAATTTTTTTCACCATTTTTTATATTTTTATAAACGAATTTCATAGTTTTTAGTTACTTTTGGTATTTATAAACTATATTTGTCGGAAAAATACACTATAAACTATATTTTTCGAGTAAAATTATCACGATATACTACATTTTTAGTATTTTTATGTGGTAAGGGGTTGACTTTTATGGCGGGCGGTGCGTTTTTAAGCATTTTGCGCCGAACATTATAGCACCCCTAGCCTCGGTATTTTTCTTCCCATATGCAAAATTTTCGTGCGTTCTAGTCACTTCCTAAAATTCATTGGGTAGCCGCATCTGAAAAAATTTCAATAGAAGAGACAATCCACAGACATATTTTTTGAGTAAAATCAACTAAAATTTTAATGCAGTTTAATCAAAATTTTTTGAGAAATATAAACCTTTTTTCGATAAATGTAGTTTTTATATAAACTAAGTTTATAATAAATAAACTATTATTAGCCAAAAGAAAAGAAATATATAAGTGCGGGCGGGGCGTGCTCCAGTGTGCGCAGCCGTACCTCGTCTTAGACCACCCCATATGGAATTTTTTCGTGCATTCTAGGGTGCTTGTTGATTTCTTACGTTTCCCGTAATTCAATTAAGGTTTGAGGTTTAGTAGTATTTTTTTTAATGCGGCAGCAGCTGCCTCAAACACATCTTAGGAATATGTATAAATACATCTTAGGAGGCTACCGCCGCAGATCATAAAACTTTTACTTTTCAATTATAAGACTCTTTAAAATTAAGTTTTTTAATGGTTTTTTAGTGTATTCCAATGCCTATTGAACCTGACAAGAAAACCATTAAATTGAAGCAATCAGGCTTCTGCTATTTACTTAACCAATCCTGAAAAACTAAATAATCCATCGAAAGTTTTGTCATATTCAATATATATATAAACCTGACAAAACTTTCGATGGAAAACGTAGATTTCCAAAGTCCAATAAGTAAATATTAGCGATAGTGATTGTCATATAGTTATTAACTAATTCTACTGGGGTATATTCAAAATGAATATACCCCTAGATCAAAATGAATATAGGGTATACCCAAAATTGGTATACTTTTAGTCAATTTTGAGTATAGATATGTAGAAGTAGTTGCGATAAATGCATTATATACAAACTCTCAGAACGTATTATAAGAGCCTGCTGCCGCTTGAATTTTATAAAAAATTATAGTATAATAATTATATATAATTATAGAAAGGAGGATAATCATGGAATCTGTTGAAAATCAGAAAATAGTTATAGTCAATAAAGCTACAACTGACAAGAACCATCCATACACGCCTATTAATATTGAAGTATTAAATAACGCTTTAACTACATTAAAGGGTAACGAATTTAAAGTGTGGATGTATATTGCTAAGAATCAAAATCAGTTTACTTTTGCTTTATCAAGTAAAGAAACATGTAGAATATGTAATATTTGTCGTTCTACATATGTTAGTGCTATTCATACTTTATTGGATAAAGGCTATTTAGTACCTAAAATAAATGAGAAGAATGTTTATATTTTTTATGAAGCGGGAAGTAATGATCCTGATGCTACTATTAAGATTAGTGAAAATAAAAAAGCAGAAATAGATTCTTTTCAGTTTTAAGTAAATCTATGGGGTTGTGTAAAATTTACACAGCCCTTAAATTTTAAATAAATATTCAAAAGCTTTAGAAAAAATCATGGTGTATCATCATGATAAGACATCTTTTTCTTCTGCTAATCACCGGGGGGTGTATAAAAATTAAACAAGGGTTGTATAAATTTTACACAAGGGGTTGTATAAATTTTACACAAGAAATATTATATATAATACAATATAATATACGGGTAGAAAACCCTATCGCTTCGCTCTAGGGCTTTGCTACCCTTAGACGAGTAGAATGTTTTGTCGCTTCGCTCCAAAACATTACTACTCTATGGGCCGGCGGGCGATGGCAGTACAATACACACTACCTTGCTTTGAAGAGGTTGGATATTGACGGGCTTACTATAAATGTAGTTTTTATATAGATTACATTTGTAGTATAGAAATTCATATACTTGATTTTGGTGAAAATTTTTGGCACCTCCAACTACTCATTTTTATTAAATTATTTATTTTTTTATAACGTCCAACCCACAATTTTCTATTATTTTATTAATCTCCAACCCACAATTTTTCACTCATTTTCTATGTACTTAACTCCGCCCGCTTAATTTTTAATGCATCTATACCTCCTATCCCTCTATTATTCATATTCCTACATACGAACGGATGAAAATTTCTCATGTCCACTCCAATCAAAATTTCACCCATTGCAATTATTCACTCTGTTCTACTCTTGCTCCATACTATATTGGATCGACAAATCTTTCCATATTATACTGGAGTGAACTTGAAAGATTTCTCGACCCAATAACTAACAATCCCTCTGAATATCAAACTCAATATATTATTTACTATCTCTTGACATTTTCTGATAATCCTTTAGTAATTAAAATTATATAAATATGACAAGATAAATGTTAATAATAATACTTTATCCTGTTTTTCAATTACATTTTAAATAACTTGTAAACAAATCTTTCCGGTATATATATTAGAGTAAACCGGAAAGATTTGTTTACAAGTTATCTAACACAGAAAGGAGAAATCAGAGTGTTAAAGACAAACACCATATATAATTTTAAAGATGTAATGGAAGAATTACATATTCCTTATTCTCAATGGCGCAGACGTAAGGAAGATCTTAAGGAATGGTTAAGTAACTTTTATGATTATGACATACAAGAAGGTCGTCCTATTACTTTTATTATTTATAAAATTTATGGAGAATATAAACCTCTACCAAGAAAAGCTTATAATAAAGCAAAAGCAACAAGAGAAGAAAAACAAAAAGATTATGAAAATTTCATTAAAAAAAGTATTCCAAAAGATTCATGGAAGATAACATCAAAAGTAGAAGAATCAAGACAAGCTATAGAAGATTTCGCATATGAAAAATATGGTCATGAAAGCCCTGAATCAGTAGCAAAATGCTATATAGGTCCAACAATGGAATCTACTTGTATCAAAAGTGAAAAGACAATATGGGTAAATTATAAAAATTATAAACCTTTAACAGAAGATCAATTAAAAGACTGGAAATCCATTCTCTTAGAAAATAAAATAGGCGAAAAGGAAGCGGCAAATGCTTTTTATAGACAATCAGAAGGAGAAGATATATCCAAAGAAATTGGTTTCTATAAAAAATCTTTAAGAGATTTCAAAGCAAAATACCAATTTTCACCTATCTTAGTATATGAGTGGCGGCAATCGTAGCCTTAGATGCATCTCAGCATAATGTTGAGATGCATTAAAAGACGCTACTCGCGCACAATTCTATCTTATCTATTGGTATACGAATAACATATGTATTAAATGAATAAACACTTAAAGCACCCGTCCGCAAATTAACAGAATAGACTTTATTTTCTTTACTTTTGAAATCTGTAACAATAAAATAATCATTTTCTATCAAGAAAATATCCCCAATATTAAATAATTGTATAGCAGTTAGTACTTTCTCATTCTCTTCTCCTAAAGTTTCATATATATGTAATTCTACTTTGCACTTCTTTACTTTTTCATCTTTTGATTTAAATGATAAAGCACCATTTGGACTTATAATATTATATACTCCTTCTACAGTATTATCATTTAAAATATCATAAATCTTCATATAAAGATTATTAAGTCCAGTAATAAACCATTCCCCAACTTGCAAATCTTCAAAACAAACACCGCTATCTTTATTTGGAACTATTGTATACTTCATTAATTAATCAATCTCCTTTGCAGTAAAATTTGTAATATGATCAGTAATATCAACTACTGCTCTTATACCAGCTAGAGGATTACTAATAACTTCTCCACCGCATAAATTAACTAATGCACCACAACTTCCAACACCATTTCTAACAACCATACAATAACTACTATCAGTCATTACTATATGTCCATTTGGAATTTCGCAAACATATACTGTAGGAACATATTTAGATAAATTAACAGCAATATCTAAAAAAAGTTCATATTTAGCTACTCCTATTGTTCTATCAATCAATCCAAATTTACCACTATTCACATTAACACAATTATAAACTTTTTCATCTTTAACAAAAGTTTTAATTTTAATAAAAATATCATTTGTTTTATTTGTTTTTATTGTAAAGAAATCACCTTCATCTAATTCATTAAAAGTTTTTCTTTTTTTTGCTTCAATTCTAATATTCATATTAAATAACCTCCGCATTTAAACAAGCACTATTTGTAACATCTCTTACTAAATTAGCAGTTAAAACATCATCATCCAATCTTCCATTTCTTAAATTAACTATTAAATTACGACCACATAAAACTAATGAAGTCGTTAAGTAATAATCTTTATTATGCATTATTATTCGTCCAGGAGCTATATCCTCAACTCTAACCTTAATATCCTGTTCTAAACTATGAGTTACTGTTATACTTGCTTTATATAATTGTATATCTACTTTTGAAGAATAAAGATAAGGCTTCCCACTTTTAATATCAATACAATTATATTTATGAAACTCTTCATCAATAAATTCATTAATATAAATAAATAACATAGATTTATCTTCTGATGAAAAAATATCACCCAGTTTTAATTGATCCAATAACAATTTACCCTTATTTTTAATCTTATATCTCATATTTAACCTCCTGCAAAATCAATTCTTAATTCTTGCTTACTCCAAAGCGGCAATCAGTAATTATCAATCCCCTCCCATAACCATTAATTGAAAAGCATCAGTAAAATTATAAACATAACTATGATGATCTTTTAAAGGTATAACAATTCCATTTCTTAAATTTGCTGCATAATCATTTCCATTTGAATCCATACGACTAAGAATTAACCAAAAATCTTTATCTTTAAAAATAACCTCCCCAGATATTAGATTTAAAACTTTCACAGAAGGAATAATTTCAACTCCATTTAATGAAAAAATACCTTCACAATGTACAGTTATTAACTTTACTTTTGCTTCATTTTCAAAATAAAATTCATTTCCATTTGCGGCAACACCATTAAAATCTTCTGTTTCTTCTACTTTAAGAATAGGGGTTGCTATTCCTTTAGAATCAATATCTAAGAACCAATCTCCTGGATTTAAATTTTTAAAAACAGTATCATTTTTACTTTTAACAAATTCATATTTCAATGCGGTAACTCCTTTCATTACAGTACAGTAACTTTTATTCTACTATTTAAATCAATTAATTTTTCATTTTTCTTAAATACTTCTATGCAACCATCATCCAAACAAACTGCATTTCCATATAACATATCTTCTGTATGAATATCTGCAATTTTCATATAAATCATTTGTGATGCTTCATTTCTCGCAAAAACTTCACCAACTTTTAAACTATTAAAAGCAACAACATCTATACTATGTTTATACTCAATCTTCACGACAAACAACCTCCGCTTTCACTCTTTTAACTAATCTATCATCACTTACATAACTAAATAATCCATTTTCTAATTCAAAACAATTTATTCTTGGCGAATTTTCTTCTGAAACCCCTTTAACTTTTTTAAAACAAGTACCAAAGCCCTTTACCATTAAAGGTCCATACTTTTTAGATCCTTCATCATAAGTCATAAAAGCTTCACCATTTCTAAGCATACCAAAACAAACTAAATCTTTCTTTTTAGGATATTTTACTTTCATATCATTACTCTCCTATTCTTCAACAAAAAAATAAACTCTATAAGTAGTTTCTTGACTTTTATATATTTCTATTGCTTTAAATAAATCTTCTAATGCATTATAAACTTTGTCAACAACATACTTAGCCCCATCAGAATTTGTAACTATTGTACTATATTCTCCAATAGTATAATTAGTACAAATATTACGCAGTACGTTTAAAGAAACTCCTTTTTCTCTTAAAACCCACATTTGATTAGATAACGCTTTAGTTATTTCAGAAACAGTAACTCTATCATTAATAACATAATCAATATATCCCATTTCATCTAAAGTCCAAGAGAAAAGTTTAATATCAACAATGCTATTAAAAGAAGTGCATATATTATTAAATTCTTCTGTAATAATTACTCTAACTTTTATTTTTTCTTTATCCATAGCGGCGATCTCTCCTTTTTTGTAACAAATATCATCTTCTTTTAAGACATCATTCTTTGCTACTTTCCGAAAACCATACATATCTATTTTCTTTTCCAATAATATGATTAAGAAATCCCATAAAATCTGCATCTTCTTTACTCAATACTTGTCCTCTTGTTTTATTTCTTAAATGATCACACATTCGTTTTACACTTACTTTACCATTGTGACATACTAATATAGGATTAATAGCAACAATCTTTTGCATCATATTATCAGAAACTCCAATATAAGATACCATAATTTCTTCTGCGCCATTTATAATATAACAATTATACATTATTTAAACCTCCTATTCTATTCATAAATTCCATAGCCTCTGATGCTGTAATTCTCACAAAAGCACCAGTATACATAGTTTCATCTGATAATGCTTCTTTAATATCATCATCTGTTGCATAACTACTAAAGACCATAAGTTCCCAATCTAATTCATCTACTTTTTCAACTAGAATATAAGGTGTCATATCATAATCCCTCTCTTTCTCTTTTCTATATATATTATATCAAAATTTTTAATAAAAATCAAAAAAGAACCTTTACATTTAAAGGTTCTCATCTATATCATCAATCAATAAAATAAGATCATCCATATTAAATAACACTCCACAAATAAAAACAAAAATTATAAGTTGCGGAAATGTTAATAGATTTATATGAGTTAATGCCATAATAGCCCAAAGAGCCATAGTATAAATAAAACTTTCTATTAATAAGCAAATTAAATATACAATATACCCAATAGCATAAAAAATATATCTAATTATTCTTGGTTTCATCATCTTTCTCCTTTTTACTTTCAAAAATATATGCAATAATTAAACATATAAGTAATATACAATACCATAATAAATTCCAACCATTACCAAATTTATCTATAGCAACATCTGCTTTAGTTGATAAATCCAGTGTTCCTGCAACAAGAAATGCCATTGCACTAAACTTTAAATCATTATAATCTGTAGTCATAATATGACAACACATAAGTATAATTGCGCAAAGAGCTATAAATGCTAAAACTGAAACCATAATTTCCCTCCTAATTCTTTATATTCACTTTCAAATATTCTATACATACCATAAAAAATTATAGTATGTCTATCTTTATCAACAACAATATTAAATGTTGAAAAATCAGAACATAAATTTAACCATTTTAATTCTCTTTCAAATTTTGACATATTTGAATTATTTATAATAATATTATTCCATTCTTGAATAAATTTAAGAAAAGCTTTTCTTTCTGCTGATCTTTCTTCACATAATATCCAAATATAAAATATTATACGAAAAAATAAAAATGATGTAACTCCTATAGTAACAAGAGTATTATTTGCAAGTGTAAAACCAAAAGCAATAGCTTCAACCATAGATAATACACCAAAATAAATATTCCAATTATGATAACTTATATAAACAGCCAAATATACACAAAACATAATACAAATAATAGAAAAACGACAAACAAAATCGTAATACTCATAATTTTCATTTCTCCAATCTTTAAGAAAACTATTAGAAATGCGGCGGTCGCATTAACCCGATCTCCTTATCTCGCTATAAAGAAACCCTTAGCGTCCAGCCCGCATTTTCCAAAGTATTTGTTCTATTGATTTTCCAAAAATCTCGGTTTAAATAATTTTACTCATTCATCCATCATTATGTAAATCGAAAAATCGTTCCCTCGATCAAGTGCTAACCGAAACATACTTGCCACATCTTTTAAAACCTGACCCATATTAATATCATCTATCTCTCCCCTAACACCGCAACTATCTTCAAAAATTGTAGCACCTAAAGTTAAAGCTCTTATAACTTCATATGCATCGTTCCATTTCTCTTTTGGATAATCGCCGCTTGCATTAAATAAAGCTAAAATTATAGATGTAAAATTATCTCCCATTAAACCAAAACTCCGATTTTGTTTTAAAATATAATGCTGAACCATTATTTGCTTATAAAGATCATCATCAATATGCTCTGCAACTATTACCTTAATTTTTCTTTCTGCCATATAAAATATCCTCCTTTTTAAATAAAATGCCAATTTAACTCAGAATAGAAAAGTTTATCTATAGTAGTATTTATTGTTACAATAGCTTCATCTATTGTTTCTGCATAGCCATTTTCTACCATTTGTTCTGGATCAATACCTGGAATAAACTCTTTACAACACTTGGAAAGCATTTCCATTTTCCAGTCTACTACTCGTTCTTGAATTAAATGACACATTTCATCATAACCCATATCCATCTTTTGAACAAAATCAAACTGCGTAGTATAATTTATGTTTAACATTTTTAAAGTTAAAGTAGCAACTACAGTATGTTTTCTCGATTTCTTAGACATTAAAAATCCCTCTCTTTCTTACTTTCTAAATATATTATATAATAATTTTAGAAAAAATTCAATCACTTCTTTTTAGCCCAAGATATATTAAAATAATTATAAAATGTATCTGAAGTTATATCTACATAAAAACCTTTCTTTTCTAGCTCTTGTGTAATACTATGAATAAAAATATTGCTACAAACCTCTGACTGATTTTTTCTGCTAATAAAAGATGTACAACTATATTTACCTTGTTTTGTCGCATTATAAATATCTTCATAAATTATTGACCTATGTGCGCGGCATTTAGCTTTCCAGATTTTCTTTTCTTGACGTGCAGTATATTTTCTTAACTGTTTAGCATTTCTCATATTCTCCCCCAAGGATCTTCGATCATAATAAATAATGTATCAATATTTTTCTTGCCTTTGTGCCATATACCAATAGTAGGAGCATCATCTTCAACATTTTGTTTAGCTATTTTTGCGATCATTAAAAACCAAGGTACTTCATTGCGATTACCGCTAAATACTGTATGTACTTCATTTTCAGAATCTAAAGCCAAGATAGCTATTTCATCAACAAAAGACATTCGTTTAACAATAGAAGAAACTTTCATAAGCAGCAGCCCCCCCTTTTTTTCTTAAAAATAAATATAAAATTCTTCTAAATCAGACAGACAAACTTTTAAATCTAAAAGACTTTCTCTAATAGATCGTAATATATCTTTTTCTCTCAGCCTTAAAACATATATACAATCATTAGAATCATAAACTAAATCATATCCTTGATGACAATACTGATTAATAAGATATGATTGCTGATCAACTGTTAAAATATCCCAAGCGGTCTTAGAAATATATCCGAATTCTCCATTTTGTATGCCATCAGGATATGAAGGATCCTTAATTATTTTATTAATTAAACTGAGAAAACGTTTTTTCCTATAAACCGGATTTAAAGCAAAATTTAGCTCAGCTGCCGCACGTTTTAACTTATTTTTATCTTCTGTAGTAGTAAATAATTCAAAACTTTCCATATTCATTTTTCCTTTTGTACAAGATACTATTTGTATAGAATATTTAGAAGCTGCCATTATTACTCCTCCTTCACATATACAAAAACTTTATGATTATCCCAATCGTGATTAAGTCCGCCTTCCGCGCCCGCATCAATAGTAGTAAGAGCAATGCTCCAAGGTACTTCGCAAACCATTCCATCAAAAATAGTTACATAAGTACCTTGCCCTTTACATTTAACAATAATATTAAGACCCGGATCAAAGACTTTCAGCAACTGATATAACTTCATTATCATCTTCATCCTCCTCTATTGTTGTATAATCAAGAGACTGAATATAATCCGGCATTTCCTTCTTAGTCTTAGTCTCCAAAGCTTCTTTTACAATTTCAAGCGCGGCAACCATATCTGCCAATTTCTTATCATCATATGGATATAGTTCTGGATAATTATCTGCATTCATACCAAGAATAACTAATTCACAAGGCTCACAATAATCTTGATCGCCATAAGGACATTCTTTACATTTGTCTGCTGAACACAATGAATGTAAATTTTCCTTTAAAGAATTATATTTACGAATAAGTTGCATAGTATCTGCGGAAGTATGATGCTCAATGATATCAACAAGCTTCTGCAATTCATCATCAGTAAATTCTTTGGTATCCGCGCACCAATCACAATAAGGATGAAGAAGACAACTACCACACGATACTTGATCATCACAATATGTCATCTCTGTCTGTAAGGCAGTAATTCTCTCAAAATGATTCATAATTATCCCTCCTGTGTTACCATAATAACAACATCCTGAATAATACCTTCATCAGTAAGACGCTGTAACAACTGAACACACTGTCCAACATAATCAACAATTACTTCCAAATCCTCAGTATCAGACTGATTAAGACCGTATGCCATCGGCATAAAATTAAACTCAACCTGCATTGCACGCAAAGACATTAATAAATCATTCATATCTTCTTTACTCATACGACCATACTCTCCGCTTAACGTCATAAAACATCCAAGGACACTCTCATTTCTTTTTTCTTTCTCAGTATCAATTCTATATACTAACTGGTACTCTTCCGGATCCAATACCTGAAAAATATCTCCACTCTTAATATAAGTTGTAGCTACATAAACCATAATTATATCCTCCCTTTTCATTTTCTATAATAATTATAACAAAATTTTAATAAAAAATCAATGCAATGAATCTTACGGACTACATTAATTGCGGATTATACCAACTAATTATAATACTTCCCCTTTCAGGATTTATCACTATAAAATTTTGATGCTTTAATGTTTCGATTAACGTATTTATAGTTATTTTCTTATAATTCTCAGATACATCTCCTATTTGTGATAATATTACAGAAATTGGAATTTGACATTCTGTTCGTCCCATTTCTGCAGCTGTTTTAATTCTATTATCTACTATATTATATACATAATTTTGTAAATAAATTTCTACAGCTTCAATTTCTTTATTTATTGTTTTTGAATAAATCTCATGTGCTTCTTTTGCATTAATCATTATTATACCCCCATATAATTTTATATTCTGAAATATATTCTTCATAATTTCGTTTTTGGCAAATAACTTTGTAGCCTACAGCTTCTGCATCTTCTTTTAAACGATCAAAGAAATAGTTGGCATAAACATAATTACAATTAAATTCTTTTTGAAATAATTCTCGTGTAATTATTAAAAATTGTATTTTATCTTGCATATTATTAATTAATTTAGCATTTACCCATTCAAGGACTATTTTTTCATACATCTTTTTTCTTGCTTCATAAGATCTTTTTAAATACTCCTTATATTCAAGTTCCATCATTGCCGCAGTTAATAACATAATTTTACCCCCATTTAATTATTAAGAATGTTTCAGAATCTAAAGGACAATCTGTTGTATAAGCAGTGAACCCTTTTCTCTTATAATATTCTTTATACATTGACATAGGATTACTAAGATCATTTTGTGTGATATTAATTCCTGTAAAATCAGAATGCTTAATTGAATATTTAATACAAGCATTAATATATAATATATCTAAATAATAACCGATATAATGTTTCTTCTTTTGATATTTATTTTGATACTTCCGTGCTTTCTCTGCATTAAACATAATAAATATTCTCCTTATTCATTCCATCTAATAATAATACTTTCTCTATCAGAAACTGATTCTTTATAAGTTTCTATTTTAAAACCTTTGTTCAAATAATAATCTTTATACATATATAAAGGATTATTAACTGTTGTTTCTGGTACTTCTAAAGATATAGCACCACGATCTTTAATATTATGTTTTAAACTTTGATTAATATCAAATATATCTAACCAAAAGCCTAAATTTCTACGTTTTTTCCTAGCTTTACATTTAGCTTCATACTTTCTTAATTTTTTAGCATTAAGCATAATATATTCCTCCTTACCAAGCAATAAATAATTTATTACAAAATGAAGAATAGTCATATAATAATCTTACATCATATCCTAATATTTTATAATAATTATAGAAAAGAATTATAGGTTGATTATGAATATCTTCTTTATGCACATATATAAATTTTCTTTGCTCTTTTCTATTTACATATTTTATTGTTTTGTTAATACGAAAAATATCCATATAAAACCAAAATCCTGTTTTAACTCTATGCATATAAGTATAATGTCTCGCTTTGGTTACATCAAACATAAAATTTACCTCTTTTCTAAATTTCTTATAAATATTATACAAAAATTTTAATTTATTGTCAACTAATTTTTTCGCTGGAGCGAGCTTGCTCGCAATCTGAAACTAAATTTGGTCTTCCACTTTTTAAAACCAAAGATAGGTTATTGATTTTTTACAAAAATTTTTATATAATATATTTAGAAAATTTAGAAAAGAAAGGTGGAATTTTGATTATGAAGACTTTAAGTGAAGTTAAGAAGGAAGCTTTAGAATTGGCGGCAATGCTTAATAAAGTCAATAGATTAAAGATTGATCGTAGTACAATGATCAAAAGAATTACAGATTGGAGTAAAAAATATGTAACAGTAGAGACACTTGCCGCCCTTGCACTTTCTATTGATTATAATGAAAGTATTACAGATGGTGATGTTACTCTTATTGAAGTATTTTGGTTTCCAGATGTTCCTTATGAATTTACAGAAGATTCTATTGATTTATTACACGATTCTGAATTATAAAGGAGGATAAATATGCTTACTGTAGAACAAAAAAATAAGATTTTATCTACATTAAATGAAATATCTGATTTATTGATTGATAATAATATTGATTTTTGCAATTGTGACGATATTGATGCATGGGATATAAAAAGTATTGTTGCTTCTTTTGATGATTCTATTAAAATCTATAATGGAGTCTCTAAATTGGTTTTTTATATGCCTTTAATTACAGAAGAATATTGTATTAAAATGCCTTTTCATTTTATTAGTAGCGGTGATGTATGTGCATATGAAATGGATTTATATAATAGTATTGAAGATACCTATAAAGAAATATTTATGAAAGAAGAACATATAGGCTATGTCGATAATGTACCTATTTATATTCAACCATATGTTGAAACTCTCGATATGGATATGGAAATATGGGATGGAACAGTAACTTTACCAGGTGTTATTTCTAAGAAACAAAAAAATGAAGCAAAATATTACATTAAAAATTTTGGATCTAAGAGCCATTTTTGGAATTATAGTATTCTTAAATATTATGGTTTTAAAATGGGTAAACAAATTCTTGAAGTAGTTGGTAATTTTCAAGATTTACACGATGAAAATGTAGGATATTTGGCTAATGGACGTCCAGTAGTATTTGATTATGGAGGATATGTATAATGTTAGATAGTGGTTTATTTTGGGTTAAATCAATAGAAAGTGATAAAAAGTATGAAGTAAAAGGCATTGATCGTGTAGGAGATAAAACTTATTTCCTTTTTTATGTCTGGGAACTCAAGCAATGGATTTGGGCGGACGCCGCACAATTTATTCCTACAATATAAAAATTTTAGAAAAATTGGAACTTTCTATTGACAAAATTTTATAAAAATGTTATAATATATTTATAATAAAAAATTATAAAAATTGTATAATCAGAAAGGCGGTATGTATATGACAAAAGAACAAGCTATTAAAGATTATATGGTAAAACTGGATATTTCTAAAGAAGAAGCTGAACAGCTTTGGCTTGATGATCAGGAAGATTATATTGGCGAAGAAGGCGAAGTTATGACACAAAAGGCTAAGTCTATAAAAAATTATGTTCAAGCAAAAGAAAGAAAGCAGGTTAAGAAGGAACGGAAGGTAGATGCCGCAAAATTAGAGCTGCTTAATCTGGTTGCCGCAGCTTTAAAACAAGAAATGGATATTGACTGTACTTTTGAAAATGAAGTAGCTTTGCATTTTCAGAATGAAGGACAGGATTATACCTTTAAACTTACTCGTCATAAGAAAAAGAAAGGAGCCAATTAATTATGAAAGCACCTGTCAAAGTATTGCTTGAGACGCGGTTGCGCACTCATAAAGATCAATGTAAAGCTATTGAATTTTTACTCAAGTCCGCAGATATGTTCGATCCTGAATTAACAGATGTTTCAGAAGAGAAATTAGTGGAAATGGGTAGATATTTAAGATTAAAAGAACAGTATGAGGATCTTTTATTCCCGCCTTTGCAGCCGCTTAAAACAAAAAATTGATTTTATAAAAAATTTATTATATAATATATACATAATAAAGAAAGGAAGTGTATATAATATGTTTAATCCATTAGATATTGGTTCTTTTGCTAACTTTTTAGCTATGGAATCTGAGGAGGTAGCTCGTAAAAAGGCGGTTATTGATCACGCCATTGCAGAAGTTTGGGAACAAAATGTAATGAATGATTTTGATAAAGCAAATGAGATTTTCCATTCTTATGGTTTAGATCTTTATACAATGTCAGAAGATGAGTTTAAATATGTAAAAGAAAATCTTCGTTGACATTTTCAAAAATTTTTGTTATAATGTATTTGTAAAAAGTAAAGAAAATAATTTTTAAAGAAAGAGAAGAAGTAGATATTATGGAAAAGAAGATTACTAAGATTGATAAGTTTGATGCTGCTATTGCTGTACTTAAGGAAGCCAATGCTTTTGGTTCTGTAGAGTTCCTTGAGGAGGAGAAGGAGCGTTATCTGGCTCGTCAGGCTAAGGCTAAGGAGCGTAATGCTAAGAAGAAGTCTGAGACTGATAAGATGGTTGAAGTAGTAGAAGAGGTTATGAAGCAGTTTTCTGAGCCAGTAACTCGTACAGAGGTTACTGAAGCAGTCATTGCAGCAGATGTTGAGGGCATCGTAGATGTAACTGAAGCTAAGGTGGGCAACCGTCTGACCAAGCTGGTTAAGGCTGGTAAGGTTGTAAAGGAGTCTAAGACCATTGATAAGAAGCGTAAGATGGTATATGTGCTTGCCGCTTTTGATGGTGATGGTGAGGAAGAGGAGGAAGTAGCAGATGCCTCTTCTGAGACCGTTCTGGAGTAGAAATTGAAATTATTGTCATAAAGTAGAATGAGGGAATGCCTTTTATAGGTGCTCCCTTGTTTTGCTATAAAAATAAAGGAGGCTAAATAATTTAATGAAGTATGCTTGTACTTATTGTGGTGATTTTGCACAAATGGAATTATATAATGAAATTATTGTAAAATTAACACCAGATTATAATATTGCTAATATAAAAGAATTTTTTGAGAATCACCCTAAAAATGAAATCCTTATACAAATATTAGATACTGCCAATTTTGTGGAAAAGGATGTAATAAATCAAATAGCTACATTAATACCACCAATATTATATAATTATAAATTAATTATTAATAATCCATTTGATGAAAATTCACAAATTATTATGGGTTATTGTAAAGATCTTAAAATATCTTATTTTTTTGATATTTTAATTGACGATTGGGATTTACTTCATGAAGTATTATTATTAAATCCAACAGATGTCTATATAGTTAATGAATTTGCATTTGAACTTAAAGAAGTATCTAAAGTGGTTCACAAAGCGGGCGCCGCAGTCCGTGTCTTCCCTAATGTTGCACAATCAAGAGTAAGTAATACTCAAGATGATTTGTGTAAGTTTTTTATTAGACCAGAAGATTTAATTTCCTATATACCGTATGTTGATACTCTTGAATTTCTTTTACCAACTAATGATTCTTTTTTAAATCAATTTTATATTTTGGTATATGCAACAGAAGGACGGTGGTTAGGACCACTTGAACTTATTATAGCGGGACTTGAATATACGCATATTAATAATGCTACTTTATTGCCGCAATTCGGTTTAAGACGTGTTATTTGTCAAAAGAAATGTTATAAAGGATCTAATTGTAAATTTTGTATGAATGTAGTACATACCGCAGATTTAATTGGAGAAGAATTTGATGCTCTTGAATATCCAGAAAATCCAATGCAAAAGACTATGTGGGATACTATGACTGAAGAAGAAAAGCAAAAGTTGCGGCAAGCAATGTATAATGAATTAAATGTGCCTGAATTGGGTAATATTGATATTTCATAAAAATTTTGATATAATATATATATAAAAATAAAGGAGGTATTGTATATGAAATTAAGTAAATTTATTGAGAAATCTGGAGATTATACTTATTTGCGTATTAGAGATACTAATGATAATATTTTATCAGCAGGCTGCTCACGAGAATTCGATTCTAAACTTTTAAAGAAAAATGATGCAAAAATAGTTGGCTTTTTCCCAACAAATATAAAAGATGGTGAGTATATAAGAACAATTATTGATGTTACTATTAAGTATAAAGAAAAGAAAAAGGAGAAAGAGTAATGGCAAGAGGACAGGAAGAGAAAGAACAGATCAAGCAAAAGATAATGGAAGTCTTTGATGGTGCTTTTGAAGATGGTAAAACCATTCGTATTCCTATTAATGGATTAGAAATTAAAATTACTCTAACAGCCGCAAAAGATGTTATTGGTAGTGGAAGTGCGGCAACAGCGCCCATAAGTGCATCACAGCCGAGTGTAGGAGGTCCATCTGATCCTTCTACTGCCGCAGAAATTCCTTGGGATGCTCCCGCAGATTCTTATAAGCCAACTCCAAAAGAAAAAGAAGATATTTCCATTTTACTTCAAAGTCTTGGTTTTTAATATATTAAATAAAGCAGGGTAATTTATTACTCTGCTTTTTATATTATTTATTGATTTTTTATAAAATTTATTATATAATATATATATAAAAGTAGAAAGGATGTTTATTTATGAATATAAATGATGTTTTTAGTGAATTCAATGCAAAACTTGCTGTTTCTGTGGATAGTCAGAAAGTATATGACGCATTGCACACAGCTGCAACAAAGATGATCGATGATGCCTATGAATGCGGAAAAAAGAGAGGCTATTGACAAAATACAATGGAGTTGTTGTTATGCAGGTGGTTGCACAGGTGATATCAATGCTTGTAAAAAATGTTTATTCTATGTTGCTTCTTATAATGATGTTATAAAGGATGATTGAGTATATGAACCAATATGTTGTGTTAATAAGAAAATAAAGGATATTATTAAGAAAGGAGTAAAATATGAGTAGATGGGATATTGGTTATAAGCAGGTGCCACTTAAGGCTTTGGAAGTAGGAACTGTTTTTGATGAGTTAATATCATCTCATAGTTGTACAATGGCTCAATTTAAAGTGTTAGCGAAAGATAACCATTCAGTTACTATTTCTAAATATGGTAAGAGAGTGATTTATACAAATGAAGATCAGGTATTTGCGCGTATTGAAATGACTGATCAAGAGAAAGCAATTAAATATAAGGATAAAATTGCGGAAGTCAAAGCAGCAATGAAAAATAAATTAACTAATTTTAATGCAGAAGGAAACCATGAAATGTGGAATGCCTGGATTGCTGTAACTCCTGTTGAAATGGCAATTAATTGTCTTAAAGAAAATATTCATATTGTAGGTTATTTTGAAACAATGTATCCACGCGGACCTTATGGAGAATATAATATTGGAATTGTAGCACAGTATAATGATGGCGATGAAGAAATGTTTTGGAGCCATGCTTCTGATAGATGGTTTGCAGGAAAGGAGTGGGAATAATGGCGGCAATTCGATATTTTAATGATGAATGGGAAACAGCATCAGGATGGGTATGCGGCAATACATCAGATTTAGGTCATGGTAGCAATATATGGTGGCATTTCCCGCGTTTAATGGGATGGAATTTGGACGATTATATTAAATTACTTGTAAATAAATTTCAAGTTGATTATATAGATTATCATCAAGAATATGACGTATTACATTGCGCTTGGAAATCTAAAGAAGCTATGCGCAAATTCAAAAATTGGGCTAATGCAGAATATCGTAAGAAAGTTAAAGAAGGTTTAGTATAATTAGAGGGGGTGCGATAATGAGTAGAAGCTATAATAAACAAGGCTTATGGAAAGATCATTGTCGAGCTGGTTCAGCAAAAGGATGGAAAAAGCTCGCTAACCGTAAGTTTAGACGTACTTTTTCTCTTGATAGTACAAGAGATAGACAATATTATCGCAAATGCACTCGTATGTCTTGGGATATTCACGATTACAAATTTTTAACTGATAAAGAAGATGCTCAAAGAAGTTATAATAATTATATAAATATGGCGGCATTAGGATCATTATGGGCGCAGTCTATTATAGAAGACTATTCTACTTTTGAAGATTATTATAATAGATATTGGAAACGTTGTATTAGAAAATAATTTTTGACTTTTTATAAAATTTTTGATATAATATATATAGAAAATAAAGAGGTATGAAAGAGGGTATTATTAGGTTCAACTCCTAAACTTTCAGTAGAGAGTTTTTGTTATTTTTCTCTCTTATTAAAAAAAATAACTTCTGAAGTTTATTCATATGCAGCCTCCAAATTATATGTGCGTGAGGGGCGGATTTGTGTCAAAGCAATCCGTCCATTTGGACAATTTATAATAATTGTTTTTATTTAATAATAAAATAATATAAGTGTTCCTTATTTAGAGAACACTTATTTTGGTACGAAGGTTTAAAATTACTCTGCGGCGGTTGGCAGAGGAGTACCGCACTCAGCTTCTTTTCAACGAGAGAAGTATTTGAACCGAAATAAGTGAGTGAAATTTAATCTTACTTAAACTCCTAGTAAGATAGAAACTAAAGTCTATCATCCTAAACTGGCGACTTAGAAATGATAGCTTGTAGATATAACCTAAGAATCTCCTCATTCGGAGAGACTCGTTGAGTTAAAAGGACAAGCAACTCAAGACTATTTTTAAAGTGAACGAAAAATAGAGTTTATTTTTATTGTTCTTTTAGTTTGGTTATCCAGACAAAAAGAAAGTGAGAGTTTAAAATGAAAAAATTTCATTGTATTGGATTAATAGGTGTATTAACTTTAGGATTTTATTTGACTCCAATAACTACTACGCCTCATATTCCAAGATTAGTACAAGCTGGATATATACAATATATTCAGAAATTAAATCAAGATATAACAAATATGAAAACAACAACAACACCCGCCGCGATTGTAGCATCGGGTTCAGGACTTAAAGTTAATTATGTAGTTAAAAATATTAAAGATAAAAGATATACTAAAGCTAAGGTCAATTTTAGAAAAACGCCTAAAATTAAAAAGAAAAATATAATACAAACTTTACCCGCCGGTAAAAAAGTTAAACGTATTGGCTTAACTAAAAATGGTTGGGCGCAAGTGAAGTATAAGAATAAAATTGGTTTTATTAAGAATAAATATTTATCTAAAAAGAAACCTAAAATTTATTCTTTTAAAAATGTATCGAATTTACGCGGACATCGCAAGAAGAAAGCGGATTACATTGCTACTGTTGTTTCTAAAAATTATGCTAAATATAAAGTTTTGCCAAGTATTTGTATAGCACAAGCAATAGTAGAGAGCGGATTAGGAGAGAGCTGTAATCCTAATAATTATTGGGGTATTTCTTCTAATGGATATGCAGGTTATTCTTCTATTGACGCGGGAATACATAAATATCTTAGTGTAATTAATAATGGTTATTATAAGCGGGCGGTTGGTGCGACGAATTATCGAACTGCCGCGTATGCAATTCAGAATGGCGGTTATTGTTGCCCTAAAGCTGGATATGCAAATAAAATTATTAGCACTATTGAAATGTATGACTTAAATGAATATGATAGATTTTATTGATTTTTTAAAAAATTTATTATATAATATTTATAGAAAGTAAGGAAAGGATATAAACTTTCCTTATAAGCGGTGTGAGTTTGACGAGAAGAATGGGCGGCTCCAACCCGCCAGGACCAGTTGCAAGATCTGGACGCCGTGCTTAAATAAATTATATTGATTTTAATAAAAATTTTTGATATAATTTATTTAGTAAATCAGTAAAAAGTCAATATAAGAAAGTGAGGTAGAACTATGAAAGTGAATACACCATTTTTTAACGTAAGATATGTTGATGATTTTAAAGTAACACATATGACTATTGTTAAGTCTTATATTGAAGTTAGATATATACAGGAGCGATTTGGAATCTCTAATGTAGATTTTGAATTGGTTGCTCCATAAGATATTATTGTAACCGATAAATAAAAGTATCTGAAACTTTAGGTTAAATAATTATTTATTTGTTTTTTATCAAAATTTTTGATATAATATATATACAGAAATGGTAATAAAAACTTATAGAGTCAGTTCAACAATAAGAAAACTGTCAAAGTAAAGGTAAATGTACATAAGTCCTTTTTCGGGTTATACTTAATGTTAATGAACAAAGATTTTCTATAAGAGTAGTTTCACCTATGCGATAATAGGTCTATCAATAGATAGAATAGTGAACCCGGTGTTGGCTAGAAACGAGGGGATAAAAAGAGGACACCGCCCCTAGGAAAGAAACTTAAACTTTTCTGTATTTAAAGCGGAGTGTACGCAAGCGGTATGCGACCGGCTTTGGAAAACAAATTTATTATAATATGAATTATACGCAATCAATAGGAGATGTTGTAGAATTACAATGTATTGCTAAATTTATTGAAATGGGGTATGAAGTTTCTATACCTTATGGAAATGGAGCTAAGTATGATTTTGTTGTAGATATAAATGGATCATTTTTACGCATTCAATGTAAAGCATGTTCTAATCCTAAAATTAAAAATTCAACAGAGTATGATACTGCCGCAATACGTATAACTACACATTCTCAAACAACAAATACTCAAAAAACAGTAAAACATCTATATACAAAAGAACAAATTGATTATTTTGCAACTTGTTATAAAGGTCAAGTATATTTAATACCAGTAGAGGAATGTTCTACTATGAAAACTTTAAGATTTCAGAAGCCTAAAAATGGTAATAAATATAATAAAGCAGAAGATTATGAAATAGAAAAATTAATACCTTATGCTAAAGATTTGTTACAATCTAAACAAGAATTTGAAGATAGAATAAAGAGTAGTTTAAGTTCTGTTATTGAATATTATTGTTCTTCTTGTGGAAAATTAATTAGTGCTTCTAGTAAAAAGGGTTTATGCAAAGAGTGTTATTTTAAAACAACACGAAAAGCCGCTAGACCTACAAGGGAGGAATTGAAAAATTTGATTAGGAATGAATCTTTTGTATCTATTGCAAATGAGTATGGTGTAAGTGATAATGCTATTAGAAAATGGTGTGATAGTTATAACTTACCAAGAAGAAAAAAAGATATACAGATGTTTACTGAGAAGGATTGGGAACAAATTTAATAAACATTGTTTTCTGGGACCGGGGCTCGAAGGTTCAACTCCTTCCACTCCGATTGGGAATTTCCCTACCGCGGTATAAGAGGTTACTGCTAGCAGCTTAACTCATTAACATAAGGATAGCTAGTGAGGTTGACGCAATGGGTGACAGAGTTATTATATTTATGTCTATCCCAAGACAAGTAAAACCACTATCGCTGAAAAGCGATCAATAAATATGGGTGCATGCTCAATAAATTCTCTGTCTGAGGGACACCTGCTATTAATGGTCTTAACTAGAAAGACGACTGCCTTATAAAGCGGTAGACTTCAGTGCAATTCTGAATTAATAGTTAATTTCAAATAGTAAAATTATTTGAAATTTATAAAAATTTTTGATATAATATATATATCAAATGAAAAATGAATAATGGCTAGTAATTCAGTGGTAGAATGCTTGATTGTTAATCAAGACGCCGAAAGGAATCGCAGGTTCGAATCCTGCCTAGCCAGTAGTGTCCTAGCAATGACCGTTAAAAACTTGTTAGTCTGTATCAGCTAGGCTTTAAGAGGATCTGATCACTGCTTGTAGAGTGAATAGGCTACAAGGGATATAAAGCGATTGCCTAAAATCGTTAGAAACCAACATTCTAAGTATATATAAAGAGTGGTTCGATTCCCGACCTGAGGGTGCACTGGTGTGGTATACTTATAGATGGTATTGCTGGAGTATATTAAATATATTAGCAGATATTTAGTATATGGTGGTAAGAGGTTTCGGCTTCTAATCTGCTAATTAGGAGTCCTTTTTAAAAAGGCATTAGGTAAATTATAAAACCTAAGTGAGTCCAATACCAGTTATTTAAGAACTACGAAGTGGTTTAGAGCGCGCCGAATTAATTTAACTGGTTTATGTGTCCCTATGGAGGAGCGGTTACCTCGTCATCCTGTCACGGTGAAGATCGCGGGTTCAAATCCCGCTGGGGACGTTTTAATCGAAAAGCAAGAGCAGAGTGCAAAAGACACTCGCCTATCTGATCAATAGGAGATCATAGGAGAACCTGGATTACCCTTGCAGCCACAGGCTAGATTAAAGGAAGGTGTCGTGGGACCTGTGTTGCCACCTTAAAAAAGACAACGGCAGGCGGTTTATTGCAAACCTATGTGCAATAGTTGGGCAGATTGCCGAGCATTACCTCTCCTCAGCCCTTGAGTACTGAACTCTAATTAAAGACGTCTAGGAAATGTCGTTGGGAATAAGTGTGATACCCTAGTATGGATCTAAAAACTCACTAGAATATATTCGCTTTTTGGCAATTATTTGCCAATTTAGAAATGTAGTTCAATGGTTAGAACATTCCTCTGATACGGGAAAGACAAAAGTTCGATTCTTTTCATTTCTATTTTTATGCCCCAGGTGATGCGGTACGTTGCACCTGGCTTATATCCAGCGATTCGGGGTTCGACTCCTCGGGGGCATATTAAAACATTAGTACACTACAAGGAGGTATGAAATGAAAACAAGAGAAATTGTATGTCAGTTTTATATTTGCAAAGGTAGTTGCACTAAAGGTAAAAATGCTGCTCAGTATGGTATTTGTCAACACTGTAAGAAATATCGTAAAAAAGAGGGCGCAGCTCCTGCTCGTACTGACAAAAGAAAGCAGAAGTTAGAAAAAATTAGAAAGCAGGAATTGCGAGATGCTTATTAGGCGGCGATGGCTGAGCTGGTTTAAGGCGGAGGATTGCTAATCCTTTGATCCTCATTAAGAGGATCCACAAGTTCGAATCTTGTTCGCCGCGTTACTTTGGTAGCGTGAAAGGTAAGAATGCAGGTATTAGGCAAAACGATTATAATTTAAAGTATGAGGTACTGACTAAATCCCTCGCCAAGTTATCAAAGTATATATGCCGGTGTACTCTAATTGGATTAAGAGACTGAACTTGAAATTCAGCGTAGCTATAAAAGGCGATCGGGGTTCGAGTCCCTGCGCCGGCGTTATTAAGATTAAAGATAATAATATAGGAACAAAATTGTGGGTAAGCAACACATTAAACTTAGTTGTAATCCTTATCTTGATTTTATGCGAGTATAGCCAAATGGAAAAGGCAGAGGTCTACGAAGCCTTGATTGGGAGTTCGACTCTCTCTACTCGCGCTATATAGGAGGTAGTTATGATAAGAACTAGATCTTATAGACGTAAACAAAGAATTAAACATATTAATCATCGAATATATATAGCGGAAAATTGTTATTATCATTATGGAATTAATGAGCGTCCGCGTGGCATATTTGATAAAGGAAAGGTTCATTGTTCTTGTTCAATGTGTTCAATGCATACTCGTAATAAAGGAAATCGTAAAAGTTATCAACCTAGTTATAATTGGAAACATTCAGATATGTTGAAGATAAATACTATGGAAGATAAAGAAAAAGAATTTGAAATTTTTAAAAATTTTTGATATAATATATTTAGTAAATGAGAAAAGCTCCGTTCGGCAAGTGGTCTAAGCCACGCGACTTTCCATCGCGCATCGCGGGTTCGAATCCCGCACGGAGTATTCAATAGAAGAATAAAAAGCAACTATATCTATTGGCGGGGAGGTATTTTTTTTAGCACATTTTTTCACCCCAGAACCCAAAGAAGAAGAAAGAAAAAACAAAAGGTGCTTCTAAACTGTGAGAGAGAACAGTGGGGTGGCGACCCGAATGGCTTAGATCTTCTGTTGCTGGTTGGAGGTCTATTTAGTCGTGGTGGTGGAATTGGCAGACACGATGGAAAGAAATAAAAGTAAGACATAAAAAAATGGACGATTCTTGATAAAATAATTATATCCTTTTGTATATTATATAAAAGGAGGTACAAAAATGCGTACAGATATTTTAAAAAGAAAAAATGAAATTTTACAATGGATTTCAGAAGAACGACCTAAATGTTATATTTGTCAACAATTAGGATGTAAACAAGAAACTTTAAATTCTTATTTAAAGAAAATGAACATTGAATATATTGGTCAGCAAGTTAAAAAGGGTCAGCAAAAAGGCTCTAATAGATATAGACCTGCAAGTTATTATTTTGATAATAAACATTTTATTAGCTCTCATAAATTAAAAGAAAAATTATTTAAAGATGGCTTAAAAGAAAGAAAATGTGAAATTTGTGGAGCTTCTATTTGGCAAAGTGTTCAATTACCATTAGAATTACATCATAAAAATGGTAATCATAATGATAATTCATTTAAAAATTTACAAATTCTGTGTCCAAATTGTCATTCTATTCAAGAAGGAAATAGTGGTGCAAATATTGGAAAATATGAGCGAGTGCTGGAATTGGAAGACAACTTTGATTTAGAATCAAAGGCTTTATAGCGTATGGGTTCAAATCCCATCTCGTTCATTCTTACCATTGTCATAAGACGTGTGGGTTCGAGTCCCACCTACGGCATTTTGTATTAGGTGCAAGTCCGTGGGGCATACCAGGCATAAAGTTCTCTCAGGTTAGAGAATGCCTAATACTTTCGTCCCTTAGTTTAACTGGTTTAGAATCTTGCCCTCTCACGGCAGGGATAGGAGTTCAAATCTCCTAGGGATGATGTTCAAAGAACTATTTTACCAATGTGGATGGGAAATTTAGAAAAATTACAATAGACCGCATATAAAATTATTTGAAATTTATAAAAATTTTTGATATAATATATATATCAAATGAAAAAGAAATGAACTTTGATAATTAAATATTGAATGTTTGTATTAATTTATACTTGTAACTCAGTGAAGAGCGACTAATCATCGTGCTGAGAGTATCTGAATAATGAGTATTGCTAGGTTGCGATAGTGGCTTAGATGTGCTTTTTAACCGACTGTGAAGTTGGCGAAGCAAGAGACGAAAGTTCTCAAGATTAAGGATATGTGCTAAATTTTTTAGCGAATAAAAAGTATAAATAGCTGGTGGATGGGACAATAGACGAGCTAGTAGCTAATAAGCCTGATGCCTACAGTGTAGAAAGCTGTAAGGAGTTAAGTAAGGTAAATCTAAATCAACCATCTCCTAGAGATATTAGAGAAATCTAATTATAACACCAGGGTTTAGTACAAGGCGCCCAATAGGCTATTCAAATATAATTGTTGGATATAATATTTTAATATTTAATAATAGATATTTAATGCTGAATGATTTGGGTGTACGTTATGAGTAACCAATCTCATATGAGTTAAGCCGTAAGGTAGGAAAAGAAGCTTAAGGGTAGCTCCCTTAAGTTCAGCCTTTTCTTCTCATTGACTGAATATTATGGTTAAATAATTTAGTAAGGCGAAAGTCTATAATTATAAATTAATACAAACGTTTAATATTTGATTAATAGCGCGGAGTGGTAGCAAAGGAAGCTCGTCGCCCTCATAAGGCGAAGGTTGTGGGTTCGAGTCCCACCTCCGCAATTATACAATTAAATTGAAACGAGTCAGGTCCAATCGCTCGGTTTGGTATGTAAGGAAAGTGAGGTTGGTTGCCAGCTTACTCAAGACTTATGCGCTTGAGGACATATTCTTACTGGTTGTAAAAAGTCTTTGCATTTAAAGTGGTGCTGAAAAATGCATTCCGCCAAACCTTTAATTTAATAGGAAAAGTGGAATTTCTTAATTAAGAAATTTTGGGTTCAAGTCCCAATCCTATCACTATATTCAGCATAAGGCTGTAAGTTTATACCTTGAACTAAATCAAGGAAACATAAACAGTTTCAAGGATTCTGTTTAAAAAATCCACATTTATTATATACTTCTTTTCTAAGCGGGTTACAAAAGGTTGGTTGAGTCAATCACTCAACTGCCGCCGCTTATATTTCTTACTATTGATTTTAATAAAAATTTATTATATAATATATATAGAAAATGAAAGGAGAAATGCATATGAATAAGCAGGTAATTATTGCACAGAAGAAAGACAGATTGGCTACTATTATTGAGAAAGGTAAATCTACTCAGGGAGTAATCAGACGATTGCAAAGAGAGATTAGAAATTTAGAGAAAGAGTAATCATCTGTTGCGGTAGCCGAAAGGCATAGGCGATTGTTTCAAAAGCAATAATTTGAGGGTTCAAATCCCTCCCGCAATATTGAGCGCGAATAGGCATGCAGCGCTCATAATCTAAACATTCAAGGAGAAAGTTGAGAATGAACTCCATAAAAAATTCATTATTCCTTGTTCTATTGGTAGGTTAAAAGAACTAAGGGGAGGTCTTACTTTTGAAGTAAGAATAAACTGAAATTATTTTGGATCCACTTGCGTTTTAATCGGTTTGTAGATTATGGGGAATACATAATTTTTTGTCGCAAGTAAAATAAATTGAAGAAACCGATCGCTTTACAGCGAAACCAAGTAGGTGAGAGCATACGTAGGCTACATTAAGAGTACCTAAA